AAATATACCATTCCTTATATAAATTATGCCTTTTAAATATACTACTAAAATGCTATTTATGCAAGCAAAGCTTAAAAGAAAGCATATGCTAAGAATGTATTTCACCTATATTCTTAATAAGGAGCCAAAAACGATATATCCAGTAACAGGAACGCCTTTGGTCTTAGCTGTATCCGTCCCACCATCCAGGCAGATTAGGAACTTTCATTTATTACAAACGCACACCGAAAGGCATAAAAAATGAGCCTGCCCACTAAAGGACAGACCCATTAAATAAGTTACGCTATAGAAATTAGTCTACAGTAACGATTTCTTTCTTGTTGTATGTTGTAGAGCTTTTTATAAGTTTATATAAGTCTTTATATTCCTATAAAATAAGCATTCTATTTTATAAAAATCTTTATAACTCTATATAAAATGCAACTTAATTGGGTTAAATATTGGGTTAAATTTTCTATTGGGTTAAATTTTCTATTGGGTTATTTTTATAATCCTATAACATTTTGAATTTTATTCATTTCATTAATTGCTCTGTCATCACTTACATGATTATAGACCTGCATCGTGACAGCTATATTACTATGTCCCATAATATCTTGCAATACTTTAACATCCATCCCATTTTCAGCCATTCTAGTACAAAACGTATGTCTGAGAACGTGAAATGTGAAATCAGGAATGAGAACTGGTTCTCTTTCTTCCCATTGTGCAATTTCAATTTCTTCTTTATTGCAGCTTTCTCTTAACAGGTGACATGTCCTTGTTAATGTATTAGGGGTAAACAATCCTTCTTCTCTGTTCAAAAATACAAAATTGGTGTACCCATCAATATTGATATTTGAAGATACGCTAATAAAATATGTTTCATTTTTATATTTTTGTAAGAGTTTTTCAATATCTTTTTGCATAGGAATATGTCTAGTCTTTTTATTCTTAGGTACTGAAGCATAATGCTTGATTGTACCATCTTTTTTTCTATATAATATTTGATGGTCAATAGTTATATAGTGATTTTTAAAATCAATATTGTTCCATGTTAATCCCATTGTTTCACTAATTCTTAGTCCAGTACATAGGATTGTTGCAAACATTGGGTAATATCGTTTATATATATTGTTGTTTTTTACAAAAGACAATAACCTTTTTTGTTGTTCTTTAGTTAAAGCAATTCTTGGAGAATCCATCGAACCACGAACATATTCCTTCATACAATTTTTGCAAGGATTGAGCCTAATTGTAGAATCATCGACAGCTAATTGAAAAGCTGGATACAAAAGATTTTGATATAATTGTATTGTACCAACTGACAATTTTTTATCAATATATAAATGTTTATAGAATTTTAATATGTCAGATTTCTTAACTGAGCATATCTGTATGTTACCTAGCAAAGAATTTTTAATATTCACCTCATACATATTTTTATAATTATTTAATGTACTGTTTGCTAAGTTCACTTTTGTATCTAGGTACATATTAATCAAATCATTAACTTTTGACTGAGCTTTATATGTGTTTATGTTGTCATTAAGATCTTTTTCTATCTGTTTAATTTTTGCACGTAAACACAAATCATCTTTTTTGCCAGAAGGAGTTTTATCGGTAGTTACAAGTTTCCACGAATATATGGCTTTTCTTTTTCCATATTTATCTGTAAATCTATAACGATACCTACCATCTTTTAGCTGGTCTTCACCTTCTTTTAATACTCTTCCTTTAATATCTTTTTTGTCCATAAAATATCACCTTTATTTCTTTATTAAAACAAAGGATTGAGTGATATACTTACACCTAAATAATATCACTCAACCGTAATAATTTCAACATCATTAAATCATATTTATATTTTCTATAAATTCATCAAATAATTTTCTTTTTATCAATCTTTTATTTCCTACATATAATACAAAATTACAAGTAGGTTCTTTAATCAACATAGTTAATCTATTTATTCCAATATTGGAGTATTCAGCAGCTTCTTCAAGTGTAAGGTTCTGTTTTTGATAAATCGGAACTTTTTCTTTCATAATCACGCCTTTCCAGTACTTCCAAAGCCACCTTCACCTCTTACAGTATCAGACAATTCATTCACTTCTTCAAAATCAACATGAAGATAAGGTATTATAACCAACTGAGCTATCCTTTCTCCTGGAGTAACAGTTCTAGGGGTATCTGAGTCATTATGTAATGCCACTATACATTCACCCCTATAATCACTATCTACTACACCTACTGCATTAGCAGGTCTTAAGCCTTCTTTAGTTGCTAACCCACTTCTTGCGAATACAGCACCAAAATAACCATTAGGAATTTCTACTGCTATGCCAGTACCAATTTTAACAGTTGTATGTGGTGTTATTATCACAGGAGATGTAATAGCAGCGTATAAATCATATCCTGCCGCATATTCACTTCCTCTTGTTGGAATCTGTACATTATCTCTAAGTTTCTTAAGTTTAATTGTTGTGGTGCTATTAACTACTGTACCTTTTATGTTTTCTACACTTATCATCTTTATAATACCTGCCTTTACTAATTTTCTTGTTTCCTTTTCAATACAATTCTTAAGTATCTTATACAAAGTATCACCTTGACGACCTTCATCATAGTAAGGATAATATGTGCCTGTGGTATCAGATACTCTGCTGTTAAATGTTCTCTCTTCGAGATTAATATAGAATGTCAGGAATATTACAGGTCTTTTCCCGTCCTGATATATAACAGTTCTATATGTATAATCTCCGTCCGACTTGAATCTAAAGCCATAGTCTTTAAGTTTCTTATCAGTTACATGTTTTCTTACTTCGTACATAATTTACTCCTTAATTGTCTACATATTTTTAATGTTATTTTTAAGATATACAAGATACTCGTTCCACTTACCAATGCAGTAAATATATTCTTTACCTTTAAGGCATTTTAATCTCATATCTGATTTAATATTCTCCCAAGTGTTCTTTTTTGTAACTAAAGTTTGCAAGAATGAATTGGTTATTCTACTTAGGGTTAAAAGCTTCTCAGGAGGAATTTTAGACACGATTTGTTTATACTGTGTCAATTTATCATCTGGGATTTTATAATTAGATTTTGGGAGATTTTTAGGCGAAAAAGGGCTTGTCTGAGAACCACTTGTTTTAGGTTTTAACAATGGGATAATTTTGTCAGAGTTGATGAATTTGAATTTAAACAGAATTTCAGCGTCCGTTTCTTCAATGTCAAATATCAAAGATTTGTCCGTTTCTTCAAGATTTTTAAGAATGTTATGTCCTCTTCCAAGAGAAGGAATATATGCTTGTAAAATATTGTGTCCATAATAGAATACTTTATTACCAAACTGGCAATCTATGTAACAATCTATATCTTCTAATGTGCCATTGAGCTTTCTATTAAAATCATTTGTTATTTGATTAATTGGAGCACGTATTCTATATTTTCCTTTAAATTTATCATATAGGTAATTTGCCGTACTTAATCACTCCTTTACTTTATTATTCTGTATATATCGCACTAATATGGGAGATGCAGATAAAATTTTGTTATAATTTATTATCATACCTAAATCTATTAATGTATTAATGTGTTCTATTATTAATGTGTGTTTTTCGGATGATTCATTTTCAAGCGTAATATCAAGATCATTAATTAATTTTATTAAATGTATATCAGGGTTATTATATATTTTTAGAATTATTTTCTTCTTATTATCATCTTGCAATAACTCTTTTATTATATTATTTGTGTTGTATTCATTGTATAAATGATTATATTGATGTTTACAAATTTCAATTGTCGAAACACATAGTCCAATTGTATATATTAATTCTGTATTGTTACAATCATTAAAATATCTTCTTTTTAAAAATTGAATAAATCGTTCATATTTAAACAAATTATGCGATATCTGAGAGTTTACTATCTTTGAAAAAATATAATCAGATACATATTCATAAAATGCTTCATTGGTTTCATTTAACTCTTTAGCCAAAGTGCTATAAGTTGTTATTTTAGTTAAATCTTTAATTTCATATATCATTTTATCATTGTGCCTTACTAATATTCTTCATATTCTTTTTCGCTACTTATTTTAGGTGCATTCTTTTCACTGTCTAATACAGTATTCAGACATTCTTGCCTATCGTTAAATATTAATTTGTTAAGATTGTTGTATGAAAATAGATATACATGTTTATCACGCTTATCAACACCAACAAAATAATCATCTTCTACTGTTCTTATAAGCAACTCACTTACTTCGTATATGCCTACAGCTTTTAATATTCGGGCATAGTATAAAACCATACCCTTCTTTACATCTTCTTTAGTCATTTATTCTTCCTTTTATTTAGCGTTATACTTATTATAAGTCCTATAATTATTGCTAGAATTGTTGTCCATAAGTTTACTTTATTCACTCTCTATTTTATTCTCTAATATAGTTTTAATTTGTGCTTCATATAAAGTTGTTGCACTAATAATTTCATTACAACGTCCTTCCATTTTGTGAAAGCTATCTTCCCATACACTACACATTCTAATTATTGCTGCAATATCTTCATCATACCCATACTTGTTTTCAAGGTTACGCAACGCAACATAATAGTCTTCACCATCAATCTGAACACCAGATGATTCTTCATTTGCAATATCTACATAAGACATAAATAATTCCTCCTAATCACAATATAAAACCATTTTATTCTGAGCGAGAGATTTCTTTACATCAATGACTCTTTGGTTTTTTGAACCTCTGAATTTTAATGATAGATCTTTCTGCTCATCTATATATTCTCCGTCAACAAGCACATCTACATTAGAAATTATGTTCTTTCTTTTTATCATAGATAAATCTTCTTTGATGTGTTTTTCAAAAGATGTATTATTTTCACATAAATCAGCTTTGATTTTATAATTCATAATTTCATTCCATTCAAATCCTGTATATAACCAGATAGTTTTCTCAGGAAAGGAAATACGGATTTCTTTGGAATTTTCATCTTCTAAAACCCTTGATTTTCCTATGTTTTCTGAATTGGGATTTTGAGAAATTGGATATTTTTCTCGAATTTTCTTGATTAAAGACAAAACATCATCTAAATTTTGTTCTGCAAGTGGTTCACCACCTAATATGGAAATTCGCTTAATATACGGTCTATCAATGAGTTCCATAAATTTATTTTTTGTTTTTTCTGTCCACTTTTTTCCACCATTAAAATCCCATGTTTCAGAATTGAAGCAGTTTTTACAGTGTGGATTTCTGTCACATCCTTGAACAAACAGGGCGACTCCAATATTCGCCCCGTTACTAATATCAAGGTTACGTATACTCGCATACCTCATATTTAATCCTCCGTATATTCCATGTCGTCCAAATGATAAACACGATCATGGATATCACCATATCTACCCTGATTACCACCATTTTTTGCAGTGCCAATATAACCACAAACTCTAAATGCTATATCCATTGTTGTATTGTCAGTATTCCCACAGTTAGGACATTCCCATTTAAGTCTATTGTTTTCATCTGATACAAGAGGAATATCACCATCAAAGCCACATTTTTCACAATAACAACTCTTTGTGTTAATCTCTGCATACATGATGTTGTTATAAATAAACTTAATAACTTCTAATATAGCAGGAATATTATGACTCATACTTGGCACTTCGATATATGAAATTGCTCCTCCTGGACTTAATTTCTGGAATTTAGATTCGATTCTTAATTTTTCAAATGCCGTGATATGTTCAAAGACAGGAATGTGATATGAATTAGTAATATAATTTCTATCAAAACCATCTAATTTTTCAAAGATGTCGCTACCGAAACGAGATTTTAGGCACTTTGCGAATTTGTAAGTTGTGGACTCTAATGGTGTTCCGTACAAACTATAGTCAATGTTTTCAGCTTGTTTCCACTGATTACATTTATCATTTAACGCCTGCATAACCTTTAATCCAAATTCTTCGCCAATTCCTTCATCAGAATGAGAATGACCAATCATAAATTTTACACATTCATATAAGCCAGCATAACCAAGCGAGATTGTAGAATAACCATCATAAAGAAGTCTGTCAATTTTCTCATGTTTCTTTAATCTCGCATATGCTCCATGCTGCCATAAAATAGGTGCTACATCAGAAGATGTGCCAAGTAATCTCTCGTGTCTTGCCCTAAGTGCTTTATGACACAACTCAGTTCTTTCCTCAAAGATTTCCCAAAACTTATCAAAATCTCCGTCAGATGAGAAAGCAATATCTGGAAGTGAAATCGTTACAACACCCTGATTGAATCGTCCATAATATTTATGTTTATTCGGATCAAAATTCTTTGCGTTTGCAATATTTCCTACTTTATCTGTAAATCTATCAACGGTCAAAAAACTTCTGCATCCCATACATGTATAGACATCACCCTTTAATTCAAGCATCATTTTTTCAGATATGTAATCAGGGACAAGTCTCTTAGATGTACATTCAGCAGCTAATTCTGTAAGATACCAATATTTAGAATTTTCTGTAATGTTATCTTCTTCCAATACATAAATAAGCTTTGGAAATGCAGGAGCAATGTAAACGCCATCTTCATTTTTTACCCCTTGAATTCTCTGACGAAGCATTTCTTCAATTAACATTGCCAAATCAGCTTTCTCACGTTCGTTTTTTGCTTCGTTCAGATACATAAAAATTGTGATAAAAGGTGCTTGTCCATTTGTTGTCATAAGCGTGACCAACTGATACTGGATTGTTTGAACACCTTTTTCTATTTCTTCTTTTAACCGTTTATTGGTGATATGAACAACTTCTGCGAGTTCTTCATTATATTCACTAATTAATCCATCATCAAATAACTCTTCTGTTACTTTTTTTCTAATTGATTTTCTACTTACATCAACAAATGGGGCTAAGTGTGCTAGAGAAATACTCTGCCCACCATACTGATTACTGGCAATCTGAGCAATAGCCTGTGTTTCGATATTGCAAGCAGTTGAAAAACTATGTGGCGTTTCAATAAGAGTTTCGCTAATTACGGTATTATTTTGAAGCATATCTTCAGAATTGACCAACCCACAGTTATGCATGTGCTGTAAGAAATAATCAGCATCATGAAAATGAATTAGTCCATCATTATGAGCTTGAATGATTTCAGGAGATAATAAATATCTTTTTGTTATATCTGTGCTAACAGATCCAGCAATATAATCTCTTTTGGTAGGGTTTAATACAGGATTTTTATTTGCATTTTCATCCTTCCAATATTCATCTTTGTCTTCTACAAGATTGTGAATTTCTTCATCTGTTGTATTCTCATTTTCTCTCTGAAACTCACGAATACTTCTATATCCTTCGTATGCTTTTGCGGTAAGTCTCTGTTTTTTAGTAATCAACTTATCATATACCATTGATTCAATATCAGAGATACTTACCTCATCTTTGTTCTTGCATTCTTCTTCAATCTCATTAGCAATATCTTCAGCAATCTTAGGCTTTACAATACCTGAACCATTTTTCATTGCCTTGAGAATTGCGTTAGAGATTTTTGTTTTGTCAAAATCGACTTCTGTACAATCTCTTTTAATTACCTTCAATACCTATTCCTCCTCAAATCCAATAATCTTACCATCGTTAATAATTACTCTTGTATTCTTGTATTCATATAATTCGACACAATCAACCCAAGTGATGTTATCCATATCAATACAATCTTCCATAATTACCTCCAATCTAATAACTTATAAGAACATTCACCGTTCTTGTCTAATATATAATTCTCTCTTAAGAACTGTATATTAAACGGAGTATTCTTATTATGTCTTACGCACTCTATATAAGGGCATTTTCTATTGCCACAATATATCCTATCTTTTATTTTTTCTATTGTACTCTTTGATCTCATCTAACTCCTTACAGATTAAAGCTGTTTCCAAAGCATCTTTATTCTGATTACATACAACATAGTCTACAAATTTTTTAACCTTCTTAAAGTCTTTCTTATCAGCTTTATATCTTCTCTTGACTTCCTTAATGTCTTCGCCAGAAATATTTGCTCTATTAATCATTCTTCTCTTGAGTTCTCTATTGCTTACATCAAGATAAATTGCTGTGATTGGCATGTTAGGACATAACCTTCTTACACTCTTAAGACCTTCAAGTGTAAGAATAATAACTTTCTTATTATATCTATAGTCCGTATAATCACTAATCTTACTGCCATAATACCAAACGCCGTTTTCAGTAATATACGCTCTATATTCAGCAAATTCCATTCGATATGCCATATTCATAAATGTTGTTTTATCTACAAAATTATAGTCAAAACCATCTCTTTCATTATCACGCTTTGGTCTTGTTGTATATGTAACAATCTTGTGATAACCCATAGATAATAGTATCTTTGCTACACTATCCTTGCCCGAACAACTTTTCCCCACTAATACAATCATGCAAATCCTTTCATGTCATTAACAAATCTATTTGTTACAGTACCATCATCACAATATAAACACACATTAACTAATTCTAGTAAGTTTAGTGAAAATATAGCCATAATTGATTTAGCATTAACTTCATATCTATGTGTCTTAATTGTGATTTCTTCATCATATTTCGATACTATTTCTACAAAATCTTTAACTCTTTGAATAGTACCAAATTTTACAACTGCTGTTGTTTCTAACATAATATTTTCTCCTAATCAAAATAAACTCTTATATAAGATATTTCACCTTCAAATGCACCGCCCAATGTTGATACATCGCCCGTATTACCCCAACGATTAGAAATATTAGGGATTAAAGTAGGACTATGAACAATAAACTCTACAATAGAATCATTACTTATAGTATACTGCCCTAAATTATCGGTATGTTCATCCGCTTTACAATCAGCAAGGATACAAGGAATCACTTCGCCTGATTTCATAACAACATCAAATTTAGTTCCAATTTCAGTTGTGTAATAAGAACCAACTGCACAAGCGTATCTACCATCAATTATATAGATACCAGTATCATCAAGTTCATACTCAGATTTAAGTTTGTATTGTGCTGAATTTCTACTTGTTATCATTTTAGCATCCATATATGATTTGAATGGTTTACTTCCTGGTACATCCATATCAATATAATAAGTTTCTTCTATAATGACAGGAGTTGTATCATCATCTTCTTTATTCTCTGTTGCTATATTTTTTTGGCATTTATTCATTTCTAGTTGTCGTTGAAGCATTTTTTCTCTGGTTTTTACATAAAAATGCGATTCATAATAGTTAATCTGTGCTGCATTAGCAGTTATAGCTTGTATGTTTTCTGCCCTCAAAGGGGCGACAAGCGTGCTTGCTAATACGAGAGATATAGCCATATTGCTTATCTTGTAAATCTTAAACACCCACTTCCATCATATTTGTTTGTATATAATTTGATATATACTTCATTAGAACCATTAGTATCAAATCCGACAGATTTTATATTCATATCAACAATGCCAGATTCTTGTCTAATTTCTTCTATTTCATTATTCTCTCTTGTACCTACTGCCACATAAGAATCAGAAGGCACGTTTTCAAGAAAACTTCTTAGTTTACCTGCGTTTATATAATTCACGTTTCTTTGTCACCTCCCTTCTATAATGAAAAATTTATTAGATCATAGAAAGGAACTGTTCTTCTGATATAATTGGAATATTAAGTGATTTTGCTTTCTGATTTTTAGATGAAGTTGAATTTATATCATTGTTAATAAGATAAGATGTTTTAGAACTTACAGAACCTACGACTGTACCGCCATGAGCAACTATATCGGCTTTTAATTCATCACGATTTTTATAATGATGTACTGAGCCAGTTACAACAAATGTTTTACCTTGTAATGTATTTGGGATTTCATCTAAGACTATATTAGATTTTTCAAATGTAAATTCATTCGCTAATTGAAGTATATCTGAGTAATGATTCTTCCAATAAGTATTTAAAGAACTTATTAATGCATCTCCAACACCAGGCAAATGTCTAAAGTATTCTGCACCTTTAATTGTCATTTCATCAATGAATATATTAAAATCATAATCTACTGCTTCTGCTATCATCATACTTACTGACTTGCCAAGTAATGAGATTGATAAACTATAAAGGAAACGCTGAAGATTTGTATTACGAGACTCTTCAATAGAGGCAAGAAGCTTATCTACTGATTTCTTACCGAATCCGTCCAAAGTTTTCATCTCATTTTCATGGGCTGACAAGTAATAAATATCCTTAATGGAATTTAACCAACCAATATTAATGAATTTCTCAATGGTAGATTCTGAAAGACCATCAATGTTGAGTGCATTCTTACTAGCCGCATGTATAAGCTTACCAAGAAGCTTGCCCTTACAATTATCATTGGTACATACAAGTAATTCCGAGTTATTGTCTTTTACTATCTTAGTAGGCTGACCACATATAGGGCATTTATCTGGAATATTGATATATGACACATCTAAAACTAAATCGTCAAACTTGCTTGAATCAAATTGCTCTGCCCACCTTATAGCAGGAATAATCATATTGGCTTTATAAACGCCGATCTTCTGACCTTTCCAACTTCTTCCAAGAATCTCATTCATTACAGAAACATTATGAAGTGATGCACGACTTACTTCACTATCATCAATGTCTACCGTATTGAAAATTGCTACAGGTGTTAAAATTCCAGTCTTACCACAACTCCATTCAATATCTTTTAATATTGTTTCTACTGAATCATTAAACACTTTATAGGCAATACCATTTCTAAAATGATGATTTGTATTTCCAAGAGATTTTCCATATTCAACATCATCAAACTTAAATACCACGCCATCTTGAGGAAGATTATATTCTTTTGCTTTATCAAAACAATACTCAATAACTTCTTCTATATCCATTTCCGAATATCCTAGATTAGCATTAGGAACAACATCTAATCCCAATTCTTCTGCTTCTATAAGTGAAAATGTAAATGACTTGCTCTCTTTAGCACCTTCTACGACTTCCCAAGCATACCAAGATAGCTTTCTATCTTTTACTACTGATGTATTAAGATTTGATAATGTACCTGCTGCTAAATTACGGCTATTCTTATATTCTCCGTTTTTGTTAATCTCTACAAAATCATCTAATTTAATTAATGCTTCACCATCAATTATATAAGTTCCTTCCTTATTAATATGTAATGGAACATTAGTAAACTGTTTAACGTGTTCTGTCACATCAGATCCAACTACACCATTTCCTCTTGATTCTGCTAAAACTAAATTACCATCTCTATAAGTAAGACGTACAGTTAAACCATCGAGCTTTACAGAAGCCACAAGATTATGATTATTTGCAAATTTAATAATCTCTTCTGTGCTGTGGCACTTTTCAAGTGAAAGCATTGGTGTTTTATGAGTAACTTCTTTTATATTGTCTAATACTGTTGAACCAACGTTATGTGTTGGACTGTTAGATAATACAATATCAGTTTCTTTTTCCCATTGTTTGAGTTCTTCAAGTTTATTATCAAACTCAGCATCACTCATAATAGTCTGCCCAGTATTATAATAAGCTTCTGATGCCTTGTTGAGTTCATTGACTCTATCAACTATCTGATTTCTATTCATTGTTCTCCTTTCTAATTCTTATAAAATGAACATTTACTGTCTCTTTGGCTTTCTGCTACAAGACTTACTTTCTGTACAATATCCAACTTCATCACATTTTGCATGGAAAAGATTATCTACAATCCACTTCCATTCATCTGAATATTTTCTCAATGCATTGCAAATATCATTGAAAAGCTCTCTATATTCCCAATATGCTCTACTACACATACGTTGTCTGCTCATATCAACAAGATTTCTAAGATTTCGCTTGTCCACCATTTTAGAAGAGTAAGCCAATGGAAGTAACATAGTTGCATCTTCAACTGGAACATCGTATTCTGCTATAAGAGTTTTAATTGCATCATTTAAAGTATGCATCCATGCATCCCATGCAGTTTTTGCTTCGTTTTTTTCTATAGATTTTGGGGTCACATAAGTAAATCCACTTCCTTTAGAATAATTGATATACCTTGTACTCGCCTGTAAACGAGAAGGTGAACCACCTATATGAGTGTAATATTCCCTCAAAACCTTCGCTGAATATCCATCAATAATCATTTCCACATTTACAAATTCCATAACTCGTCCATGTCCAGATTTAATACAGTCAAGACCACGCTTATAATTTTTCTCGTTATCTGTTATATTGGCATTCCAACATGTGCCAGCCCTCATTCCCATTAGTGTAATAGGATTCTTTGTTGTTTCTGGTAAAATTGTAATTGTTCCCATTTAATCCTCCTATAAAAATTCTTTATAAATAAATATTGCTATGAATATTAGTAACAATATAGTTATCAATAACACTGCCATGGTTTCTCCAATTAATAAGCCGAGTATGTAAACAATTCCTCTAACAGCAATACAAACCATTGTAATTAGCAGAAACCATAACAATGTAAGCATTATTGATTTTAATATTTTCTTCATTTCAATCACCACTATTCTAATGAAAGTTTAGTTTCCTATGAATTTATTCAAATAACATCTTCAATCTCTCAATAAATGATTTATCTGATTTCACTTTTGCAATCCTAACCCCGTAATGCGATTTTTCATTTAGTTGTTTTAGAATTTTGTTGAGTGTATCTGTATCTTTGACTCTAATTGTAACAAGTGGATAAATAGACATTCCCTGTTTCGTTTTAATTACTTCTACATTGTTCAAAGCTAATACTCCAAAAACATTCTTATCGTCACGCATACAATCCGTATACTGTAAAATTGCTTTCATTATCTACCTCCTAATATCCACATGAAATAATGGATTCTTGTTATCTTTCATCAACCAATTCTTCTAATACACCACCAACTTCAGCAACAATAATTCCTACTGCTAATGGAATAATCGAACCATTCACTAATGTTACAATTCCACCAATTACTCTGATTGCTGATTTTCCTAAACTAATAAATAAATGTCCTTTACTGTTCATTTCTAATTTCCTCCATAATTTCTTCTACTATGTATCCACAATTTGATTCTGTTGAAGCAATCTCTTCATATTTGATACTGTACTGATTTAACTTATCAATAATTTCTTTTCTTACTTCTTTTGCTTCGTCTTCATTCTGGAATCTTCCTTCATTCTCATAAGAGTGATGTCTTGTGAGTAGATAATTTCTATTATTGTATGAATTAAACACATTCAGTACAGTCTTATTAAAATCTTCTCCTAACACTTTATCGCTGTTATATACAGCACATAAGATCAATGGGGAATCAACTACCATAACTTGCACTTTATTCTTAACTCTACCCATCTTGAATGATTGTTTACCAAATAAATATTCTTGATGTTTAAATACCTCACCATTATTTTCATATACCTTATCCTTGGCAAACTCTGAAACATATTCTGCATTGATACCATTTCTTTTTAATTGTGCCGTGATGTCCATAGCGCATGTACTTTTACCTGCTGATGGTTCTCCAAATAAATTTATTACGATTGTTTCCATATAATATCTACCTTTCTTTATATTGACTATGTATGTATAAGATGTTAAAATATTAATTAAATCTAAAATACTAGGAGGGTATAAAATGTCTTTAATTGATTATGATGAACTTGTTTGTAGAAGTTGCGGTCATATTGGGTTATTACCAGATGGCGATTTTGATGTAGTGTGTCCAGAATGTGACGATGAGTATTCTTTGATTGATGAATATCATAGAGATAATGAAGAGGATGAAGACGACTTATAATTTATCTTCTTCATTTTAATATATTTTGAAATCCGTCTTTCCTTGGCTTTTTGAGTCTCTGAAACGTCCTATTTATGGGCATTCCAGAAATCCTCTACTGTATTATTCTCTACAGTTATTCTGCTTTCATAAATATCTGAAGCATTGTTTTTCTATCAAAATTTTCCTTCTTTTTAAGTGCATTATTTACTGTACGAATCTCTCCAAGGTGATAACATTTTTCTTTTGCTCTACTTTCTCCTACATATAACAAATTGGAATTCAACATGAATGTGTGGGCTTTAGGTGTAATTAAAACAACCACCCTGAACTGACCACCCTGAGATTTGTGTGTGCTGATAGCATAAGCCAATCGAATATTTTTCATAGAACTTTTTGGGATATAGATAAGCGTTCCATCATAATCAACAACCATTGCATCTTTTAGAATTTTTACAACTCTACCAGATTCACCATTAGCAATAAATGTTGTATTTTTATCATCAATATATTCCTCATTATAGATTATTGCTTTGTAATCATTAGCATAGTTCATTACAATGTCATTCAATCTAAATTCTGTATCTCCAAATGTAATTTTCGCTTTTGGATTAGAATTAACAGCGTTTTGTATCTTCTTATTTAATGCTACTGTTCCATAATCACCTACGTTATAGCAAGACAATACTGCAATATCATCAACAGAATATCCTTTGGATAATAATGTCTGATAAAGTTTTACAGTATATCCAACAAGTTTATCTTGAAGAATCGGCATAAATATATATGACTGATCTTCACCAAACACTTGCATACCTGTTTTGGTTTTATCTAAATATTCAGTACCAGTTCGTGTATCTGTAGCAACAGTAGATAAACCACCTTTACCATAACGGAATACCTTATCAAGTGTAATAGTAGGAATATCCTCACATTTCAACAAATCATAAAGTACATTACCAGCACCAACAGAAGGAATCTGTGCATCATCACCAATAAGAAGTAATTTTGTTTTTTCAAAATCTATAGCTTCAAGCAATTTCCTAAATAAGAAAATGTCTACCATCGAAAACTCATCCACAATTACTACATCATATGGTAATTTATTCTCTTCATTAAATCCCCAATCAGCAGGTGGCATATACATAAGACCTCTGTGAATTGTCATAGCATTTTCATTTGTAAAACCCGACAGTACCTTTGCAGCTCTACCAGTTGGTGCTAAAAGTAAATGTCTTTTATTATAAGCATTTAACATATTTACAAATGCTTGTGTACTTGAAGATTTACCACTGCCACCATATCCAACAAGAAGAACAATGTTATTTTCACACATATATTGTGATGTTTTACACTGATTCTCAGTTAGTTTAAAACCATCAAGTTCCTGAAACTTTGAACAATCGCACTCCCATTTTGTATGTATCTGTAATCCTTCTTTTATTCTCTCTGCTATATATTTCTCTGTTTCGTATGTTTCTTTCTTACATACACTTAATAATTCTCTATCGAATATTACATCATTATCACCTTTAAGAATAAGTGGCAAATTGCTTTTTGCTTCTGGTACTAATACATCAAACTGTTTCTTCAAATCACCAACATGCATATATGTATTACCATTATTTTCATTCTCATCAAGTAGATAATCTACACAAGCTTTCGCTCTCTGATATGATGTTATAAGATCAAATCCAAAGAACAAAACTGGTTTTTTCCCATTCTTCTGACATTCTTTACTATCCTTATCCAATGTCAACAATAGAGAATCAGCCGTTTTAAAACCAATCCCTCCTAACCTACAAAGACACTGATATGGTTCTTCTCTAATAACTTCCTTGATTTTGTCAACAGAAGTATATTTGTCATACAGTTTTTTTACTGTTGAAAGATTAAATAATCCTCTGAATTCTTCTACAATTTCAGCCAATTTGAAATTCTCTATGACTTTATTCTTAATAACATTGAATGTATAATCTTTAATACCTTTTGTTCTTGATAAATCAATGTCATCTAATCTGTTATTCATTATTCTATCTACGATGTCTGGATATGCTTCTAATAACACATCTGTCTGATTTGGTGTAAGAATTTCATATAAGAAATTTCGTGTCGCAACTAATGTAGTAGGTTTCTCTCTTTTAATATTGATTACATCGTATCCGACTCCATGAGAATCGGATACCTCCTTTGCTTTTACAATGTAATCAACTCCAAGATTAAGTTCTGAAATATTACCTTTAATAGTTGCTGTGCCATATTTGCCAATCTGTACATCAGGATATTCAAATGAATTGACAGAAACGCCATATATTTTGAAGTCAGTAGAATTATATACAGGTCTTTCTGGTACACATTTAAACTCAATTATTTTATCCAACTTTACATCTCCTTCTAATATACGTCCCACTTCTTTACTATTCTCTCTTTTTCATCTGTTTTAATCCAATCGCCACCAACCTTCTTCATTTTATTTCTCTCACCAAATTCTTTTACATTGATGACATTACCTACTATAAATGGGGATTCAATGAATGACTTTCCAGAAGTGATTTTTGTTTTAAGATATTCACCATCTCTCATGTTATAAAGCATAAGGTACGGTTTTGTTTTATCCTTATAGAACTTACACTCAAGAACATAATACATATCTTTTGGTGCTTTCGGATTTTTATACATTATGTTTCCAAGATACTCTTGTTCATATACAATCTGTTCTTTTATTGATAATGGCTTATTCTCTAAACCGCTTATCATAAGTTTAACAAGTTTGTCTTTATCAACATTACTATACTGTTTAGGTGTCTCTTTTTCTGCACATTTTCTTACATCTTCTTCTCTAATGTTCAGTGATGCAATTTTATCTTTTTTCAATGTCTTGCATTTTCCTAACAAATTGTACATATCAATGATTGATAGTAAATATTTATTCTTGCCAAACTCAGAAAAGAAATTTAGTGTTGTAAGAATATGTAATTGTCTATCATCCACAGATGTTTTTGATATAATATCAGAAAGTAAATCGACAAAATTATCATAATGATTTTTAGACAATTCATATAATTCGTCTGCGATCTGATCATTACAATATTTTATAGAAGAGATTCCTTGATAAATGGCATTTTCGTCTTTATCCATAAAATACTGTGCTTTGGATTTGCCAAATTTTATTCCTTTGATTTCTATTCCCTGTGATTTGATATATTCTTTGATATTTGACATTTTTTCATTATTGTCTACATAAACATTTAATGCTGATGTTAATAGCTCAATCTTATGGTAATACCTTAACCATCCAATAAATAGACCTATCATACTATATGGAACGGAATGATTTCGTGAAAATAAATAATTAGATGCATCTTCGATTACTATCAAGAATGATTTTATAGTTTCTTTTGCCTCAGCTTCTGTCATTCCATACTTCTCTTGTGCAATTGCAATAAATCCTGGAATATATCTATCATCTTTATTACCGTGAATATCTACCATATATCCACCATTTTCAATAATAGGTATATCTGCTTCAGTACCTGTTTTCTTAGCAAAATGTCTACGGACAATATCTGCTTGTCCCATAGTAAAGCCACAGAAATCATGTAAGAAATCAATAATCTGTTCCTGATATACTAAATAACCAAGTGTAGGTTTTAAAAACTCATTAAGTGCTTCATTGCCATTGTCCTTGTAAATACCATTAAATAACTGTTCTCTATAAGATTCACCTGCTGGTCTAATAGCACCACTAACCATAGCCATTACATCAAGATATGAGATATTATCATTCTGTGCTTTAATATTCTCCAAAGTTTCCTTACTAAGTGTTCTTTTTAATGAATCACTTGCAAAACCACTTTCAAACTGGAATATTAAGGTTGTATCTTCTGCTATTGAGTTAATAACATTTTCATCCGAGAAATTAACTTTATCAGGTGTTAAATAATCTATACCTGCAAGTTTGCAAGCACCATCAATTAGTCCAACAGCATTTAATCCTAACAAATCTAGTTTTACATAATTCAAAGAATCAATTTCGTGCATGTCAATCTGACTTACAGGACGTGGATCTGATGTAATAGACAATGTTCCAAAATCATATCTTATATCTGTAGGACTACAAACAATTCCTGCTGCATGTCTGCCAAGTGATGTAATCGTGCCAATTACCATATCAACATATTTAAACATTTCTGGATATTGTTCTCTGATTTTTTCTGGCATATAATCTTTGCCTTTATCATCAGTTTCTACCATATTTGATAATTCTTGTGTTTGATCAGGAGTCATTCCATATGCTCTACCGACATCTTTTATTGCTGCTTTTAACTGAATTGTATTAAAAGTAATAATGTTGCAACAATACAAACCTTCCTTATTAAATAGATACTCACGCACTTTATATCTATCTTCTGCGTAAATATCAGTATCTACATCAGCCAATGACATTCTTTCAGGATTCATAAAACGTGAGAAGTTAAGCTTATATTTAACTGAATCAACATCAGTACATTTAATCAAATATGCAATCTCACTACCAGATACAGAACCTCTTGAACATCCATAGTGCATATTATTTTTCAGCAGCCAATTCTTGTAATCTGAATCGAGTAACATAAAATCAATAGCGTCATTATGTTTGTATGTTTCTAACTCTTCCTGTATCCTTGGAATATACTCTGTTTTATAATTTGGGAGTTTGCTTATTCCACGTTCTTTTACACCTTGAACTATTCGTACCTTAAATTCTTTCTCAGCATCAGGATATAATCTTGGATATTTATTACTATAATCTAATTCATATGATTCAATATTATCTGCAAATCTATTTGTTTCTTCGATTGCATCAAGATAAATTGATTTTGGTAATGCATTCTGTAATTCAAAGGCAGTAACCATATCATCATAAGATTTCCATGATAAATCACACGCATCCTCGTCATGGAAATTAACATTTTTTGATTTCTGCATCACTGCTCTACCCATCATATGATCCTTATCAATAGCATGTACATCGTTTGTAGCAATAAGCTTCATTCCATATTTCTGAGCAATTCTATACAAATACTGATTGTAAAAAATCTGAACGTCAAAATTATGTGGCTGTATTTCCAACCAACATCTATGCTTATTTTTAATAAGGAATTTCAGAAATCTTTCCTGTACTTCTTTCGTTCCTTTGCATAACATGCCTGCAACACAAGCTGTTAATACTAAAATATTATCTGATGTATTCTCAAGTTCCTCTAAGGTAATTCGTGGATTATAATAAAAATGACCATCATTACGATTAAATGAATCAGAAGAAAGTTTATTAAGTTCTAATACTCCATCATAATTCTTTGCGTATAAGCAACAATGATAATTGTCTCTTTGCAGATTATCCATATCAATTTTTTCTGTTACATAGAATTCTTCTGCATTAATATATTTCAACCCAGCCTTTTCACATGCCTGTCTTTTTGCAACATTATGAAGGACTGCGCCATGCTCTGTAAAAGCAATGGCTTTCATTCCTTCTGATTTTGCTTTGTCAATATAAGCTTGAAAAGGGGTGATTGAGTCAACTTCAAGACCGCTATATGGGTTAGAATCCATACTATGTAAATGTAATACTGTTAAATTACTCAACTTCTCACCTACCTATATCTATAAACTATTCACAAATGCCAATAAATCATCTTCGTCTGCATCAGAATCAGATTCAGTTTCTTCTTTAAACAATTCCTTCTCCTTCAGATACTGGTCATATGGTTTATGCAACGACCTAGAATATCCTGAGAGGGTTGCCAATCTAAATTCATCAGCATCTGTCACTTCTTGCCAAAAGATATTTTCATCTTCACTATTCTTATATTCTCTCTCTTTAGAGTTAATTTCTTCGACTGTATTGATAATGTCTTCTTTTAAATCGTTAATTTTTTCTTCTGTTAGAGGTACTTGTACATAACAATCATGAATTTCGAATTTTTCTCTAACCTCATCTGGTAAGCAATCAATATTGTTGTTTAACACCATCTCATCAACATATTTATCAATATCATCTTCATATCCGAAATTTTTCAGCCACATCTTTGCCGTATTGACAAGACTTTCGCCTATAGAATTTCTTTCTATATATCTATCTTTTTTCTTACCATTTTTCTGTTCAATGGTAACTGTGACATATTTTAAGAAATTCCATTCGCATACAATATCTTCCAATGGAATATTTAATGCTTGTCTAATACCTTCAGCATAAATAACCAACTGACCACATTCAGCGTCAATTTTTGTGCCTTGATAACGTGTAGATGTCTTCCAATCTACAATATGTACACGTTTTTTCTCATTGCCATTTTCATCTTTGTACGACTCGATATAAAGCATGTCAATATATCCTTGCATATAAATATCATCAGAAATTTTAATTGTAATAAAATGCTCAACTTTATGTGGAAAAGTAATCAGATTATGATTTTTAAAGAAATGTCTAATGCAATTTTCATATTTATTTGCTATTGCATCATTTTTATCAGAATCACTGCGATTGTATTTGAGTTCTGCACAATTCATTGTAAATAAGCTATCTTCATATAAATCTGGCATATCCTCATATTTAATTTTGCCAGTATATAGCTGCTCAATAATATCATGTACATTACCACCGGATACACAATAAATACTATTTGTTCTATCTTCTTTTTTGTGTAGGATGTATTTCAAAAAATATTCCCATCTATCTTGTTTGTAACAATGATACCTTGACCATGACCATAATGTATCAACACCAAACTTGTTACAAATTTCTGTTAATTCTTTACTTGTCTTTCTTGCCAATCTCTTAACTTTCTCCTTTCTGACTCATCATATAAAACACGATGCTTGAGAAGGAAGTTGTATACTTTATTTGGCATATCAGCAGGACTGTCTTTACTACCTTTCTTAATCAAATCCCAACGATCATATATGTAACTTACTTTTCTAATAGGATAAAATTTATCACATTCCTGTCTAATATGGTTTATATCAATTCCTTCATCTAAAGCCACTACAATTTCTACATTTAAACTAATCAGTATCCTAACTTGTTCTTCTGTAAGCTCACAATTTCCTATTGCAACAGCCGTACCATCTTTTCGTGAATACCTTTTAAGCACCGATTTCTGCGCTTCCAAAACGACTGCATAACCAGCCTCTTGAATTGTTTGATAATTCTCATTTAACCCATATACATTTATTCCTTTTGGATATGTTTTGGATAACTTAAAAAACTTCGGAATATCAAACATCTCATAATTTGGTACAGTAGTTCTCCCACTGATACCTATATATTCATTGTCATCTCCATCCCACTTTCGTTCAGGAATGACAATTCGTTTTCTATCATATGAATATCCAATATTAAATCTTTTACATGCAAAAGGCATAACGCCTTCACGAATCCAATCAATATATGGCAAATCAATATATTCTTTCATACATGAATCATCATACACTGGAACACCTTTATCAATTGTGTATCTTTGGCGTTTCACCTTTTTGAAGATTGCTAATGGATCTTTCTTATTATCTTTGTTGTCACTCTTACTATATGAATATTTCAAACCTAAAATATTGTGGAGATATTTATTAGCTTTTCCAAAAGATATACCTTTTATTGTCATAACCAATGTAAAAATATCTCCACGCTTATTTTCTTCCGAACTTCTAATCGCCACTGATAATGTATCTTTCTTTACACATATCGCAGTTTTATTATTACCTTGTGGCAAGGCGGCTCTCCATTCAGTAGGATATTCGTGTAGTCCATGACATTCCAACGATAATAAAATCTGTTCTATACAATTATTCTCTATAATGTATTCTTTTAATTCATCTGCATTAATACACGCTCACCGCCTCCATCACAAATTTAAAAATCAACTGGGACAGAAGTAAAACCAACTTCTTTCAGTATATTTCTACTCATATCATGCTCACATACAATCTGTATACTACTTGCAGCACCCTCACGGTTTTTACAAATGAATATAAGCTGATAATGTTTGCCTTCGTCCAGTTTGACAGGTATTTTTGATTTATTGTTTTTTCCATCAAATCTATATACCTTTAAAGCATTTTTCTCACCTGTATACTCATCTTCAAATACATCTCTCAACATTAAACATGTACTCGCAGGATCGACAATACTTTTTGCCATACCAATATTATCTTGACTATAAAATCTCTGACGTGCTGAAGATTTTGCCAACTGGAATGTAATAGTTACATGAACTTCCAAACCACCCTCTTCTTTACACTTCACAGTATCGTAAATATCAACCATATTCTGTTGCATATCTAACCACATCTTGTCGGAACGACTACCTGAATCGGCTTTATATGTATCAAGAATGAAATACTTAACACCAAGGTTTGCATATTTCTTTAGAACTTTTATGAATTTCTGAGTTTTGTATCTTTTGAATGGAACTATTATAAGCATGTTATTCTCAGCTTTTTCAGTAATCCAATCTGCACACTTTCTTAACAAATCTTTAACTTCGCTAGAATATTTACCATCTCTAACAACGAATTTTTGCAAATCTTGTTTGTAAATATTATTTGCAGTCCACACCAACAACTCTCTCTGCCATTTCTTTTTTCCCTCTTCGTTGACACAAATAACAAGTCTTTCTTCATATTTTATTGTGCTTGGAATCAACATTGATCTTGTTAGTGTAGTTTTGCCCATATTAGATAATCCACCAATCAATGTAATATTACCAGGTAACTGACCACCAGTTTCTTTATTAAGAATGTCCATATTATTGTATGGAAGTCCAACTGCTGCACCAGCATCTAACTCATCAATTAAATCATAAATGCCATCAGCCAATGAATATGACTGCACATCATCGTCTGCATTGATAAAAATATGATTTAACATTGCTTCATATTCTTCATATATTTCATCTAAAGACATATCACAGAATTCATTGATACGATTATTTACAGGGAATCCATTTTTTAACATCTCCAAAACTGTTTTCCACTTGTATAGCTCTTTGACATATCCATCCATATTGTTGATGTTTACATACTCTTTGGCTTTATCAATCGTTTCATATCCACCATAATCCTCATATTCCTTTTTAAGTTTTTGATGCTTTTCAAGATATAAACCAACAGTCATATCATCCAATACTGATTTCTTTTCTACTACAATAATGTCATTTGCAATCTGCCAATAGACTCGCCATGTATTTTCACTAAAATCTTCAAGCTGCAATGTATAATCAAAAATTAATTCTGGTTGTTTATATAAAATAGCAACTATATTAGCTTCTGCTATTATCTTGTATTCTCGAATCTGTTTTGCACATTTTAATACTTCTTCCTGATAAGGAGTTAATTTTTTATTCTCTTTTTTCTCAGCCAATTAGTACCTCCTCAAAACAGTTTCTTCATTCTGTCACTTGTCTCTTTAGTCTTTTTTATATATCCAGCATTCTCATTACTCTGATTATTGAAGTCCTTAGATTCAACTCTCTCCTCAGTCTTTTTAACATTCTGCAATCTCAAATATACATCGTTGATTTCAGGTTCAATCATTTTCATAATAAGATTGATTTTATGTTTTTCATCTTTGATTTTCTTTTCATTTTCATGTAAATATGTAACAATTTTTCTCTTACATAACTTAAAGGTACATAAAATTGTGTAATCATCATAATTAGCTTTTGCTTCATGATTATTATTCGCTATATGTTCGCCACGTTTAATACCTTGTAGCTTTAATGCGAGATACTGTGGAAATTTCATATTATCATCGTATTCAAGAATCTCTTTCTTTACATACTCACATAGTTCAATCCACTGCTCATTATCTTTCTTTTTTATATTTCTCATTTACCAAATCATCCTTTCTTAAAAACTCCAACAGGCAATTAACCTGTCGGAGTATAATTTTAATTAGGCTAACTGTAACTTGGCAAAATCAATTAACTCTGTAAGAGTATCTGGTGACTGCATTTCAAGATTCTTTAATGAAACATCCTTATCCTTCATCTGCTTGTTTACTTTGAGCAAAGCATCTTTGTTATCCTTGAGTGACTTTAATACATCTTTAAATTCAGCAGCTAACTCTTCTGCTTTCTCAGCTTTGTCAACCATAGAATCTGTAGAAGTCTTTAAGTCATTCTTGTATGATGTCTCATTTGTCTCAAGATCATGCATTGACTCAAAATAATCCTTCCAAATATCATAAGATGGGTTCTCAATAATCTGTCCAACCTTAGTTACATTTGTTCTGTCCTTCTTAACCTTTGCAAAATAACGAACATCCTCACCATTCTCTTCCTTATAAAACTCAAGGATTGTATCATAATCAAATTTAACTGACTTATGCATATCAGGTTTAATGCCAACTAACTTACGGTTATCACCTGTTCCTTCATATACTTCTGTTGCCTGTGCAACTGACACAACATGCTTACCCTTTGCAGAAAGATCAATCTTAGCCTGCTGAAGCTTCATGTTAATAATCTTAATACGTCCCCACTGTCTCTGAGAAACTACTGTATCATCAACATCTCCACCCTTTCTACGAGCTTTCTTCTCTTCAACTTCTGTAGCTCCAACCTGCATTGTTGCATAGAACTTAGTCTCCGAGTCGATGTCAAGTGTCTGAATCTCATCCGAATCTACTGCTTCGTCAATATCATCCTCTAAATCATCAAGATCTGATGTGTCGTCTACTAAAATAAGATTGTTGTAAGTCTTACCATTTGCTAATGTAATATCCTTGCCCTCATAGTGAGCAATACCTGTCTCTGAGTCGATACATGCAACCTTTGGGAATGTAAGAGCAAACCATGACTTACCAGAACCCTCATAACCATATGCTAAAAACTTTCCACCAATCTTTGCTTCTCTTGCTTTTCTAAATGCCAATTTTTTGTCCTCCTAAAATGTATATATTCTTTTGATAAAATGCTCACCCTGTATTAAACAGGGTAAGCGTATTTTTTAGTTCATGCCTTCAAGCATTGCAAGAAGATCATCATCTTCTGATGAAGTTTCCTTACTCTCTGAATCTGTATCATTATCTGAACTTGGTTCTGCACCAGCATCAAGTAATGCCTGCTCGTAGAAATAAAGGTCGTCCTCATCATACTTACCATCTTCAAATGCTACAGTTGGTTTTCTATCATCACCATCACCAACATATGTAATATCAGGCTTAACAATAATCATTCTTCTCTCACGATTACCATTTCCTACGGCACACTTCTTTTCAGCCTCTTCCTCTGAATAAAGTCCCATTTCGATAAGTTCCTTAATATCGTCAGGAATGTCATCTTCTGTGATATTTACTACTGAACCACCTTCAACTAAATTTCCTGTAACCGTAATTTCAGTAATCTTACCCTTCTTAGGCTTGAAAAATCTCTGAAGCATCTTTGCTGTAATTTCTGGATTCTCGTTGATAGCAACCTCAAATGTCTTAGGGAATGTAACATTCTTCTTAACCTCAACCTTTTCTCCATCAATCTTAGGCTTGCCAACATAATCAACAACATATGCAGAAAGCTCCATAGTCCCCTTGTCCTCATTTTTCTTTCCAATACTCTTAGAATCTACAAGGATTGTCTGTGAGAATGTAGCCTTGAAATCTGCTTCATCATCAACCTTTGAAAGAACAATAGATGTAATTTCCTTCTTTGTAGATACATTCCCTTCGTACTCGCTATAACCCATTGTTCCCTTTACGTTCACAATCATTCCGTCTTCAAGATGCTCATTGAGATATTCAACTGCGTCATAAGCTGTAAGGAACTTCTTATATACAGTCTTATCCTTAACATCCTTCTCAACACCAACTGTTAAGAAAGAAGAATCTGAAATACTGTCATATAAAGACTCATCAAGACGATCTTCCCATGCAATCTCTACTGACTTACTCTTTCCTGAATCATCCTTTTCATCCTTGCTATACGCACGAATGACATTATCCTTATCAGGGAAGAAACCACTTCGCATCTCTGCATAAACCACATTACCATTGCCACAATCAACACCAACATACATACTATTATCTGTCCAACCAGAATCATAACTGTTGTCAAGATTGAATGTCTTGTCTGTTACTTTTACACGTCCAATAAGATTAAATGCTGCCTTACCTTTCTTTAACGCTTTTCTTTCCTTTGTCTTTGCCAAATTACTTGTCCTCCTTAAAATTAAAAATTTATGTAAATATTGTTAATAAAACAATCTATATAAACGCCCAAATGGACGGAACACAGAAAATAAATTTATGTAAAATCTATCTTCAACAGTGATTTTTGAGTGCAAAAGCCCAAGGGTATGCTGTTCTTCCACCCATTCATATATCCTCTATTCAATTTTGATTTTTTGGAATTTTTTGAACGATCTGTTCAATGAAAATGCTTACTGAATTTACTGTTTATGTAATCTTCTACAAAGATTATCGTATGAATTACCAATTGAATTTCCCATAGTAAGCAATCTTGAAATATAACATCTGACGGTTTTGCAAATCTAAATCCATCTCCATATTTTGAAGCATGTTCTATTGTTCCGTCTCTACAATGAATAATAATAGTAATAATTGCTCCAATTATATGAATACTCATTAAAACTACTAACATGTTCACCTCCTCAAATTTCCCAATGAAACAGTGATTTAAATATCTAATACTCAAGATTGTTTAAAAACTCTTCTAGTGTTACTGAATCCTCATTATATTCTGTCCCATCTTCCCTCTTAAACCACTCATCTGCATCTACATGAACGTTAATCATGATGTTGACATTCTGTATATTTGAACTAACAATATCATTGTAAATATCTGTTAAAACTTCAACTCCGTTTTTATCAAAAGTGATATCATCACAGCGAACATTTAACAAATTGTCATCTACCAATTCTACATAAAGATTACAATTATCATAATCTAAGATATCTTCTTCTAATGTTTCTTCTAATTCTTCTCCATATTCTTCAAGCTCATCTGAATCTTCGATTCCAATAATTTCAATTGCTATTAATAATTCTGCTTCTGTATTTTCTTTCAATTCAATTCCTTTAAAACGCATTTATTTATTCTCCTTTAACTGTTCAAGAAATTCCTAATATCATTCATCATCTGTTCTGACTCATCAAGATAATATCTATGAGCATCTACGCAATCATAATATTCAAAATACGGAATTGGCTGCTCATCATTATCATACATCCATCCGAGTTCTGAATACGCATCAAAATATACTGACACATGCTTTCCGTTATAATCAATTACAAATCTGACAATCGCACCTGCAAATGGTGGAATAATCGTTACGTCCCATTCTTTATCAAAGTGAAAAGCAGGAAGTTTTCTTGCCCAACCTCTAAAATCATGCATCTGTTCCACCTTTGATAACATTAGTGACTTATTTACATTTTCCTGTAAGTTCATTTGTTTCTCACCTCCAACTATATATTCTCTGTTTTAATCATAATACACATAATTACAGCTATTGGATTCAATATTTTCTAAGTCAATAATCATTTCGCCATCTTCATGACATCTATCAATTTCAATATTAGAAATTTTAATAGAAGTGTCTGTCATTTCTATAATATTTCCTATGTAGTGGTCATGATGATTTGTCACTTTATTGAATAACGTAAATGCAATATCTTCACCAACTCTAAAGCTTTTCTTATTATCTGTTACTAATGTTCTTACTGTTTTAATGTTGTATTTCATAATCTATCTCCTTAAGAAATGTCAGTTTCATTCGGTCTTGATTTCCATACCATATATAGTGTTTGTTGTGCTTTACGCTCACTATATATGGCATGTTATTTACTCTTCACCAATAAATACCAATCTATCAATATATTCTCTACTTTTCAGAAGATTTCTTTAAGTCTGTTAATGCATAATCTAAATCCTTAACCGTCTGAATAGCTTCCTTCATACTATTCATACCAGCAACAGCACTTGAAAAAGCTTTAATACTTTCAAACTCCATCTCTGAAATAGTCTTTAAAACATCGACCAATTTCATATTGCCAATTCCAGATACCTTTGCTGCATTTTCGATTGTTTCTTCTTCATTGACAAGTAAATCAATAAATTGTCTTACCTTATTATTCTCCATTTCTTCAACTAAGTAATTTGGTACATCTTCGATACTTGGATATTTTTCGATATGTCATACACCTCCCTAATAGGTTATTCTCCATACTTTTCAAATAATTTTGCCATTGTCATATCATTGTATTTTGCAAGATCCACACAACAAGCACATACATTTTTAGGTTGCGATGCTCCAATTCCATAGCATAGATAATCAGTCAATTTAGCATACTGAAAATTTTCATATTCTCCTCTTGTATTCCAACCTACCATTTCTTCACCACTAATAATGAATTTTGTATCAGGAACACCAAGTACACTGCCATTACACTGTCTCCACCATGCCTCTTCACCTGCTAATTTAACAAATTCATCTTCTGACATATCACACATCTTATTAAATAGGTTTTCAGATATTTCCCATACCTCATATCTATTCCCAGCATATGTAATTTCAGCATCATTTGGTGGATTATCTACAATGTCAAAAAATCTTTTTAATTTATTTCCTAAAATCTCCATTATTTTACCTCTCAAGGAAACCGATATTTATTCTTTGATTCAAATTCTTCAAGTGCTTTATAAAATTCACTGCCTTTAATTTCTATAAAGCCTGTACTATCATCTGGTGTAATAGTTTCATATTTTGTTGTAGAAATTTTTAAATATAATTTATTCTCATGTTCAAATCTTGAAATTGAATATCCCCCCCTAAATGTAATTCTTTGAAATAATCTCCTTCTTGAATTGGATGATTATTAATAACAATTTCTTTTTCAACGCACAAATCCTGGAACTCTTTTAATGTTTTGCTATTGGCTCTAAATTTTCTCATTAATACATTAGAATCGCAGAATAACTTAGTTGGTTTTAGTAATTCCTTACCAAATTTCTGATTGTTTTCATCGCAATGGGCAATATATAATCTAATATTATGTTTCTCATGCTCTTTAAATGGACGATTTACAAATCCATCTCCACTAATATGATATTCTTTTCCAGCAATACTACCTTTATTCTGAAAAAAATTATTTACTAATATTCCTCTTTCTTCCTCATGTTTTCTATAATCATCAATCTCTTTGAGGAATTTCTCATTTATTACAATATAAAACTTCTCCATTGTTTTACCTCCATTGACACCATTCTTATTTATTCTCTGCGCTCGGAATGCAGATTTCAAAATCTCCATTCTCATTTATATGATAAGGAAATGCATTAGCTGGAATTGTAACCTTATATGCTTCCACCACATAGTCGTACATAATAAGAAACTTTCCTTTTGAAAAGCATGGTTTAACACGAAATCCATTTTCACCTGCTACTTGAATATCAAACGGAATATTTTTAAAGTGTTTATCATCATATAATACTGCTACTCTGATTGAATTTAAGATAATGTTTTTTTGTTCAAAATTATAGTAATCTTCAAAGGTTTTCATAAACTGTACTTTACATAATTCTTTACCAACCATATATTTATTTTCTCATTACATCGCCTTTGCAATCGACTTAGCCTGATTATCAAGATATTTTACAATCAAACGACTTTTTGCAAGTGTTAATCCTTTCTCAAAATCAAAAACATCATCTTTGCAGCAAGTAGCTTCTGCTTTAATCTCTCCATATCTTACTTGCACCTTTTTCTCATTAGTTCTTGACTGATAATTAATAATCCTTTTAACGCCTCCAATATCAAAGAAAGTTATAGGAAGAGGCACTCCCCATTTACTCCAAGTCCCCTTTACAGGTGTCTCAACCTTCTCAAAAAAATACTTTTCATACTCGTCATATGACATACAACCAAGATGACATTCACAGAACTTAAAGCAGGTTGCTCCACCTTCCTGAATATCAGTTACTTCACAAATCTCACCAATGTTATCAAACACCCCCATTTTCTTAACTAATTTAATTCGATCACCTTTAATCACGCTGCTTTATCCTCCTTATTCGCAAACTTTTTGTTAAATGCATCAATAGCTTCCTGATCCTCTGCTGTTACATCATCATTAAATCTTCGTCTAGCTTGTACAATATGATTGTTTCAATCGTTACCAAACTCTCATTTGGTTTACTCTTCTTTCTCAATAAAAGAATGTGGCACTGGCTGTCAATAACTTTATCTATGTACGAAGCAACACAGTTATTTTATGATACAGCCTCATCTTTAATATCCTACGTAGAATCTGGATAAATGAATATGTAATCGCCAAAAGAACATTCGTACTGTTAATTTATCCTCCATTTAATCATTTACTGCATCATAAATTTTTCCAACTTCATATTGATAATCTTCTACTTTTGTCCTTCTGTAATAATCGCAATAACAGTGACCATCAGTATCTATTACATATTCAATACCTTTTGTCTTGATTGAAGTATCTAAAACACCATGCAAGAAAAATACTCTCATCTTATCTTTTCTGCGAAGTCTACACCAATGAGAATCTGTTGTATTTTCATAATCTATAACATCAAATTTATCAGCTTCATTCATCGACTCTATTAAATAGGAATCAAACACATCAGAATCATTCCAGAAAACATCGCATCTAAATCTTACCGCAATAAACCCTACATCTTTTGCCCAATCAATAAAGAAGTCTCTCCACTTTACAAAGTTTGGAATTTTCTTAAATATAACTGCACACGCTGATACTGTAATTCCAATATTGTTAAGCTGCTGAATCATGTCCTTGTAGTCAATCCCATTGAAACAAAATCCAAGTATTTCTTCTCTAATTATTGGTCGCCAATCGTGAATTGATATATTTACATAGTCAACAACATCTTTCATATATGGGATTACTTCTTTTAGATGAGTACCATTTGTTGTCATAGTTACTCTAAGAACCTTTGATTTAATATTGAACTCTTTCAATTTGATAAATACTTTTGATAAATATTCAGGATCTAAAGTTGGTTCGCCACCAGTTATATCAACTGATATAGGACTTTTATCACCTATTCTTGTTATAATATCATCAAGTGATTCGATGAAATTATCTAAAAACTGTTGCTTATCACACGACATATCTTTGTCTTTATTGTAACAAAACGGACATTTCGCATTACAACCACCTGGAATCACAAGTTTAACTGTTATCACCTTGTTATAATCTTTTCGTTCTATATATTTCACTTCATCACCTCACAGATATTTATTCTCTCAATCCATCCAACACTCTCATCAAAACGTGCCTTGTCAAATTCTTAACATCACCACTATATAATCCACACTCAATGTCACAAGTATGCAAAACTTCATCAAGAATTTTGTTTCTCTCTTCACTTAACAACCTTTTACAATTCTCATACTGAATATCATTTATCTCGTGAGCACTTCTGAGATTATTTTCCAAGCAGCGAATAACTTCAATCAGCTCATCTTTTGCCATAGACTTTAATGTGCTGTCTGAATATGTTTTTCTTCCATCACCTATTGACATGTTCCACCTGCCTTTACTATCTCAATTGCCTTTTTGAGAGGAATAAGATAATTATTACTGTTGCCACTTCCATACAGTTTTACAGAAGAGTCCGTTTTCAACTGCCCTACAACACCATCAATATAATAAGCTGTTGGTTGTCTTCGTACTAATTCGCGCCACAAATCTACGAGTGAGTCTGCACAATTTTTTCTTATAAACTCCTCAAATGCATCTGCATCAATTAATCTCATTTTACTTCTCCTATTCGTAATCTTCTGGATGTTCTTTATAGTCATCTACTACACTTTTCATATAACTGAAATAATCTCTTACAGAATCACTACTATCAGAAAATCCACTTGTCACTTCGTATCCATTATCGAACACTGCAAAGGTTAATAAACCCAAGCTATCTAGTCCTACTTCTATGTCACAGCCTTTATATTTACCTTTCATGATATTATTCTCCTAATCAGAATTATATATTTATTATTTACATCTTGATTTTATATACCCTAATTGGTTGCCCTTTGCTTTTATCACTTTCTTGTGGGTAATATGTATTACCAACCCATTTAAATTGTAAATATACTAATTCAAAATCGTTTTTATCAATACTACATTTTTCACATAACCCATGAAAATTTTTACTCAAATTAAAACAAGTTTCTACTTCATTGTCTTTGTACCAATTCATATTTATCAAAAATTGCGTTCTGTCATTACTGATACCACTATAAAAATTTCTCATCTCTACCTCCAATCTTCGCAAGAAAGAAAAAATTCTTGCTAATCCAACCATCTATTATCCAAATAATAGAATCCAAATACCATTCCACCGATTAAAATAACCCAAAAGATCCAGAAAATAATAATTGGGGAATCAGATTCTAATCTCTTTATTGTCTCATCAATAGTCAAATTATTATAAAATGATGTGTTATCAGAAATGGTTTTATCTTTCAAATCTGTAAAAATTGTTCCTTTATATTCAGTGCCAACACCATAATACTTATATCTCACATTACTTGATTCCTTGATAGTGTCAATATAATCAGTACCAGGTAAATCAATTTTATTACTTGTGAAATTTACTCCACAAAACGATATTTCTTTGCACTTAATGTCTTCACTTCCGACTTTATCCCAAGTCCAATATGTTTCTGTCGTATAGTATGTTTGTGATTTACCATTTACCGTTCTCGTATGTCTAACCTTTCGTGTATGTCTTGTATATCTTTCCTTAACTTTCTCCACATACATATATTCTCCACTAATTTCAGGATATGTAACTGTATCAACTGCTTTCAAATCACCATATACAAACGCATTACCAACATTAGTATCCATACCATATTGGAACATTTCTTGACTTTCTATCTTAACAGCCTTGTTATATTTCTCATTTTTATCCATTTGGTACTCTGAAATCTTGGAAGAAATCAGAATACCAAACAGAATCATAACTGCAATGATAGAAATACTAGCCAAAATTTCACGTTTTGTTATTTCAAAATCGCCAAAATCAAAACCTTTTCTACCATATCTCATAGACTAATCCTCTTTAAACAAATCCTGTGGAGCATCAACTGGTGCATTGTAATCCAGATACTCATATTCCTGCACTTCATATCCAAGCAATCCAAGAAGCTGTCTTGTAGGGAACTTTCTTACATATCTCTTATATTCCTTAATCTGCTTATTATAATTGCTGCGATACTCGGCAATAAGATTTTCAGTCATAGATAACTCATTCATAAGAGTCTTATAGTTCTCATTGGACTTCAACTCAGGATATGCTTCTGCAACTGCTGTAATAGCTGTTGTTACATTCTCAATATCTCCTGTTGATCCACGACCATCTGCAACTGCTGTCAATGTATCAGCTTCATGTTTGTCATACTGTTTTACGCAATCAGCAAGGTTATATACAAGATCAACTCTTCGCTTTTCCTGTACCTTAATATCTGATGACGCTGTATTTACCTGCTCCTCAAGTGCAATAGCTTTATTCTGCGAACTCTGTACACCAAATACAATCATCAAAATAACTGCTAATACTCCTACGCCAATAATTACTGGCACTTTCCAATTTGTGTTCTTCATTTAAAAATCTCCTTTATATGTAATTTTTTATATTTTGAGATTCTAAACGCCTTGTCTTTCAAGGCTTTCGTAACCTCTCAATTTGTTATTCTCTACTTTTTATTCATTTTCTTTATAAATTCACGATACTTCCTTGTATATTCGTAAGAATCTCCAAAAATATTATTAACAGCCTTATAAAGTTTCGGTTCATACTTTTGAATAATTTCAAGCTCATTCTCAAAATCTCTTCCAAATGGACAACCTGCACAACCTGTTCTTGGTAAGGCATAAACAACATAACAATCTGAATGCTCAACGTTATAAGCGTTTTCATAATCAATTTTGTCAGAATCTTTATACCAAAATAGAGGTCTATAATCATCGCATCCATCATCGCCTTCGCTAAAACAAGATTTATATGATGTGGCTCTAACACCACCTTCTGCTCTTCGCACACCAACTATATTTAATTCATATGTATTTTCTTTTATCAATTTATGAGAAACGTCCTTTTTTGCATACTGACAACATTTTGATGAAATTTTAAATGTTGGTGGATTTTCAATAATAAACTCTTTAAGCCATTTATTATTTGCAATATTAAAAGCATTCAATTTCTTTAAATTACACCACCATAGCAAAGCAGCTTTACACTTAGGATATTCCTTATATAATTCATCAAACGATTTATCTTCCCATTTAAAACCATGTCTTTGAAGTCTATCTATGTATTCAGCAGCTTGTTTGTTTATAAACGGTTGACCATATTGTTTGCACGATAATGGAATTGGTTTAATTGCTTTATATGGTTTGATTTCTATATTATATTTATTCTCTAAATACTTTAAATGGTCTTTTGTGGCTTGATACTCCAAGCCAGTATCAAACCAAACATATGTAACTTTATTATCCTTGTCACATCTCCAAACAATATCCAACATTACATCACTATCTGATCCACCTGAAATGGAACATACGATTTTTTTATATTTAGGACTGTTAATTTTTGACCATGCTATTATTAAATTGTCTCCTATTATTGAGTTTACAGGACAATCCTGTAATAATTCTTCAATTGTATTAGCTTTCTGTACCAATATGTACTTTCCTCACTGAAATTTATTTCATTTCAATGAGGTAAAGCCATACTTAGTGAGTGTCTTTTTACGTCACTATCACATTACTTTTTCGATTCATATAAACCAATGATCCGTTTTATGAATCATTGTGACAACCTTTGCTAATCAAAGGCATTAAATACATATGGTGAAAAGCTAACCAAGTGGTAGCACAGCCTCACAGATTCGTTCAATACTGTTGACTTCACATTTTATCATTTTATGATTTGGATTATCTTTGTTATAATCCTGAATAAACATATCTATCCAAAAATCTACATACTCATCATCTGACTCAGAATCCATTACAGTATATCTATCAACTGTCTTGTAATTTCCTTTTTCTGTCACATAAGATAGATTTATCTTATAAACAGGTAAGGTAATTTTTGTTTTTAAGAAATTTTTAGGATGAATATTTTTCAATTTTCTTTTCAAATCTTCATCAAAAATTTCAAACGTATCAATTCCAATCCTCAATGAGCAATTTTCAAAAAAATCACTTGGATGCACTACTTTTCACCACCTTTCTTATATTTTATTCTCTTGTTTACTGGGATTCCCATAGCCGAATGGCTTAGATATGATTAAAAATTTCCTATGAAAGATTGGTTTACTGCGAAACCACTACTTACTCTTCTTTACAGAAGTATTATTAACTGACTTCTGAATATTCTTCATAAGCTGAATATTGTCGTTAATCATAAGTGCTAATGCCTGATCCTCTGTAAATCCAACATTTATATATGCATCAAACATATTTTTCTTAGTTCTCGCCTGAATTGCAGGATACTCAGTATTCTCAGAATAATCCTTTGCAATGATCATAAGTTCCTTCAGAACATCATATATAGGCTCTTTATACTTTGTAATGTATGTCTTTACTACCTCTCCTAAACTTTCTGGGTTCTCTGCTAATAATCTTAAAATTGTTTCCATGTTTAATATTCTCCTTTATAAATTTTTTGTTATTCTCCAAACTCACAAGTATCACATGTTGAAAAATACTTATCGTGGTCTATGCAGCATTGTGGTCTGCTATCATCTTCATATTTTTCTTTCTTAAAATTTATATAAAATTGTTCACATCTACAAGTCAACATAGACGCAATAGACATTCCGTGAATAATAGCCATTTTACACTGATTGTTATCTTTAAACACCGTGGAATCAACCATTTTATCAAATTCTTCTGAAGCGATATAATCCAATACTTTCTGTTGTAGTTCGGTTGAATCAATAAGTACTTTATAATTATCCATTTAGCACCTCTTTTCATAAAATCCAACGATATGTTGCTTTCCTGTGAAGTTATCTATAATTCATTCTTCTCTCAACTTCCCGATCATTTTCTTCATCGTTGAAACATTTGTAAGCAAGAGTCATAGGGTAGTTAGAGTCTTTTGCTCTGTCCCACATCATAAATTCACACCAGTTCAGCTCTTTATATCCATCTTTACTGTCATTACACCAGTTTGGATCTTCAAATAAGCCATCAAAAACACTCTTCCAAGAATACTTTTTTCTCTGAACATTTCTGTCTTTGATAATAGTTGATTTGTCATATCCTTTTATTTCTACAAGAACATCTTCACAACCTACTCTCTTACAGAGTCTTACAAACCACTTCATAAATTCTCTATAGGTTTCTTCAAATTCTCTGTCTCTTAAAGCTGCATTTACAACAAGAATGTATTCATCTTGTGTTTGTAACCATCCTCTACTGCGACTCTTATTGCCATATCTATCTACCAGGTTGTTTGTCACTTCACCAAATTCATCACATGAGCATGAACTGTTATAACCATTTTTCTGAATAATATATACATCCATATCACCTTCAGAACCCGTCACTCTTGGTAGATGGTTTAGCACTGTTTCAAGAATATATCTCTTCTCAGGTTGTGTTCTACCCATAGGACGAACTGTTATTGTACCCTGAATATAAGTCCAACTAGACATTTTTAAATACCTCCTTGTTTAAATATTCTCTCTTTATCACCAAAGGAAACCTGAATTTACTTACCAATAGTTACTAGAATTATTATCATTATGTTCAAAATCATCTGCTGTTTCTGAACACTCTCTTGATAATTTCATTGTATCTTCATCATTCCAACCATATTCTGAATCAAGTCTATTAAGTCCTAAATGTTTCTTAATGTCATCCTGATTGGCTAAAATCTGACTCAATGCCTGAAATAACAATCTTGTTTCTTCGTCTCTCATATATCAAACCTACTTTCTGTTTACCCATTCCTTAAACTCATTAAAATCATCCTTTGTAAGCACAATATCAGAATAATAGAAATCTTTATTTCTAATAATCGCCCAAATCTTCTTCAACTTCTCAAAAAATGGTCTTTGCTGTGTATAAAAATTACCGTTTGTATATGTTAAAAAGCATATTCGCCATCTCCACAATCATGAATCTTAAAGTGGATACCTTCATCGCAGCCACATTTGCAACTTACAATCAACTCATCATCTTTGAAATTTTTAAATACTGCCATCTTAATCTCCTTTACTTACAATTTCCAAGTCCAACCTTGTAATAGTCTTTTTTAAATATTTCCATAACAATCTTCTCTACTTAAAATTTCCAAAATATCATCTTTCATATCAATAGTAACTTCTTTTTTAAATCTCCCTATAGTATCATATAGAGATAGATAATATTTATTTCCACGCTGCTCTAAGTCAAGATTCTCATTCTCGAATAATAATACTCGTCTCTGTTTCTTCATTGGTTCATTCTCTACCTTCAAGTTATTTAATGCGTCTTTTGAACCTACAAAGACTGGTGATTTTAATTCTTCAAGAATACAGCTAATATCATCATCTAAATGATTATCGTCATTCGTATGACTATCAACTGCTCTAATAACATCTTTCTCAAATAATAATCTATTTGCCATTTTAATATTCTCCTTTCCACTCACCTAATTCATAGAAATCGTTAATCTGTTCATCCAACTTTCTAACCTGTTTTCTCAACTTACTCTCTTCTTTCTTACGGTCTGTTCTCTGACACCTCTTCCATAATTCATCACGCTGCTTAGTTAATTCTTCATATTTATCCGACATATCAATCTCATTTACAACAGAAATTTCAATCTTTTCGCCGCAATGAGGACAAAACTGGATTGGATAATTGTCTGTTTGCTCCCATTTATCTTCATACGATGTAATGACTTCTGTATGTGAAGTGCAGAATCTTGGAATGTATCTTTCGTCACCCCAACAATCATCGCTATGAACCAAATCTTCACCTGTAAATATAATAGCTTTATCATTCTGAATTTCATCACAACAATACTTAAATGATTTATACTTGTATGAATGAATATCATTGAATTTCAATTTGATTAATTCTATCTTCATTTCTTTATTCTCCTAACAAAATTCATTCCACCAATCAAAAAATTTATGGATGTGCTGATAACCATTATGCAACCCACCTTTATATTTACGTATTTTCCTATTAGATAACTGTTTCAAATATTTACTTTTCTTACCACGATACAATCTCTGATAATATGGCTTTGGATTTTTAATATAGCCAAAACCCTTAATCCATATTTCATCCACATATCTAACAGGCGTTGGATCATAACCACCAACAGTTTCATATAAATATCTGAGGTGATCCTGATGTTTCAAATATCTCTCACGTTTATTTATTCTCTTTTTCTTAGAATGATTCTTATAATTTTCTTCGTCTTGCTCATACCAATCACTGCAATGACCAAAAGAATAAACTTTGCCACCAACTTTATCACACCAAACAAACTGTTCTGATTGATTGGCTCTATCTTCATCTGGATATTCACCATATACCGATTTATACATTTCTGTTCTTAGCGTAAAATCTTCAATTCCATAAGGACAATCTCTACATTTCATCAAATCACCTCTTATATTTTATTCTCCTAACTCCCTGCCACACCAAGGACAATACGCAATATATTCTTTCTGATGGACAAGTCCATCATCATACTCATCTCATTCAGATGTTTCAATATCCAAATAGTATTCATTTGTTAATAGGTCAATATATATCCGATTGTCAGGTGAGTTATAATCACAACGGTTACACATACATTTACCTCGCTTTATCACATTCATTGAAATCTAAAAGCATCTTATACTTATATTCCCCAAATCTTTCTTTCCAACGTTGCCTTGCTTTATCAGTATCCCAACCAAAAGGCATCATATGATAGTTGATAAGAAAACATATGTCACCAATATTTTCGTAAAATATACCTGATAGGTTCTCTAAAATTAAATAAGAACCGATTGCATGATATTCATAGTAATGAGCTATGCCATTCTCATCAAATGTTTGACAATACATTTTTCCAAAATCGTGTAATAATGCAGCTATATTATATTTTGCTGGATAGCATTTACTACTAAATAACTCATACGTATGAAATGAGTGATTATATAAATCCATAGTATGATGAGGGTTTTTCTGATCAAACCCTTCCATCATAGAAAACATTTCTCCAAGAGTTAAACGATTCTCTTTATGAAATACATTTATCTGAATCTCATCAAATTTTTCTTCGTAAAATGGGATCTGAAATCTTCTAATCTGTTTATCCAATACTTCATTAGGAACAGGATGCTCACGATTTTTATTATCAATCTTACACTGTTCAAAAGGCTTTGGAATAATCATACACACTTTTCTGATATTTAACCCATTCACTTTCATCATAATTGCTCTGCGAGATTTCATAGTCAGATTAGTTGCATCAGCAATCACATTCTTTTTATTCTCTAAATTCTTGCGAATTCTATCATGAAAAATTTTAAATACTTCTTCATTATGTTCCTGGTCTTCGTAATTACCAGTCAATTCTTCACGAATTGCATCTGATGATACGATTATTGTATTTGGATTTTCATTAGCAATCTGAGTGGCAATGGTTGATTTGCCACTACCACTCAAACCGCACATGATATACAATGTAGGTTTATTCATAAATAACTCCTATCCGTTATGTTTTAATAAATACTCACGACTTACATTTTTAAAACTCTGCTGCCCATCAATACTGCGATATACAAATCCCTCTCTCTTAACCTTTGGATTTAACTCACTATATCCATCAGCTTCAAGTTTCATCTCTTCCATAGTCTTAGGTAACTCATAAGCCGTATCAATAATTGGCACACTTTTTAATCCATGACTCTTACAGAAATCAGCCATTTCTACAGTTCCAAGTCTTGTACCATCAATAATCAGATTGAATACAAATAACTTATTCTCTGTAAATTTATATGGATTGCCCTGAACCGAGCCAACTCCTTCACCTTGTAACACAACTCTGTTATAGTCATTCTCTGTTGCAAACTGTGTAAGAATCTTTTCAATGTCATATTTATCAGCCAATTCCCAATAAATATTTGACTCGTGATAACAAGCCTGTTCTCTATCAGCCTGTCTTACATTTCTACTGCACACAATAAAATCAAATTTGTTCTTGTCCTTCTTTAATCTATCAACTGCAAATGTACAACTTGTGCCATCGCATTTCTCAGTCTTAATCCACTTTTCTGTACTCTGAAGATAAAATGGTGCATTCTCAATTCTCGTCTCGTCTGTTTTGACAATCCAATCTGGGAACTTCTTTGGATTATCTTTCTTGCGACCAAACAATAGAAACATAATCTTACGACCAATGCTGTATCTCATAATCCTTCTTACAATTGGGTTGGCGAATAACTTTGGTCTACGTTTTGCCATTGACTTATATTTAGCATTTGGATCAACCTTATTGGTCTTTCTTACTGCATCCTCTTCTGAAGCATATGTAATCTTCAAAGCTTCTGTAACATCATCACCAATATTTTTATCCTGTAATTCTGGGAAAAGTGATAATGGTAAGGCTAATCCCTGGCTAATTACCTTGAACTTGCCAAGTTTCATAGTCTTAACTTTGAATTTCTTATTTGCTAAAAATGCAAATCTATCATCTGTTTCAGGACACTTGCTGTCAATTTCAATATAAACAGCCATATCTCCTATATTAAACTCGCCCTTCTTAGCGATACAAACCCATCCTAAAACTCCAATGAGTTCAATATTATCAGCCCCTTCAATCGGTCTGATCCACTCAATCTTTTCTACATGTGCTAATGCTCTTTCTTTGTTCTCCAAGTTCCTCTTACCTTAGTAAGTAGTGCGCACTTTATCCTATAGGAACTTTTCTATTTTTCCTTTCTTTTTTAATCTTCTAATTTGTTACCTTTTGCTTCATTACAAAGCTTACACATTGTTTGATAGTTGCTAATATCATCAATACCACCTTTTGAACGTGGTAAAATATGATCTTTTGTCATTAAAATTTCATCACCATTATCATCAACTGCATACAAATTCAGATGATAACTCTTATCCTTTAAATGTCTTTCTTTTGCAAAATATTTTCCTTCAATTCCACAAACTGCACATTTACAGCCTTTAGTGAAAAATGTTTGGTATCTTTGACTATTACCTTTAATCAAATCACCATCAAAATCAACTTTTGCATTTCTTTTATCTTTTTCAAACAAAACATCCTTTGTTTTTTCTCTAACTTCATCAATAGAGTAAATTTCTTTGCGAATCAAATCCTCATGTTTTAATTTTTGCTTTAGTTTTGATTTGCAAAATTGCTTAGTTAATAAAACATTACAAATATCTTCATTACTCAAAATATTCAACAAATCATCTACTGTTTTAATCTGGTTAGGAATATAATCAGAAAGTAAATGTCTATTCCAAACAATCTTAAAAATTTCTGTATCCAAATTTGGTGATAATGGATTATTATTTTTAGGAAAACTCGTATTTAAGAAATCTTCAATAGTTTCATATTTGTCTAATAACTCCTTATCATTAAAACGATAATGAAATTTAAGACCTTTAAAAAATTTCTTTTTGCTCATAGTGACATCTCCTTTAAAATTTTATTGTCACTTATATATTCTCTCTTTTATTTGGGAATCGTGAGCAGAAACGCTCTTAGATGGAATCATTTGAAATGCTTCTTTCTTATTTCTCATATAAAGCTTTCTGAAATTGTTTTCTAAATTTCTTACAAGCTGATTCATTTTGACTATCTGTTAATACTCCATGTATATAACAATACTGAATTGAATATAATAACTTTTGTAATCTCTCAGCGTCTTTACCGAGAGTACATCCTTGTTTATTCACATACTTTTCCAAATTATCAAATAACGGATCAAAATTACTCATATCTACAACTTTACCCATATTCTTATTCCCCCATCTGATCTACAATACTTTGTAACTTGTCAATATACATCTGTGCATATTTTTTATGTGATAACTGTTTAATATTAGCAGGTACAAAAGCTAACTTTGCTTCACCAAAAACATCATTATTTGAATAAACTTTCATAAACTGACACATAGTTTCAACATCAATCCAATCTAAATCTGGCTGAAAACAAATCACATCACCCTTCTGTGGATGCAGTTTTCTAACCTTAATAAGTGTTTGTTTAAATAACTTCTTTTTCTGTCTCTTGTTCATTCTTGCAATATTCTCCATTCCATAAATCTACAATTGTGTCATACTCCCAAGACTGATTAAATTGTATTCCACACTCTTCACACCCAACCTGATATTCATTCATTTCATCATCATCATATGGTACAAACAAACCAATAAGATATGCTTCATTACCACAGAAGGGACAATTCCTTAATTCAGGTTTATTATCTATTGGGAAATCACTTTTCATATTTCTCACCTACTTTCATAGCCAAAAGAAACGTGGTTTTCCTACTTTACTTCTAAGTCTTCCATAATGATTTGTTTTGGAAGAAAATTCCAACAATAATAACTACTACTAAACGTTATCTTACTTTGTACCTCTCCATTATTCATAAATTTCATTCTTTTATCAAACATCAATAACTGTAAATCTCTGTCCTTAAATAACTGTTTTGGAGCTGCGTCATTTAACCAAGTGTTACTCATAATAAGTGCGAATGGTTTGCCAAAACTTAATGCTCTTTCAAATATCTTTCTTTTATTAGTAAATGGTGGATTACTTACAATACAATCCCAGTTCTCATCAGGTTCATATGTATAGAAGTCTTGTTCGTTATCTATATGAGTAGCGATTACTTTGTGACCTGCTTCTCTAATTTGTTTAACAAATTCACTATTTTCCTTGTCAAATGGACACCAAACCGTTGCTTCTTTTGGTATATATTTTACTATCGGTTTAACACCGTAATTTGGTGTCATACATTCGTCATTGTTTCCTTTGCTATATAATATTTTTTGACTATTAATCTTTGTCATTTTTTCAAAAAGGTACAACGTTGTTTTATTCTTGCAAGAAACCTATACCTTTCTTAATATTTTTTGTAATTACATTTATATATTCTTTTAATTCTTGTTGTCTCCAACCTCTGAAAGCCTTTATTTTAGGGAATTTCAGAGATTGAGATTTTAATTTACTGTACAAATAGCTTAACGCTCGATAAATCATCAGCATTAAGCACAATTTCTTCCTTGTTGTACATTGCTCTTACTTTATTCTCTGCATCTTCTTCATTGTCGGCTTCTACCTCTACTATTCTACTTAATAATTCTTCTATATTAACTTTGTATTTCATATTCACCCTCCTAGATCAATACAAGCTTTGTATAATCGGGCTTTAGATTACTCTTATGCCAAACAGCGTGCATATACTCGATAGAATCTGTACTACCACGTTTAGGTACTCCATCTTTATCAAAAATTGTATATCCATCTTTGTCTTTCTTATCTGTAAAACCAATTCTAATATGATGTACAAAAGCCCATTCAGGCATATATTTTTTAAAGAACCATTCTCTTGATTGACTACCAAAGAAATTAAGTCGAAGTAACATAATCACATATCCATCATCATCTACATCCTGCAACGCTTTTTCTATAATATCCGTTGCAATAGCAAACGGTGGATTTGTAATAATGATATTAGGTTTGTAAGACAACTTTTCCTTTAAATAATCACACTTATTTTCAGCAAAACTATCTTCTCGTAAATCATATGTATGTATTTCACAATCCCCATAAATATTCTTAATGGCTGTTGGATAGCTCATAGGGTGATATGCATCTTTGTCTGTTTTGGGATTACCTCCTGAAGTTGGATCAACGATAATAGAACTGTTCCAATTTAACGGAACAACTTTTTGAAATGATTTTAAAAATAATTCAATATCACTAATAGGAGTGACATAATAATCTGCAATATGTTCATCTCTTGCATTACTTCTATTTGTACTACTCAAATTTGTTCACCAATAGTAGCTGCGCAACTTTACTCACATGTGAACATTTTTCCTTTCCTTGTTTTGTAATTACGTTATTATATTCTCTATTTAATTTACTATATAAATCTTTTTCCCACAGTAAGGACAAAATTTGAAATGCCTTATATAATCCCAATTTCTAAAATCATCTTCGTCATTATTACATCCTGGTTTATATAACCCGTCTGTGCTATACTCAACACCTTTATCTCTAAGACTTTCAGTATCTTCCCATTTACAATATTCAGAAGAATCTATATACCTACGAATAATTATCTCATTACCATTCATACACATTTCCATAGGTTGACCTTCAAAATCCTCATTTATAAGTGGGAACAGTCGTCTTCTAAACTCTTTTGGAATATTAATTCTCCCTAAATCATCAAACCTTCTAATAATACCTGTTTCTTCCATAATTGCCTCCTAAAGAAACCAAAATTTCTTGCTAGTTTTTTATAATAAATAATTTTTCAACAGCTTTACTTCTACTGTTTTTATCAAGCGTTGTTGTCAATTCTTTACTCCAGATACAATCAAAATCTTCAGGCGCATTATATTCACTACAAAGAACAATATTGTTTTTACTCATTTTCCTAACCCAATTCCAATATTCTTCGTGATTAAAATCATCTTTATATTTTGTTGTATTTGCATACGGAGGATCGCAATAGATTACTGCATTTTTGACATCAATTGATTTATAATCGACACAATCATAGAATATATCTTTAATATTCTCTGCTTGTTTCAAGACATTTCGTACAGCTTCATCATAATAATTTCTATCTGTACCAATTTTTGTATGAACTATACCAGCATAGCCACCAAACCATTTTGCATTATAAGTGGCACAAAAACCACATAATGCAACAATTTGTTTTGGAAATTTATCTTTATTGTCTTTTACTTCAGTGTAAAAATCTTTAGACATATCAATTACTTCCAACGGATTCCAGCCACTCTGAATCTGCTTCCAAAACTCAATAAGATATTCGTTGTTATCATACCCATATTTCTCATTACACTTGATATGCTCAATCATGTTTGAGCCTCCCACAAACGGCTCTATGTATTTTGTTATTTTATTCTCATCAATATATCTCTGAATAATCGGTGCTACTTGCTTTGATATTCGAGACTTTGAACCCATATATTTCATAAATTACTTGGAGTAAGGAATTCCTTCTTGTGTACACGAACCTCGTCTCCTTTCATTATTATTGTTTATTCAAAAATATTACCTAACAACTCCATTTTCTTCTCTTTTGAAAACTTTGTCATATTTAAAAAGTTAATCATTTTTTCTGGATTGTCTAATGATTTCACATACTTTTTCTGATATTCTTCTGGCATCTGTAATATGTATTTAGTACCACCATACTTGTCTACTAGGGTTAAATATAAATTATTCAGTACCTTTTTATCTGTCACCAATTCAATATGGTTAATAAGAAAATCAGTAATTATTGGACGTTGTGGAGCTTTCAAATTACTTACAATTGTCTGTAAAACATCTGGACTCAGTTCCTGATAATGGCATATTTTTGAAAAGTATACTCCGTTACCATCTTTATTTATTTCTTCTGCTATTTTTACAGCATACTTCTGTGAATTCAATAAAGGATTTCTTAATACAAACTGCCAAGGAATTTCGTCATAACATGAAAAATACTTTGTATCAAAAGGGTGTGCAGCCATAGAATAAGTCCAAAACCTCAAATTATTCTCATATGTTTCACCGTTACAATTATAATGTGCATACATTGTGTCAAAAAATTTATCTAATAACCTTTCATCCCATTCGTGAGGAAGAACAATGCTTTCTAACTCATCGGGTATTTTAACACCTGCAAAACGCAATAGTGAAATAACATCTTTTCGATTGTTATAGAAATTTACATAGATTGACCAAAATAAAGGTACATCATATGCATTCTCATCAAATGTCTTTACAAATAACGATTCAATCAATTTGTAAACATTTTCTTCTGAAATCTGATTTGTAATAATCTGTGTTACTTTGTCATTTTCAACAACTACTTTATTTTTCTTCTGTAGTTCATCATTCTTTTCTAATAACTTTTTAATCTCTTTTCTCAACTCTCTATTTTCACTACTCAGTCGTTTAATCTCGTTTGATGTGTCAGACTGGGCAGATTCAATGAGATAATTCTTCAGCTCTTCAAATTTTTCATTAAATTCTGTATCGTTCTGCAAATCTCTCGCTCCTTTCAATGTATTATTCTCTTAATTATTGTGATTTTTGAGCGACTTGCTCTTAGATTTTCCTATGAAACTTCGGTTTACTGTGTCTTTTGTAATATCATTTATTTACTATGGTAAGTCAACAATATTGTATCTAACAGTACCATCGTCATATTTCTTGGTTTCTAATATTCCATCAACATATTCTCCAATTTTGTCTGAATATTTGTTATATGTATTACTACCAGAAATATTATATTCTACACCGTTATATTCAACAGTAATTCTATAAACTGCTGGATGCGATTGTGGTAACATCGTTTTAGTCGCAGGACTATAATGCATTGTTGTATAAGCAGCCCTGTGATATTCATCTATTATTTTTACTTGAACTGTAGATGTTTCGGTACTAATGCATTTTGCACAGCCAGTTAATATAAACATAAATGCTAATAGTAAAGCCAAATTATATAAAATTTTCTTCTTCATATGATTTATTCATCCTCCTTTAACACAAGAATTGCTTTATAGTATCTACTATTGCATGAACTGGATTCTACTTTGTATCCATCATCCAAATAATCATTCATAGCATTCTCAAAATCATTGCTGTTTTCCATTTCTAAAATTACACAGTTCTTCATATGGCTTATTCTCCTTTGCTATATCCAGTCTCTTCAAGAAACTCATCAAATTCCTCTTTTGTCATATTGTTTGGATAATACATATCTACCACCATATCAAACGGCTTCAAATAATTATCCAACACATCTTCGGCATCTTCTTTTGCTTCCTGCATTTTCATATTGATATAATCTTCTCGTGTCATGTTCCATGCCGTAGGACAATCCGTGACACTCGAAAATCTACAATATAATCCATTTGGCTGTTTTGATACAAATCCTGCCATATTATTCTCCTAACTCTTTTAGTGCATTAACAAGTTCAGCGAGTCTTGGATTCTCAGGATGCTCCTTTGCCATCTTTTCATATAAAGCAATATTATTCATCTTTTCAATCTCAGACTTTAATTCCTTCTCAATAGAAGCTTTCTGCTTTGCAATTTCTTTCTGACGATTTTCTTCATCAATTCTTGCATTATATCCATCCATATTAACAACACCAACGACCTGAGCTGTTACATTCTTACCATATTCTTCAACTGTCATTAATTCTTTTATAATACCAAGAACTCTATTGTCTTTTCCTCTTGTATTTACTACAACATATACTGGATGCTTTGATGGGTCTTTCTCTACAATAAGATTTCTTTCATCTTCATATAAAGCAAAACCATAGTCCTTTTTACTATAATCCTCTACTAAATTAACAATTGCTACCTGCTCAAAACCTGTCATTTTATTATCCTCACTTTCATCTCTAATAATATTCAATTCACTTCTACTAAACCAATAGAATCCATTGGAACTTGCTGCGTTGTACATTCCGTCAATCTGAACAGCTATTGAACCACTTGTAGTTTTAATAACTTGTCCATATCGACCAACAATATTTTCTTCTCTGTATTTTCTTTTATCAGTATATGTAACTTTTACTCGTTGATCTTGATATTCGTTATAATCGTATATCTTACTCATTGTGTCACCTCCTGTCGTATTATTCTCCAATCAATATCCACAGTCTTCTTTTTCTACTAACTTTCAAGTTATCAATAAAATCAACATTATCTAAACTCACCATAAGATTAGGTTTATTTCTTCTAATTTCACTAATTGAGGGATAAATGCCTAATTCCACAAGAATTCTCGGAAGAAATCTCTCATTTGTATAATAAGTTTTTTCTTGCTCAATTCTGTTCCAATCATTTTCATCTAGTGCAAACATCTGCTGTGGCTCGACTATTGGATTTCCTATTACAATATTCTCTATATAAGCCATAATTCACCTCCCAAAAGTTCAAAAGAAATCTATGATTCTTGACCTTCAAGAACTATATAATTTTTATCATTTATAGATAATGTACCTGCAACATTAGACGATTTGATTAAAGCTATCGCTACATCCAGTACTACATTGGCATCCTTTATATCATCTGCGTATTCATACTCATCCCACTCTTCATTTACATAAGATTTTAGATCTTCTAATACCTCAATTTGTTTTTCTTTATTCATTTATTCTATCCTTTCTGTCTTAAATAGATCTTCTACACCTATGAATTCAACACATTCTGGAATAACAAGCACACCTTTCTTAATGTTTTTATAAATCCATTCACCTGTTCTCTCGGCTTCGTCAAATGGTAAATCAGTTTTAAAAAGAAATACTCTTGGAATTGTACCTGTAACAGCAGATGAAACATTCGGTATTTTAATCAAAGTCTCTTTTGGAATAATTGGTTCTCTGAATATGAGCTTTAGGTATCCTTCACCCACATTTTCTTCACTAACAAATCTATACCCAAGGTTTTCGTATTTCTTAATTGTATCTTTTGCTTCACATATTTTTACACCAATTGTCATCTATTTATTCTCTTCATCTTCACCTAAAATTTTCTTTCTTAATGAGTTCCAACCATCATCGTAGCCATCACAATATTCATCCATATATTCATCATTGTGAGTCTCTTCTGGCAATTCTTTTAATGGACACCAATTTGGTTTTTCTTGACAATATTCATTTTTACTATCAACCATTCTACAAAGAGTATTATCATTTGGCTCATCCATTAATTCACAACATGCTTCGATACCTTCTTGTATTTCTCTACAAAAATTACAATCACAACAAGTTCCAGGCATATCTAACACTAAAATAGCTTTACTCATACATTTAATCCTCTTTTCTTGTTTTTTATATGTATTTATTCTCTGAAAACTTAGAAGAAATTCCGCTTTCCTGCGAACTTCATATTATGTTATTCTCTACTCGATCTTCTTCTCAACCACAACAATTGTATCATTGTGCCAGCCGCCATGCGGAACAAGTAAAATTTCCTGAATTTCAAAGCCATACTTCTTACCAATACCACCACTATTCCAGCTACAAGTAATTACAATGCCATCTTTCTTTACAATTCTTCCTATCTGCTCCTTCTGTTTAGACCAATATGAAGCTTGTGTTGTCTGCATATTTACTGTCTGTCCAAGATTTTTGTAACATTCGCTTACCTGTCGTGGCGAGTATGGTGGATCATATAACACTGTATCTACTGAGTTATCATCGAACAGCTTTAAGAAATCCAATGCATCCATATGGTAATCAGTATCATATTGTGTATCTAAGTCATTTGTCACTGTTGCCAATTTATTGCTATTAGCAAACGGATCAACAATCTTACCAGTTGCATATTTCTCAATTAATTCCTTAATTGGCTTAATTAAAAATGTATTACTATTTGGCATCTGCCAGACTCTATTTATTATCATTATGTATCAGGAGTAAACGCTGCGTTTTCGGTATACCAAACCTCTTACTCCTTTCTTTTATTCTCTTAATCCGCTCAAAATCCATTCAACAGTAGGTTCATTCCATCCATTGCCCATCAAACTACATCTTTTTGAGTATGATAACCAACGACCATTAAGCTGAACTTTTGTAAAATTATCAGGTAATCCCTGTAATCTTTCATATTCAACTTCTGTAAGTTTTCGTGGTCTATCGTTATCTAATACTTTTTTCTCTTGATAACCGCCTGACACGCATGTTAATGTTGACATTTTGAAATCTGGATTATAAATTCTTTTACACATTTCTGTTGTGTTGACCTTTAGTTCAGCACATACACGCTTATTCATATCCAAAATCTCAAAGTCCTTCTTGTAGAAATACTTCTCACCTACATTATTTTCCATAATATCTTTCAAAACCAATGGAGATTCTTCAGGCAATTCACCTAGCGGTATGTTTGTCCAATAATATCTCTCACGATTCTGAGCTGAAAAAATTCCAGAATCAATCAAAATAGGTTCAACACCAATACATTCTGTCATTGTTTTCAAATCTTCATCACTGCTTGGTATTACATTTTCAAACATGAAACATTTGGGTTGAATTACCCTAAGACACTCAATCGCTTTAAAGAAAATTCCTGACTTACCATCGAGACCATTGTTGACTTCTTTATTTTCAATTCGTACTCTTGAAAGAGACTGACAGCACGTACCTGCCAATAGAAGATCAAATCCTTTGAACTGTTCAAAATCCGCTTCATATAAATCACCATGGTGTACCACAAGCGGAAAATGATACTGAGAAACTGCTATGGCTTCTGGTAAAATTTCATATGTATGATATTCTCTTATAGGTATTCCAAGTTGTTGTAACGCATATAATCCTGTTTCTACACCACCACATAAACTTAACACTCGTAGCCCTTGAGAATTATTTTTTTTATTATTCTCTGTCAAAATACATTATTTTACAGAGGTTACGTAACCATAATTACCTAGGAGTTACTGCTTAATTCCTTTCTTCTTAATATTATTTTGTTGTAAAATCCTATGGAATTTGCACGTCTGCAAAAACCATAAGAAAAAATATTTCTTGTTACTTTTATTTGGAAAATTTGGCTGAATCGCCAAGATAGAAATTTCTATATATAATTATTCTCTATCGAATTGCTATAAACACAATCCATGTTATAACAATTTGAAGAATATGTATTAACTGATCATGAATAAGATTTATATTTTTCTTATTTGCTTTCTTCATCTCTGCTCCATACAAGACCAAAATCACCAAGGATAATTAAGATATTTTCATCTTTATTACCAGAAAAATCTTTCTGTTCATAAAAACTATCCTTACTTAATCTTATAGGAGTTCCATGTATGTCACCTGTCACATATACCGCCATAGTTCACCTCACATCCATTTCTCAATCTCAGTAAATACATTACCCAACGAATCAACAATCATCAAATCAGTATCTCCGTTCAATAGCACATGGATTTTTTCTCTATTGATAACAATCAAATGTCTACCACTAAAATATGAGATGTAATTTGCTGCTGGATAAACCTGTAATGAAGTACCACCAATAATCAACATATCGGCTTTACTAATTGCTTCAACAGCACCATTTACAGCTTCATCAGGCAATTTTTCTCCATATAAAGTCACATCAGGTCTGATTAGTCCACCACATTTACACTTTGGGATAGCTTCTTTAGTATCGAATAAGAAATCAGGATGATATTCCATTTTGCATTTGCTACAATAATTTTTCTGAGTAGTTCCATGAATCTCAAATACATTTTTACTGCCAGCCTTCTGATGAAGTCCATCAATATTCTGTGTAACAATAGCCTTCAGCTTACCCATCTTTTCCATTTTAGCAAGTACCTTATGAGTAATGTTTGGCTCAATGTTTCTTGTATCCATCTTCTGACGATAGAATTCATAAAATACTTTTGGATTGTTATATAAACATTCTCTACTCAAAAGATACTCTGGCTCGTATTTATCAAACTGAACATCATGCTGATTATATAATCCATCCTTGGAACGAAAATCTGGAATACCACTTTCAGTAGATACACCTGCTCCACCAAAGAATACAATATCATTTGATTCTTCTATATATTCTCTCAATTTTTCGTACATACTATTCTCCATTCGTTATCATATTCAAAAACAACAACTCATCTTTTTTCAATGTAATGTCATAATCTTTCCACTTTTCCATCAGCTCTCTTGTATCAAATCCATGCGGAACTATAACGGCAAACCCATTCGGTGTCTTATACAATTTGATTTGATTAAACACGATTCCATAATTTGTAATATCATAGATAAATTCTAAAACTAAACTATCATCATCCACATCAAAATCAAACAACCACTTACTCTCATCACGATTCTGTACCTGTTGTGCAACAGATGCTAATGTGCGATTTAACCGGGTCATACTTGGTTTATCTCTTAACAGACGAATAACAAACTCTTCTCTGATTTTCTCTTCGTTTCTTGAATTAACCGACCTATACAACCTTGTCTGTTCACCAGGAACTCCTTCAGCTGCAAAACTCTTAAAATCTTCAATTACCTTGTCTTCATTCTCTCTATATTCAAGAATTGTTTCGGCTCGTTCTTTGAAATTTGGAATATCCTTATTGTCTTTATTTCGAGAACGAATTAAATATACATATAAATTTGACATTGTATTTATTCTCCTTAAATCCATCCAATATCTCTTGGTGTAATCTCAATATAACAATTTGGTCTATATGATTTTCCAAAATTTACACCAATTAAAATACTTGTATCTCTCAATGATATTTCTGTACTTGAAATCTTACAAAATTTTGTAATATACCATGGTAATTTATTCTTAATCCATGTCATTCTCATAGAATCGCTTTCAGAAATTTTCTCATACAGTGAATACATTTCATTTTTCTTTGTCACAAATTCTTTTCTATCCTCAATAATTTCATCCATACATTCCTGACGCATCTTGTAATACTGCTCGTCAAGACTCTTTGACAATTCAGATAACGATACCTGAATACTTTTTAATCGTTCATAACTATTTCTATTTTTCATGTCTTAGCCTCCAAAATCTCTCAAGAAATGTGCGTTTCTTTCTAATGCAAAATATATACCATATATAGTATATATTACTTATTTTCAATACTATATATGGTATATTTGTAACAATTACTCACTTAATTCTGCAAGTGCCTTATCCAGATCCTCATCAGACATATTTTCAAGTGCCGCATTCTGTCTCTTAGCCTTGATTTCAAGCAATCTCTGTCTCATCTCAGCATTTTTCTTAGCGTCTTCTCTCTTCTTTTTCTCATCCAACTTCGCGCTAACAATATACTTAACAATTTCAATCTTGTTAGAAATCTCCTCGTCTTCCTTTGACTTGGTATTCAGAAGACTTTCTTCCTCAGACTTTTTTGCTTCTGCATTGAGTGTCTTAAACACTGAGTCCAGATTTGTGAGAGATAAATCCCACAAATCAATTACGTTAATCATTCCTCTAAATGGGAACTGATAGTTTGCTCTTGTTGCATTGATAAATAATTCGTTGTTTGTCATAATAATAATCTCCTTTTCTAATTAAAACTTAATCTTCATTACACGCTCTGTTGCACCCTTAACCTTAACAACTAAATCTGCTCTCTTTGTCATAGAGAATCCAATTCCTGAAAGCTGATCATCAGTATCTTCTACATGACACTTAGCACCTAAAGCCTCAAATACTCTCTTATGCTTCATTAAATCATTATCAAGGAACTCAAGATAGAATCCATTAGGCTCTTCTGTGTTAACACAATCCTTCAGGAAGAAGAATAAATGTCTGTGACCAATTCCGTCCTGCTCGTCAAAATAGTTTGGACTATAACTGATTACTGATACAGGAACGAACTGATTTGTATTTACACTCCAAATCTCACGGCTTGAAATAGATGAATTTCCAGACAGATTTTCCTTAATTGAGAAGTTGCCATTCTCATCAAGTGTAACTTCTGCCACCTGAACATTACCAGAAACAGGTCTATTGTATTCAAACGCAAAAATCTCACCATTGAATTCAATTTCTGCCTTAAATCCTTTACTTCCTCTTGCTGCGTACTGATTTACAAAGAACTTGTAAACACCTGGCTTCATACGTGACATATCTGCCCATGTAATATTTTCCACAGAAGGTTTTCCTACCATCTGCTCCATAGGACGTGTAATATCAATATCTAACTGACCGCCACATCTTGAAGTATCTGGTTTTCTACAATTGCCAAAATAGATCTCGTTTCCATCAGGCTCTTTGCAATGTGCATCAAGGTCACTGTTGTCATTTTGTCCCTCATTCCACATGATTGAAAATCTGAGTACACCGTCAACATTACCTCCAGCAGCTTTTACATTCTGCTTCATATCAGAGTCAGTAATGTTTCCTGAATAAGCCCAAGACAATCCATTGTTCCACTTGAACATTGTCTTAGCATCTGGATTAACTGGTGCAATCATAGATACAAAGTTCTTCTCATGCTTATTCTCCACAAATGCTTCAATCTCTTTTGCAGTTGGAAGTACCTTGTCGATAAAATCCTGTGCTGAAATTTCCTCAACCTTAGAAAATTTCTTAGGACTTACAGCAACATCCTTTTCCATCTGACCGAAAATATCATCAGCTCCAACCATTCTTCTTGCAGCACTCTTATTTGAGAACAGTACATTATTTACAGTAATATCATTCAGATTAGCAAATCTTCTCTGTAATGAATCCATATATCCAAGTTCTGTGATTGTCTTCTTTGCATCTTCAAGCATCTTCTTTGTAAAAATAGCCTTTGGTCTTTTATAATTGCTCGGAGCGACAATCTGTTCATACTTCTTAACTGCTGTATCTAAGTCCATATCCTCACTTACATTGATAAGAAGTGTACCAATAGAATGATTTCTAATTCTACCAATAGCCATACTTGCTGTTACTGACTTCTTCCAAGCATATAATTCCTTCTCTGAATCAGAAGTGAGCTTATCGTATTCCTTCTTATACTTCCTGAACTCTGTGAGTACACTTTTCCACTCTTCACCCTTGTAAAGTGTATTTGAATTGATAAGTTCAAGAATTGTATCAAGTGCATCCATAGTAATTTCATCAAGAGAACGCTTAAATACATTTCTTGTATCTCTGAACTGTCCTTTAACTTCCTCATTAGAACGACTTGTTCTGTTCACAAACTTACTTGGCAACTCTAAGAAGAAATGATCCCACTGATGAGACTTACCATTGATTTCCTCAAAGTTAAAATCTGTACCAATCTTAGGAAACTTAGTTGTGTAAATATCTGTTACTGTATGAGCCTTTACAAAAGTATCAAGTGCATCACATACTGGCTGATATGTTGTGTCACCAAGATTTAATTCCCAAATCGTATGAATCTGGTTATCCTTGATAGTGACAGCAGAACCAATATTTTTAATAAACTGTCTACAACAACTGCAATCATGCTCTCTACGCTCTCTGAAAATCTCATTTGTACCAGCAGGGAAGCTATCAAGATATGTATTCCATAATTCATCTTTATCTACATTTACCTCAAATAAATGTGTTGCCTCTTTCTGCATTTCATCGAAGTGCTTCTGTAAAGCCTTCTTAAATTTCATAAATCCATCCATGTTTTGTACCTCTTCTTTCTTATATTTATTTTTTGTTAATTGTTTCTATTGTTATATTCTCCGTTTATAATCCAAAGGAAACGAAGTTTTCTTGTTAATTATTTGGAATATATTTAATCGTTCCATCTTCGTTTTCTTTTTTCCAGAATACTTGAATGTATATATCTCTGTTATAATAAAGTTCTTCTAGTAAAAATACATCATTAATATTCCATTCAACAGGATATACACCACAAAATTCAACAATAGATTTCACATTATCAAGCTCATACCAATCATCATTTAGATTCCAACAACCATCTATTGTATCAACTGTATATGTCTCATACCCATTCCTTTTAAATAGATCTTCAAGGACATCTTTTGATTCTTCTTTTAATAAAAGTATCTGAAATAAGCAATTTATAGTATCATTGTCTGCTAACCTTTCAGCAATCATATTCTGTATTTTATTTTTCCTATTTTCACTATGCATTTATTTTCACCTCTCTTCCAATTTAATGTGTTTTTGCTAATTCAAATATTTCATTCCAATCATCATATTCTTTTAATTTCTCTTGTTGAACTAATAATTCATATTCAGATTCAATTTCTTCTTTAGAGCCATATCCATTAAAACTAGGTATACTACCAATTAAATCTCCATGTTCTTCTAATTGACGAAATATAATAATATGTCCTTTCAAAAAATCACCCATATGTGAAGCAAAACTGTCAATCTGAATCAATGACTTGTTATCCCTATTTATGTAAATATCTCCAAGCTTCATTATTATTTTCACCTCGCAATCCAAAGAACTTTACTTCAATATTTCTATTTTAATTTCTGTTCCCTCATAGTTACCTGTTATATGCTTTTTGGCTACAGATATTCCCTCTTGATATTCATTAATAATATTCTCTAAAGATTCCATAATGTCATAAAAATCTTTAAGTAACCAAGGATGTGTATAAGATATATGAATTCCATCACATAAAAATCTCCAAAGAAAATTTTTTGCTTCGCTTTTACAACGCCATTCTTCTTCATATTTAAATTCCATAGAGCCAATATAATCATAATATTCAAAATCATTAACTACTACATCTCTATTAGTGCAACCAAGCTCTTCAGCATTCCTTAAACTGTAATCCCCATCTGTATATAATGTATAACTAATATTTATTTGCATCTTTTCACCTCCAATCATATGAAACGAACTTTCTTATTATTGTTATCTATGTTCATCTAACCATTCAAAGAATGTTTTGTTATATAAATTTGGAATATAATTCCTATTTCCTGTTGCAAAGTCAATAATATCCTCAATGAACTTTGCCGTTCCGCCAAAATTTAATTTAAGTTGGTAATATTTTAAACAAAAAATAATATACTCTTTGGTTTTCCTACTGCCATATTCCATATTATTATTTATTAGATTATGGTATTCGTCCTCTGTTAAGGTGTATTGTTTTATTGTTTTAGATACTTCTATTTCTTTTGTTTCCATCTTTTCACCTCACAATCCAAAGAAAGAGAATTTTAATCCTAAAATGCAGCACCACTCTCACCCTGATTAATTTCTTTACACTTCTGATCACACTCTTCCAATGTCTTAAACAAAGAAGTCTCTCCTCTATTTCTTACATTTACATATTCTCCAACAGAATTAACTTTATATTTAATTGTGGTTACATCATTCCAAATACTAGCCACAATTTTTCTAATTTTAACTTTATGAGGTACAACCACTGTCTGTTTACATACAATCTTCCCTGTTGTATTACACTGTTTACATGGAATTTCATATCCGTTGTAAAGAATCTTCTTTGTTCCTTTACATATTGGACAAATAATTTCTACATTTTCTCTTGCGTATGTATAACATTCTTCCCCAATTTCAAACTTATTGTCTATTGTTTTCATTTTAAAATACCTCCTAATATAATAAATAATGTGCCATACGAGGTTTGAACTTGTAACATCTTGATTAAGAGTCAGGTGCTCTACCAACTGAGCTAATGGCACACAGCTAGGATGGTGGGATTCGAACCCACGAATGTCAGAATCAAAATCTGATGTGTTGACCACTTCACCACATCCCATTAGTAAGGTGTGAGTTATATCACACCTTTTAATTAATATTAATAATTACTTATCTGTTACAACTGTATTGTTAGTTCCAGAAATAGTAACCCAACCAAATTTATTTCTTGCTTCGGCTTCCTTCATTCTTATAAGCTCATCTGTAATAGAAGAACTTAACTTATTATTCGCCTCTGCCTGTGCTTTGGCTTCGATTAACTGTGCATCAGCCTTTGCTTGTGCTTCTGCCTTAGTTACTTCTGCATCAGCCTTTGCCTTATTAATAGCTGTCTGATTATTAATTTCCTGAGTTTCGGCTGCCTGCTGTGCTGTAATCTTTGCATTAATAGCTTCCTGTGTCTTTGTATCAACGGAAATATTAATCAATGATACATTGCTAATCGTAATTCCATAAGGCTCGAACTTCTTATTGAGATAATCAGTTAATGTAGTATTTACATTTGCTCTTTCAGAACCAAGAATATCTGATACCTTATAGTTGGCAACAACTTCCTTAGTCCAGCTAATAATGTTTGGTTTGATGAAACTATCTCTTACTTCCTTACCAGACTGACCTCTGAATCTTGTAAATAAATCAGCTACCTTATCAGGACTATACTGATATGTAAATGTAAGATCTATCTGCATAGCCTTACCTTCAGATGAACTTGCTGAAAAGCTGTCATCGTCTTTAGAGTCTCCGTCCTTACTAGACGTTAAATAACTCTGTTCAAGACTCACCGAGTAAAGTGTCGTTTTTACAGTTGGTGACTTTAAATGCCATCCTTGTGTAAGAATATCGCCTTTTACTCCACCCGACATACTGTACTGTACGGCAATATAGCCAGCAGGTACACGCACACTTGACATAAGTAATAATATTGCTGCAACAACAATTACTACTACTGTTACTACTCCTCCGATTGTTTTCTTCATTCTTTTGTCTCCTTTTCTTCGTTATTATTTATTTCATCTGTCGAAAATACTTTATTTATAACATTGATAACAAACTTACCAATTTTTTCAAATAAAGGTGACAGTAGAAACCATAAAATTATTAATCCTATTAAAACTAATATAAAAAATACTGACATTTAACTATTCTCCTTTCCGTATTATATTTTTCTTCCATTAGCTTGATAATCTCAACATTTCTGTAACATCTATATTGAATAATCATTTTACTGAGTAAAATGTTGTCTTAACCGTGTTTTGTATCTATGTTAAATTAAACATATCTAAAACGAATATATAAAAGATATAAAAGAAAGGTTGGTTTTGTATCTATGTTAAATTAAACATATCTAAAACCTCAAATTACACAGATACTATTAACATAGATTCTGGTGAGTACTGTTAATTTAACAACCTCACCATTCAGGTGCAAAATCACCTGCAATCTTTCGATTGATAAAAGTAACACTTAGGCTACTTTATTATTCTCTACTTCATTCTTACTCTGTTCGTACTTTTCAGAGATACCATAATACTCTCTTGCTTCTTGTTTACTCTTCTCAGTAACTTGTCCACTTTCCATCCAAAGAGTAGACTTAGCAATGTTTCTGGCAGCATTAAAATCAGCATTAAAACCACGTTCATATTTTGTATGACTATCACAATTTTCATTGGCACACTCAAATACTGACTGTGATTTTCTCTGACCAAACTCCCAGCTACCACATACGCTACAAATCTGTGATGTATAACAAGGATTGATTTTTCTTACTTCTATTCCGTATTTAGCTGCTTTATATGTAATATAATCTTGAAGTTTATAATAACTCCAATTTCTCAGGATAAAATCACTTGTATCATATCCTGTTAAATTCTCAATATTTATGTATTTAGCATTATGTTTTAAAGCAAAATCAACGACTCTTTTACTTATCATATGACAATATGTTTCAACAAAATGTACTTCTGCTTTCTGCAATCTTTCTAATGCTTTCAGTTTCTTTGCTCTACCATGACCACCAGAAGTATTTCGTAATGACTTCTGTAATCTTTTTCTCTGAGCTTGTATTTTAGTTCTTATTCTTAGAAAATCATCTGCATTTCCAATTGCCAATCTCTCGTAAATATTATTGTTTAAAGCACACATAGCAGGGACTGCAATACCTAAATCAACACCTACTACTATATTTTCATCCAGCTCTCTAAGTTGTTTTGGAATAGATATTGAGAGATTTAAAATGATTGACTTACCATCAATTTCAATGCTACTTCCTTGCACTTTATAATTCTCTTCTAATATATTCTGTACGACAGATCTTAACTCTAATGACCTATGCGGATTGCCAAACACAACCTTAAATAAAATTTTATTAACCCACTTAATATATACTGCTAAATCAGAATCGTTAATCTTATCTAAGAAATTCTGATAAGTTTCATATTCGTGATAAAAAGTTAAGTTTCTACCTCTTGTAATAAGTGGATTGGTTCTCTTATAATTAGTTACTGTTCGTTCACCTTTAGCCAATCCATTCTTTAAAGCTGTGCTGAAATCCTGCTTGACCTTTTGAGTAACGGCTGATGGTGTGTCTACACCTGTTGCAAAATCAATATCTTTTAAAATGATATTAGAGTTTGTCATTATTTCTTTCTGTCTTGCCTTAAATTCTTTATTCTTAATATCACGATTGTATTTGTAATATTCACTCATAAGCTGTCCCATAAGTAAGTTACAAGCTTGATACTGAGCATACTGTCCATTTCTAATAAAGTCATACACTCTATTGATTTCTTCCTTATCTCCTACTGGAAATAATTTAATTTTTCTACAAATTGTCATTCTATCGTTTCCCATAATTTGTAAATCTCCTTTTATATTTTTGTAATTTTAAATATCTCTAAAACGGCTGTAATATGGTACTTTTGCCGACTTTCGTTTTATACCTATGTAATTTTAAATATCTCTAAAACCTCAAAGTTATTACACAGATTTTCATGAGTTGCATTACACTCACGATTCGGCAGTAAAATCTACCGCAATAGAATTGATTTTAATTTCATTTATATATTCTTTTAATGAGATGTAATTTTATATACTTCTAAAATTTTATAACTTGTGCCGATACATATTATGTAATTTTGCTAGTATGTAACTATACTTCCAAAACAACTGAAACATCTCCTCTCTGTTGCCAGATATTTTGTTAGTATGTAATTCCATATACTTAAAAACCTTAAATCACATATAAATCACATACTTTTCAATGAGTGATATAATCCTCACTATTCGGACTCAAAATAGCCCGTAGTCAAAAGACTAATTGTTATAGGATAAACTGGCTTGAATTAGCCAAATAGATTTGTTATAATAGAACATATATAGTTTATCCTATATTTTATTCTCTGAGCAGATTGTTTAGGTCGGCAAACTTGTGCAATCTGTTCTCTTCTATTTAATATCTTCCCAATCGGTTTCATCCTTATCATTAGCAAAATTCATGAATAAGTGAATATATAATTCAATAATTCGCTCCTTTGATAAGGCTTGTAACTGTTTTCTAAGTTCATTTCGCTTATTTGTATCTTTATCCATTTTATTATTCTCCTGTATTTTAGCATCTTACTAACAAGCTACTTATATCATCAGCAAGTACTTCTCTGTCAGTAACAATCCATTGACACCTAAAATCTCTATCTGCACATAACGAAGTAAAATCAGCATAACTTTGTATCTTATCTGGCTTTGCTATTGCTCTATAACACTGTTTTCTTCTTTCACATGTTTTGCTTGTACACATTGTAATATCTGGCATAGTTATTTTTCTCCCTTATACTCTTTTAAAATATCCTGTAAATTGCTATAGTGTGTATACATAAATTGACCATACCCATTATCTTTTTTGAATCCGTCTAATTGCATATATAAACAAATATCAGACAAGGTTTCCATTATTTCAATTTGCATTTTCTTTTTTTAATACAATACTTTTTAACAATGTTTTAATTAACACTAGCTGTTCTTCCTTTCTCCATATTATTTAAGAAATTTATGTAATTATCAAAATCTCTCTTCATATATCTATAATTTACTTCCTGCGAAGAACTATATGTCTTATCAATTGAATTCTTCTGATACTGTTCAATCCAAGTTGCAAGTTCTTCATCCTTATCAGTTTTATAAGCATAAGCTGTTAATGCCATTAACGCTGCTTCACACTGTTTATATAACGATGAATTTATATCAATATATACATCAACAAAATCTTGATATTCACTTATATCTTCATTCTCTATATCTTCTGCCACACTATTTTGAACAAACTGTAATACATCAGAACTACCCGTATTCTGTTCTGATATATTACTATCTGTTTCATCGTCTTCATTAGAAGACATAGTATTATTCTCTGTTTCAGAGATAATTTGTACTGTGTTTTCTGTTGTATTTTCAACAACTTCTTCGATTTCTGAATGAGTTTCTTCCTTATTTATATGTAAATATTCTTCCATAAGCTTAGTAACCATATCTAACTTAGCCATTACAACTTTTTTATCCTTTGTGCTTCGGTTGCTATCATATGTATCAAATGATTCATTATCATATTCTTTAAATGTCTTGCTATGTAATATTCCCTGAAATTCATTTAAGAAATCAGCAAATTTAATATCTTCTATGTTATATGAAGTAAACTTATGAAAAGCTGCCAACCAAATAAAGCTATTCTTGCTATTAAATAACTGTCCGTTAGTATCTTGATCTATTACTTTTTGTAATCTATTAAGTTCCTCTTCTAATATATTGAATTCCTCTTCTGCGGCATTTTCATTAAGATACTTAGCCATAGCTGCGTTTTTCTTCCAAGAATCAGAATGGAACATTAACATTAATGACTCTTCAACTACTCTATTTAATACTTCTTTCTTTCTTTCAGGTGCTGTATATTCACCACAGTCCAAGAAGAATCTATTCTTTGTAACCCTTTTAAGTGAATCTACCACTTTATACATCATCAAAACATTTTTCTGATTTGTATTCATACTTGTCTGCTTATTATATCTATCAATATGATAAGCTATCTCTTCATTAGTACAATCAAGATGCTTAACTATATCTACCTGGAAATTATCAAATTCTTCTCTTAACTCATCTGGAAGGTCTTTGTATTTCTTACCTCTTAAATCATACTCAACAACATTACCACTTCCATCTTCAGCCTGATAAGCTATCATAGGCATTCTCAATGATTTTCCCATTGCAAAGACATTATTTTTAAACTCTTCCAATACAGTTAATCTCTGTAATCCATCAATAAGCCAGTTTGTGAAACTATTTTCGTAAATCTGTTCACATAATTTAATTGAATCAATATCTTCATGTTTAATTACACTGGCAGCAAGTCCAGATTTTGCTTCGTCCGACCACTGATCAGGTTTTCTCTGTAATGGATGATTCTTATTGATTACATTTGTTCTAAACTGCTTAATCACCGTTCCTAACATTAATTGTGTCTTTACTACCTTATCTCTTCCTAACATTACTGCCATTGTAATATTCTCCCTTCTTTAATTAAATAATAATGATATGTATTCGTATGACTTTAGAATCTTCATACAGTCTAATAATTGTTGTTCTGTTATATGTAATAATTCCATAATTTCATCTCGATTGTATTCTTGAGAAAATAACTTTGCTACGCCTCTAACTCTTTTAGGTAAATTGCTAAGATATAGTTCAACCTTATCTGTATATTCCTCCGCAATGAGAATATCTTCTATGTTTATCTTGGATGATAGTGTTTCTTTTAAATTCTGTGTTTCGTCACTATCCAAGTCAAATGAAACATTGTCAATTCTTATAGGTCTTTTCTTGCCATTAACATCTTCATATATAATCTTTCCATTACCATCTCTGGCAAGATTATTTCGGCAGCCTGTATATTTATTATCCCGAAACCAACTGTAAGACGATCTTGAAATATTACCCGTTAGGTAAGTTTCAAATTTTGCCTTACTTTTAGCGTCATATGTAACTAAAGATTCTATTAATACTTCTATAGCATCGTCAAGCAATTCATCTTCTTCGTAATTATCAACCTTACCTTTCCATATTTTATAGCAAATATTTTTTAACTTCTTCATTTCATTTGCCATATATAAATCAAGTATTTCTGACAATTTAGGATTGTTTTTAATAACCAACATCATTTCTTTATTAATCATGCCATCTACCTACCTTTCCATTTATATATTCTCGATTTACTTCGCACTTTTTTCATCTTCTTCTATTTCCGTAACACGATACTTATATTTTCTATGTAATAATCCATCAACAGCTTTCTGAATACGCTCTTTTTGAAATTTTGATGGTTGCTTTATTTCATCCAATACATCAGATATAATCATTAGTTCATCCTTTAATTCACGTCTTCTTCTACGATTCTTACGAAGTCTGACATATAACAGATATCCTTTATACATATTCATATCATTCTCTAATTCAGCATCATGAACAATATCTATAAGTTCATCATCACAAGTATTAAGTTCAGCTATGAGTATGTTACTTCTCGCTTCCGCTTCATTTAACGTCTGTCCAATTGAACCGAATTTATCAATCCATTGTGAAACGGATTCGGGTATTTTATATGTATTATTTTCTATGGTTTTAGGTGGTATATCAGGTATTGCTTCGATATGAAAACCATATCTCTTTAATGTTTTTGGTAATGAATGTAATATATTTCTTGCTTTTGTTTCACTAAATATACCTTTCATTTTTTCTGCACAAGTTTCTGTTTTCCCATTATTGACACGGATATAAACTTTGCCACTTCTTATTACATAATCCAAAAAAATCACTCCTTTCTGATTTTTGGCGTACTTTAATAAGCTTTGGGTATACCAAAGAAAAAATTAAAACACTATTAAATTTGGTAATTTTTGGAAAAAATGTACGAAAGTACATTGACTAAAAATAAAGAAATATCATATAATAAATGTGAGTAGAGTACATTGTTGCTCTTCTCCTTCGTAGAAAGAGACTATATATGATGATGTTCAAAAAGTGTTTGGTCGCACGAGCATCCGTATAGTCTCTTTTATTTCTTATTTCCATTTCCATATTGCATATTATAATCCGAACATGTATTCGATGTCAATAGAACACAAACATATATTCGAAACAATTTTGCATTTTATTTTATACACACTGCATAAAATCTCAAATTATGTAAAGATAAAATATAGCAGAATTATCACGAATACTATATTTTATCATATTTTCTATTCTATTATCTGGACAAATTATTATAAAAGTATGTCATGCATTATTCCTCTTCTAATAATATTCTTTATATTCTGTTCTGTATTAAAAATCTGCATGTGTGGAATATATTCATCTTCATTCATAATGATTGTTTTTGACTTCTTAACTAATAGACAACCATCATCAGGTGTTGCAATTTTCTTTGATGAGGTATTATTATCAAAGTCCATTGTGAGGATTACTACATTCTTAGGATTTTTACCTTCAGCTTTTAATTTTTGCAACCTATCAATGGCTTCATCTATACTTGTATAATCATAGGTTTCTGTCTTCATAAACATATTCTCTCCTCTCTATTATATCATCGCCAAACTAATTTTCATTGCTTCCATAACTTTTAGATTATCTTCGACAGATAATTCGCCAATTTTAAATTGAATCCGATCTTTATCAATCGTTGTAATCTGCTCTAATGCCACAACAGAATCATATTTCAACCCATTAAGTTTATCCTTATGTATTAGTACATGAGTTGGTAATTCTCTTTTGGACTTTGTAGTTACAATAGCAATTATAGTGGTAGGGCTAAACTTATTACCAATATCATTCTGTAATATAAGTACTGGTCTTCTACCACTCTGTTCTGAACCTTTAGAATCATATTTAGTTATATCAGCGAAATATATTTCACCACGTTTAATTTCCACTATGTTAGCCCTCCTTTCTCTGTTTGTTCCTTTGATATTTTGTATTATATACTTCGCTATATATATTGTCAAGTATTATTACAATTATTTTTTATATTTATTTTTTCTTTTATATATGGTACTCTATGTATATAGGAGGATTGCATTTATGAGATTATCTATTCAAAATAAGTTAAAAGAAAAAAATATGACACGTTATGAACTGGCTAAAAAAATAGGAGTAACATATCCAACAATCGACAAAATCTATAAAGGTGAATCAACCTCGATTAAATTTGATATTTTAGAATCAATCTGCAAAGAATTAAACTGTTCACCAATTGAAATACTTGATACAGATGATGCTCAAATGAAACGATTACTAGCTTATACAAATGAATTTTATAAATTAAATAATAAGGACGACACAAACTAATCTGTATTGTCCTTTACATATCACATATTATTTAGTACATCTTTCATTCCCACCGCACCATTCGCATAGTTATTAACTGTTGTATTCACACTACTATGTCCAAGCTGTTGCTGTACAAATGCAAGATTTCCATTCTGATTCATTACACTAGCATAATAATGTCTCATCATATGTGGAGTAATACCATTTCCATAATTCTCAAATATCTGTTTGATATTTCTCTCTGTTGTACGTGTACCATTTTTATTTATGAACACAGCTTCTTTGTCTACAATATTATTCAATGTATTTCTGTACTCTAGCCATTCTCTTAATGCTTTCAGAGCAGATCCAGTAAGATATACAGGTCTTTTTTCAGTTTCTCTTTGGTATCCTTTTGGTAAAACCATAATATGTGACATATCATTAAGATCAATATATTCACTATTTTCATCTAAATGCAAATCTGATAAATCCAAGCCAGCAAGTTCAGACTCTCTTATTCCAGTTCCTCTTAACACACGAAAAATAGCAATATTCCTATTCCTTACACATTCGTCCTTTTTACACATTATTTTTTCTTCCATATCATTAAGCTGATTTTCTGTTGGAAGTTTTTGTGTTAAGTTGTTTTTAGAAGATATTCCTTTATATTTTATTTGTTTATTAAAATCTTTCATACTGTTATAGAGTTCTCTCAACAAACATTCTCTATATGAATAAATATCCTGTATAAAACTTTTAATGATGTTTTTTCTTGTTTCCGTTGTGGTTGGTGACATTCCATTTGTTTCCTTATATCTAAGATATGAACTAATATTTTGTGGTCTTAGGTCATTAAAATCGGAAACTTCTATTTCAGAAATTAGTTTCTTATTAATGATATTATTTTCAATTAACCACTGTAAAAAATCTTTAATTGCTACCAGATAATTTAACGCTCCGTTTTTGCTTTCCAACTCATTTAAGTAATCTCTTAAAAATTGTGGTGCATTTAACTCATCTAATTTTTTATTAAGCTTCTCCGCATTTTTATTCTGCACTTCTATTTTATAACACATTATCATCAACCTACCTTTCATAATTGTCTATGTAATAATTCTCTCTTTTTATCTTTGCAACCTCAAAAATTTCTTCATAAGAATCACAAAATCTTACTTCGATGCACTTCGTTACCTCTCCACACTTCAAACAATACAAATCCTTAATATGTTTTCGTTCTCTTTGTCTCTGTCTCTGAATTCCACTGGCTAACATATTTTCATTCATACATTTTAAACATATGAATCGACTTGCATGTTTTGGGTTTCCATTCTTATATCTACTCAAACATTATTCACCTCATTTTTGCAATAAAAAAGAAGCAGTTGATTTCTGCTTCCTTATGATTAATATTTATTACTCTTTCTTTCTTTTACTTTATCAATTATTTCTTCTCTATGATCTTTATAGTATTGATCTGAAATTTCCTTTACATGTATTTTATGTGCTTTCTCAGAACACTCTTCTGAACAATATGTTCTTCTAAGTGTTTCAAACTTTTCTCCACAAATAGGACAGATTTTAATTATTGGTGTATTCGATTCCTTACTATATCTTCTTTTATTCGAATTTTCATCTTGTCGTTTCTTTTTTTCTATTTTACATTGTTCACTACATACATTTATTCCATGGTAACTTGTAAACCTCTTACCACAAATAACACAATCTCTAATTCTTGGCATTTTTCCTTCCTTTCAAATCAGTCTTTTTTATACTTATCTATAATCGGTTTAAAAAATCTATCTTCTGCATCTTTTCTAGCTTTTTCTGCATCTTCAATTTTTTTAAATTTACCGAGACTATAATTCTTTCCTTGAAATCCAATTTGAGCAACCCACAATTTTCTGGTTTTGTCAAAAGAAACTCCTTTTATACCTGAAGTATTATTTTTTGAAACTTTTTGAGTTAAAGTTTGTACAATCGTTCCATCGACTTGTGTACGCTTTTTTCTATTTTCATTTAATGTTTTCCCATCTCTATGATTTCCACAAGTACCAACCTTTTTTGCCTCAGATACCGTTCTGTAGCACATTCTTCCACATTTTAGACATTTACATTTCCATATAACTTTTCCATTTTCATAGCCAAAAGGCTCTAAAAACAATAAATCTTTTACGATTTTCCTAGTCATATCTAATTTTCTTTTACAACCACAAGACTTAGACTTTCCTGAAATTAATTTTCCTTTGTTAATTGCTCTAATTGTCCCACACACACATTGACATGTGTAATACTTATTGTGTGACGAATCCGTTTTATCTGACAAAGCTAGTACAGTCCAATCACCAAATTTATCACCTATATTTATTTCCATATAATTACTTTCCTCTTGAAAACAATCTTCAACTGTCTTTATTTTACCACTATAGTATCAACTTGGAAAGGAGCTTCTTCTAAACTATCCAAAAACTAATTCATCAACTGTTTGTCCATGAAACAAATCTTTGTCATCAACCGTTATTGTCACTTCTACAGTGTACTGTCTTTCCATTTTTATTATCCTCCGTTCTGCTATTGAAAGCAATTTTCCTTTGGGTTTATAATCCAACCAAACTTCCGAACAAATTCATTGCTTCCTCTCTCGTATATCTTTCCTTATTGTATATTACTGTTGTATCAAACTTATATTCTTTTAATTTATTTCTATCTAATTTGAATACACCATATGCAATCATATCATTTATTTCGCTCACTCTAACAAAGGATTCTTGTGATTTATTTTTCGACATGTTAAAATCTGAAGGATATACTCTTTCCATAATTACACCTCCCATTTGAAATAACTCTTTCAATCTTTTTTAGAATTATTGTATTTGATTATTCTCTTAACAATCTCACTACCATTTGGAAGTTTTTTCTAACTGATTAACACTAATATGTCTACAATCGTCTGGATTATCACAATTATCAAATCTTACAATAGCTTCATCATCACTATTCCATGCATATTCGATGAAAACTCCAAATAAATGCAATCCCCTATGAAAGACTCTGTCTCCATTATTAAATTTCATATTCTTTCCTCCAATCTACCTTTTAAATCGCCTATAATTTCATGAAGAGTTTCACAACGAGCCAATAACATATTATTTGTTGTTTCTGCTTCAATGCCATTATTAATAATACATTGTTCACATCTACCAATTTCCGTTTTAAGCTCACCAATATATTCAACAACCTTTTCTCTCATATTAGGCTGATTCTCATACTGATACAGCTTTTCTAATGGTTCTTGCATAGACTTATTTGCTTCAAAATCAGCTTCGCCATATACATACATGTCTGTATTTGATCCGTCTAAATTCCATTTGACTTTCTGTATTAGCTTGTTCATTGCTGTCACTCCATTCTATTTTTTCTTATATCAATTCCTAAAACAGTAGGTTCTTGCTCACAAAATATAAATGGTATCGTTGGATTAAGTTGAAACCAGCCTGATACTCTTGCATCATCTATTAATTCTACAGTTTTATATCCTTCTTTTTGTTTACATTTTAAAAATGAAATTACTTCATCTATATTTGAACTTATTCCCATATGATTATCACAACCTTTCTTTTATTTTACATTATAATATTCTCTCTTATATTGAAATAACTGCCAGCATTTCTACTAGCAGCTCATTTATTATATTTACAATTATACCATTCCAAAAAATCTCTATACAGATGATATTCAGCTTCTTTTCTTGCTGCAATAGCATCTTTCTTTTCATCAAAAGTACCAAGCCAATAAGTTTTTTTTTGAAAAGTGATTCTTGCTCCCCATTTTCCATTAGCTCTTAAAACACCTCTAACACCACTTGTATTATCACTTCTAAGTTTTTGTCCATTGTTTACTACCCATGTCAATTTAGTGTGTTTAGTTTCTTCTATATCACCCATACATCCACAAGAACGTCTCCAACATAAATCAGAAACAGTAACAATTATTTCATTTCCACATTCACATTTACATTTACACTTTCCATTAACTACTCCAATAACAGTTAATAATCCAATCTTATTATTAAGTAACTTATATGCAAATGATTGACATTCACATCTTGATATAGTGTTATTTACAAGCTTATAAACTGAAAATTCTTTAATTCTTCCACATTTGACACATTTACATTTCCACATTTGTATGCCGTTTTGATAAGTACTCTTTTCTATAACCTTCCAATCTCCAAAACACCGATTCATCAAGTCTTCCTTGCTTATGCTTTCTGTATTTGCGTGTTTTTCTTTTAAGGCAATACTTTTTTCTTTTCTTGCACAATTAGAACACATTTTAATAGCTCCGCTATTTAAGGATTTTGCAGAAACATTTCTAATGTTTCCACAATCGCATTCGCACTCCCAGATCGCATAACGATTTTTAATTTCTACCACTTTATTAACGGTTAATTTGCCAAATCGCTGCCCTTGTAAATTCTTAATTCTACTCCCATTATAAAAAATATAATTATCCATATTAAATTCCTAAATAAGTTCAATATTTGTAATTTTTATTTTTGTTTCAAGAATATTATCATTCTCTTCAATAACATCGAACTCATAATTTATCCATATATCAAAATTTCCATTGCCATCTTCACCTGAATCCGTAACTCTATAACATACACTCTCTGTTGGTATTTCGCCATCTCCGTCCCAAATATCATTGAGAGTAAGCGTATCTCCTATTTCACATTCAGGAATATCTATATCCCAATCCACATTTTTTGTTTATTTTTCTTGCTTCTTCTATTATTTTATTCATATATTTATCCACCTTTCTTGAAACAATTCTTTCATCAGATTTTTATTTCACTTGAACTGAATTTACTAAGTCCAAAATTTCCTTTTCATACATCACTTTCCCAATGTCAGTTCTTGCACAATATGGGTTAGAAAAATGCTTTGATATAGCTTGCAATACTCTTTCCTTATATTCTTCTATTTCAGTCTTCATAATTGTATTCATATCTACCATATATATCACTCTTCAATATCTACAGGATTTTCAAGCTGTAAAATCTCATCTCTGTGTTCTACCAATGCCGCACTTGCAATCGCATTAATCTTATTCTGACAGAATGATTCAATTTCACCTTTCGCTTCCATTACAGTTTTATCCATTTGCTCATTAAATGAATCGGCTATAAAATCCATATTACATCCAATATCAGAATTTAACATATTAAGTTTCTTTAAAATATTCTCTTTATCTGCCTTTGTCAGAGTCATCTGGAAGATGCTCACTGACGAAGTAGAATTTAACCTCGAATAAGAGGTCTGTATACCAATATCGATAGATTTTGAAAAAGCACCCTAAGGGAGCTCTATTAAAGTTACCCTTTTTTACCACCGATATGAAAAAGAAATTTTTTGCTAATTTATGGTTGACTTTTCATAGCTGGTCTCCTTTAATTAATTTAGTTATTTAATTTATTTGTCCATTTTTTATTAATTTTAATATAGCTTTGACATACTAACTCCCATGCTTTGCTAAGTTCTTCTTCTTGTTCTGTTACGGATTCAATTAATTTTGTATTTAATTCAATTTTATTAGCATTATTTATATATCTTTTTGCATTTTTACACTCATCAATAATATCATTTATCGTATGGTTGTGATATACATCTTTCACACCTCTATCTGTTAGTGCATTACTTTCTAACCCACCTTGTAATACACCTAATACACCTCTCATAAAATTGGCATATTCATTATTTTGTAAATAAAACGAATCTGTCGTTACAATAGCTCTCACTTCACATCTAACAGAGCGATAATCCACCCTTTGCGTTTCCAAAAAACCAATAACTTCATCCAATGTTTTACAATGGCTTTCTAAAAAATGCTTCGTTTCATTTAGTATCTTAAAATAATTGTCCACTATTATTTTTGTCTCATCATAAATATCCTTTATGTATGTCTTATAATTATATGAGACATCTTTTTTAATCATCTGGACAACAGATGGAATAATTTTAAACATCTTCATTAATATTTCTTTTATCTGTACATCTGCCATATCAAGTCCTCCAATTTTTTGAAATCGTCATTTAATCAGCTAACGATAAAATATCATTTTTATCAAAGCCAATCAATTCATCAGATTCTATAATATCAGCCAATATATTAACAATTTCTTTTTGCGCTTCAGAATCCCATTCCATAAGCTCCTCTTTTATTATCTTTGCACCATTTGATTTTGCAATATAATAATCTTCCAGTGTAGCAAAGAAAAATTCATATTGACTATCAAATGGTGGCATTTTACTATTCTTCATATCATTTAAATATTTTAATGTTTTTTTATTTTCCATTTACTTCACCTCAATTCACAATCAATCAAACATTTTCAACTCAGGCATATGTTTCTGAATAGACTCAAATGCCTTATCCCAATCAATTTTGTTGTCATTATTACTTAAAATGTCTCTTAGTACATCTGCTGCGCCTTGATCATTCATACGATTTAAAATCTCTTCTGCAATAATTTTCTTTGTCTCTGTTTCTTTCATTAATATCACCTCATTCCATTTCCAATTTTCCTTCATCTAATAACTGCCATCTCAATGCGTTATAAAACATTAAATCATTCTTTGAATTTCCAATAATTAAATAATTACCAGACGTATCATTTATTTCATATATTTTATAATTGCTGTCTGAATTTTTATCTGTAATACCTTTAAATATTTTTGCAGCTTCATAAATGTCTTCTGCTATTACAGTACCTACTTTACTTTCACTATCTTCTTCTATCTCATTAATTCCAAATTTCTTCATATTTTTAATTTCCTCCTATCTTCCAATGAAAGTCGAATTTCTTAACAATAATTGTCAAGTTCTGATATCCATTTTTCTGCAACAATATATTCATCTTTAATATCTGGAGCGGAATCAACATAATCATCTCCAAAATTAACTAATGCGATTGTATCACTTTCTATACAAATTAGTTTTGCTTTTGGATTATATTCTCTGATTCGTCTCAAAATCGTTTCAATTTTATCAAAGCATTTTTGCATGTCACGAATGTCTTTCTCTTTAATGCCATTAGTCATTTTATATCACCTCTTCTAATCTTCCAAGTAAATCATTCTTTACTTCAATTAAAACTTGAATTCTATTTTGCATACTTATAACACCTATATCTCCATTACTCTTATAATATTTTTGCAATTCATTTTCACACCTATCAATTTCTGTATCAAGCTCATTAACATATTCTCTTATCTTTTCTCTCATATCTGGTTGATTTTCATATTGATATAGTTTTTGTAGTGGTTCTTGCATTTTTTGATTAGAATCTAAATCAGCTTCAGCATACACAAACATACACTGATTTTTTATAAATGGCATATCCCAATTTAATTTCTGTATTAATTTACTAATTGTCTTTCACCTCAATTCCCATAATCTCACAAAATTCTTTATCCTTAATGACATCTACAATTTTGAAAAATCTATGTGCAATCTCATTAAACATATCAGCCTGACAAACCGCTTCGGCTGCCTTTGGATGTTCACTTTCCACAAAAGTCTTATATTCTGTTACAAGTTCTAAAAATAATTCCTTTTCTTCTTCCCTTTTACAAATGACACGTTTATAACTTTCATAGCATTCCTTCAATCTATCATTTGAAATACCTATAAATAAGTTTCTTCTCAGCATTTTATCACCATCCTATCTTCCAATGAAAGTTAAATTTCTTTGTATCCTAAAACCTTTAGACAATGTATAAATCCGTCAATCTCATTTTCTTGAACCATTTCTTTTTGTTTATATCCATCATCATTGATATGTACTGCATAATAATCACAAATTTTCATTCCAACATAGAAAGTTTGTTCCATTTAAACTACTCCTTCCATAATAAACTAAGTTATTTGGCTTTAATCGAACATTTTCAGTTCAGGCATATATTTCTGTATAAAGTAAAATGCCTGTGTCCAATCAATAACATTATTTTTATCTGCAAATAATATACTCCTTAATACTTGTGCAGCTCCCTGGTCTGACATTTTATCAAACACCTCTTTAGACAAAATCTCTTTTACTTGCAACTCTTTTGAATATGGATCTATATTATGTATTAATTCTCTCAAATGTTCCACTATCAAATCTTTATATTCATCTACCTTATCAGTATTATTATGTTGTGAATAATAATCTAATCTATCTAAATCGGTCTTTAAATAATGTATTCCATGTAATCCTTCCATAATATTCTCCTTTCCATTCGTAAGTAAACTTAGATTTCATTTAAATTACTCTTCACTTTCTAAATACTTCATAAATCGCTCATCGCATTCTTCTGTTCGTTCAGATTCAACGCATTTTCCATATAATCTCCTACAATCTTCACAAGTAAATATTGCAACTTTATTAACATACCCAGGATTAAAGTTATATTCTTCACACAATATATCGTTTAATCTTTTGATTTGTTCCTTTGTCATATTTGTAATCTGATTTATAAGAGCCAGTTTTATTCTATCAATATTCTTCATATTAAATTCTCCTTATGTTTTTAATTAACTATAACACATCAGAGATTTTCTGCCTACGGACATCATTACCGTTTTATGAAGAAACCAATTTTTAACTAATCATTCTTTATTTTTTGCCGTGTTCTACTGTCTTAACTGGAATATAAAATGGTTGTCTAATACCTATTTGTGGAATCCACTATACTCTTAAATTACTCATGTTACATTCTTCCTTTCTATTCCACTTGAAAACTTGGTTTCATTAGAGATTATAATCGTTCTCTAATTTTTCTCAATAAATCTGCCCTCTGTTCTTTTACTTCATCAATCCAACCACCATCATGTTCCTGAACATATCCGATTGTTTCAAAAGCCTTCAATCTCAGGTCTGTTATTGGATTATTCTGAATTTTTTCAAAAAATTCTTCGTATTCATATAAATCACCAAGAATTTCTTCATCTACACCATTTATTGAAATATTAACTATTTCACAAGCAAGAACTTTTTCATCTGTATCTCCGTTCTCAAGCAATTTTATAATATCTTCTTTTAAGTTTTTGCTATCAACTAAATCCCACATCGTATCTAAAGCTCTATCATTAGATAGTACCTCATAACTCCATGCACCCATACTTATATTCTCCTTTCCAAATTCCCAATGAAACTATTAATTTTTCTTATGTGCCTCATCCCATCCTTCAGGTTTTCTAGTGTCAAACCCTTCCCAGATTTTATTTCTAAATGCCATGCCGCTATGAGATTTCCCTAATATTCTATCATATAACTCTGCTTCTTCCTTGGTAATTTCTATACCTTTATCATATTCTCCTGGTACATTGTATTCATATTCTTTTGCATCAGGCTTAACATAAAACTTAACCCAATGATTTTCCTGAGTAAATATGTTATGAAACCATACTACAGCAGCTACCACTTTGCCTGTTTCAAATTCAGTTGTTACTTTTCTCTTAAATCGTAGATTATAAGCGGGATATGCAGGAAATCCTTTTTTACGGTAATATTCCCTATCTTCGTCATCGTATTTCTTTTTCAACTGTTCAGATGGACATACATAATCTGTATATGTCTTTCCACTATTCAGTCCAATTTCCGTCCTATGATAAATTCCATCATTATCAGTATAGCCATCACTCCTTACTCTCTCACCATTAATGTATTCTCTCATGTTATTGTCACAATAATGATGATTTCCATTATTATTATAAGAGCTTGTATACTTCTTCATTGCTGCATTATCGTAAGCATTTTTTACAGCAGCTCCACCAAATAATCCTAAAGACAACAATAATCCTAACATATTCATCACTCTCCTTACATATTTTTATATCTCTCTTCTCTCTTCTTAGCTTCTGATTTGCTTAAAAATCTGTTTGGAATTGTAAATACAATAATCCAAGCTATAATTACACTAATTAATTCTATCATAATAATTACCTCCGTTTTTAAATTCCGTTTCCACAATTACTATTCTAATTATATCACATAATTTTGAATCTTACAGTATATATCCAAGTATTAAAATGATGCATATAAATAAGTCTTAATTCATGCTCAAATCCTTTAATGACATCTGATGCATATAAAAATCCTTTATTATATCCTTCATAATTATTATTGGGTTCAATAGTTATATAATCTCCATGTTTATGTACTTCATGTCCTCTTTTGCACATTTCCTTCTTAAATTCTTTGTAATCAAACATAGTAATCACTGTTCCTTTCCATAAAAATAAGAGACTTGTTTTTTACAAGTCTCTTACTATATTCTCTATTATTCTATTTGTTACTTTAATTCATTAACATTGCCATTTGTCTTAATATAATTATAGATAGGCATTTGTATCTTTAGCATAATTTCCTTTAATTTTTCTTTTGACAAATTATCATCTTGAGCTTTAATTAACTCTGCCGCCTCCCTTGGTATCTGAATACCATACTCAACAGAAAATATTATTAAAGCCTCTTCAAATTTTGTAACATTTACTGTTTCGACAGCATATTGAAACGCTTCTAATAACCCCAATTTTGTCATATTGTACCTCCAAAAATAATTATATACATATTATATCGCCAATGATAATATTTGTACAGCCTTTTCTCTTCCTTCAGAGATAGTTGCACAACTACACAACCTAATCCAACCATTATATTTTTGTGAAAAACACCTAACTTCATATTTCTGATTATATTTGTTAATTTCCATATTGCCAGTATTGCGATTTACTATCGCACATTTTGTTTTATTTACTTTAAATTCTCTTCTCATAATATCACTCCAATCCAATAAAAAAGACAGATAATATATAATTATCCGTCTCAATTTAATTAATATTATATTTTATTTTCAATTACAAAATTTCATTTTGCTTTTCTAATAAAATTAATAATGCACTCATTGTCATTTTCTGTATGTATTCATCTTTATCTACTTCTTTTTCAGTTATTGGCTGTTCTTCATTAATAAAATCATAATTTACATATAATGTAACTCCTGAATTATCCTTACACCAAACAGCAACAACTGTGTCACCACCAAATTCAGTAATATCTCCTTTAAGTTCTTTGATTAAATCTGAACACTCAAAGCTAATTTTTATTCCTTGTTCATTTATAAATGCCATTATTATCATTCCTCCAATTTCTTAATAAATTCAAACCCATTTGCTGTTGTTTTCTTTTTAGTTCCATTTTTACGATAGAACCAATCGCCTTTTACAATACCCTCTTCAACTATTTCTTTTGCAACTGGATGTTTTCTAGTTCCAGACCATTCTAAAAAAGCACATCTCCACTTTTCTTCAGAAGGTTTTTCTTCCATCTTTTTCTCTTCTTTATAATCAGTAAGCAATCTGTCAATTTTTTCATCTGTCAAATTTTCTATTCTATTAATATCAAGTGAATAGAATTCTGTTCTATTATAGTGATTACTTGTATGATGCCATGAAGAATATTTCAAACAAACTTCTTTTAATACTTTTACAGGAAGTTTTCTTAACTTCTCAATTGAACATTTTAATTCAATTTCTGTATCAACTATTGTATCAAAAATATCTGTCTTTGTCCACTTACTTAATGGTTTTTCACCGTCTTCATAAGCTGCAACTGCGTTATTACTCATTGACCATCCGTTATACCCTGCCATATTCATCAACCTTCTTTCTTACATATTATATCACACTTTATTTCTCATCCTCAATATCTTCTAAGCTGTCAATTCCTACTTCTTCCATAATATCATCACAAAGACAACTTCCATTACATTCAGTTCCATCGTATATAACAGTCATCTCTTCAATATTTAAAACATAACGACTTTCTTTTTGTTGCTTAAATAACTTTAGTACCTGTCTTAATAAATATTCTTTCCTATCCATAAATTTTACCACCATTTCTAATAGTATCTAATTGTTTACTTAATCATAACACATAATACTTTTGCATATTTATCACCATACCAATCTTCAAAATCTGCATAAATATCACAATTTGCCATTATAGTATTATTGTATTCTTCTTCATCCATCAGCTCATATAGACCTACTTCCATATCCTCAGTATAGTTTCCATATGGTGAATCTTCTTCTAATGATCTGCAATTATCCGTATGAAAATTACTAGGATAATATTTTCCATTACTCACTGCTTCATATACTTCTAATTCTACATATTCATTTTTGTATTCTTCTTTTACATCTTTAATTGTCATAGTTTTCCTCCTTTTATATTTGAAAAATTTGATTTATCTTTTCTGAAACTCTTTCATTTTTTGCATCTAAATGAGCATATACATTTAAAATCATATTTACATTTGAATGTCCCATTAACTTAGCTGCTTGTTTTAATGATATATCTGAATAATATAAAACTGTTGCATAATTATGTCTAAATATATGTGCTGTAAGTTTTGTTTCTACGCCTATTTCATTGTCAATACTTTTAACAATATTTTTCCACATCTTTACATATTCACTATCATTAAGATATTCTCCGTCTGAATTATAAAAGAGCTTATTATCTATATTTTTACAATAAGATAAAAGCTCTTTTAATAAAAAATCTGGAATAGGAACTTTTCTTGTACTAGAATGCGTTTTTGTTTCTCCTATAATTGGTTTACCATTAATAAAATGTATAGATTTATTTATAATAATTTCGTTATTAACTATATCATTTTTAGTTAATGCCAACGCCTCGCCTTTCCGCAATCCACAACAATACAATATATGAACAAATATTTTACCCATATTGTCGCATTTAATATTACGTATACACATTTTCTCGTCTTCAGTTAAGGATCTTTTTTCGCTCGCTTCATAAAATGGTGTTTGTAAAAAAGTATAAATTGTTTTATCTATGATTTTCTCTTCTTTTGCTACTCTAAAAATTTGTTTCAAAGTTAATGCAATATGTTTACATGTTGCAGGATTTGACAATCTTTTATTTATAATTTCTTGAAGATCATTTATAGAAATATCACACATTTCCTTATTCCCTATTTCTGGAATTAAATGATTTTCTATGATATTTTTATATAATCTTTGAGTATTATATGATTTCATACTTTTAAACACTTTCAACCATTCCATAGAGTAATTTTTGAATAACAACATCTCACCTTCTTTATTATTCTAATTTTGAAATCATCGTTTCATAGGTTTTAAATTGCCAAGTTTTTAAGTAATTCTCTATTCTCTGGTGTATCAATATAAGCTGCTGCATTTTCATCATCAAATTCCATATCATGTATAATTTTAATTCCATCTTTTTCAGCCTGTTCAGCAGCTTCATCATCACTATCGAATATCATCATGCAATCAAGTCTCTGTATATGTTCTGCACCATTTCCATAATCAGATGTAAAAACTCCATATCCTCTTTCTGCATCTTCTCTTGTAAATCCATTTTCCATAGCTTCTGTAATTAACTCTTCTGTAATTTTCTTCATATAAATATACCTCCATTCTTCACGGTAAATCCTCATTTCATATTGTTCTCAATTTCTTTTAGTCTCTCTTCTGAACCGCCAAATTCGTAACACTTACATGGTTCATTATCAACAGATACATCTTTCCCATATTTCTTTCCGAAACATCTTCCAAGCCATTCTTTTCTACATAATTGACAATTATGCATATTCATTTCCTTTGTTATGTGCATATAATTCACCTCATTTTTAGAATTGTGTTCTAATAGTTATTTTTAAGACATTATCAATAATTTTCCATTCTCTGACTGTATAATAACCAAATTGTCTTATAGCTTCATTTGCATTATTATATCTATGCGTATCAAAGCTATGCATATCATAAATTTTAATATGATTATCTCCTGTGAAATTTTCTAAAAATTCTTTTACTTTCATATATTTGCCTTTCCCTTGAAACTCTTGTTTCATACTTTGCATTCTCTATATTCTTTTTCAGTTAATAATCCTTCATCGCACATATTTTCAAGCGTTCTATATACAGCATTAGCTCTCCAACTTGCATATGAAAAACCATCAAACTCTCCGATAAGTGCATCTCTGTTTTCTTCACTTTGTTTTTCTAATTTTTCTGCTAATATGGAATTGCGAAAGAAATATGCTTTATACATAGCTGCTTTAATTCTAAGATTCTCAACTTCATATTCCTGAGAAACTAATTTCTCTTGAGCTTCTAATAACTGTAACCCCATATTCCCTAATGGGCTTCTTTCAATTCTGTCTCCAAAATAAGTATAATTCATGTTTGTCACTCCATTTCTATTTAATTTCTACACTTATCAATTACATTTTTATCCAGTTTATAATCAGTTTCCATTTCATCATAACTGATTCCGTGATTATATAATATCTCAACTATTGCTTTCAAATTATCCTCTCTTGTCTCGTTCATGTACCATAACATCTTAATTCCTTCTGTATACGATTTTTCCAAATCTTTAATACTTATTCCGTCAATAAAATCAAAATCACCAAAATCACACCAGACATCAAACATAGGACTAACTCCGTTTGTATAGACATAGATATAATCTAAATCACCCCATGCTTCACAACGAATAACTTCAATAGGTTCTTTCTCATCATACAACTTAGCCAAGTCATAATTGATTTCCATTGTAACTTTGTGTTTTTCACCAAACTCAATTACATCTGCTTTTGTTTTTAGTTGCTTTAATAATGGTATAACCTCATCATATAATGCCTTAATGTGTTCTATACTAGGGATGCCATAACTTATTTCTAAATTCTCTGCCATATCTCATCACTCCTTAATCTACCTGAATAATCAATCTGATCTGCTTTCCACCTATACAATCAATAACAATTCCATTGTCTCCTGTGACATACATATCTGGATAACGACCAACTCTTTCAATATCCGGTGCATCGCCAGTTTTCATTTTATCATTGAAGAAATCATACAATTCTTCCTCAACGGATTCCTTTGTAACTTCTTTTACAATCTCAAATCCATCGTGACAGAAACCAGTTTCATTAGATAACCAATCCGAAATTTCTTCTGTTACATATCTTCTATCTTCTTCATATTTTCTGTCCTTATAATAATATTCTTCTAAGTAATCGGGAATAATCATCTCCGTTGGCAAATCCTGCAATACTTTTTCATCTCCGTCTGTGTCCCATTTAATATTTATTGCCTTTAACATAATTATTCCTCCATTTCTGTAAATCCATTTCTCTTTAAATATTCTATGTAATCTTCAATATCTGATTTCTTTTTAACCTCAATATCTTCTGGATGATAATATCCATAAAAAGCATTCGTATATACCTTATATGTTTTATTTTCCATATCAATAATGAGATTATAATTATTTGCACAATCACCACGTTTCTTCCAATTCTTATCAAGCCAAAATAGATGTAATCTCATAAGACCAACTATCCTTTCTACAAGCTATTCCATACCCAAGTCAAGCACTCCTCAAATGATTCACTTGAATATACTTCTTCTGCCTCTGTATCTTCTGTTCCGCTTTTATAAACTTCATATCCTATTACACCATTAGTAATAATGTATTCGTCATTTATAATCCAGTTGTCCATTTCCAATCTTATGTTCATAAAATTGACCTCCTTAATCAATTACATTTCCGTTTTCATCTTCTGTGTAGTCGTACTCCCAATCACCAGCTCCATCTTCAATAAATTCTCCACCGTCTGTATTTTCTGCAATTTCCTTTGCTTCTTCCAATGAATCAGCCTCAACATCCAAATATACATAGTCCGTTGATTTATACATAACTCTAAATTTTGCCATAATTATTATCCTCCAATCTTAAAATGAAATTGCTATTTCTTACCAATCTACAATAGCTTCCATTTCTTCAACATCATCTGTAGACAGTCGAAAACTTCCATCCACATAATCGCCATTTGGAAGTTTAATATAATCACTTTCTTTATTGAACTTTTCCATTGCTTCTTCTAATGTATTTGCTTCAACATCTACATATGCACACATTTCCCATGTCACTGCTAATCTCATATCACTCAACCTCACTTTTCTATTTCTTCATCCCAATCACTGGTCAATTCAGGATGTACTTCATATCTAAAATCTTCTGCGTTTAACTGATTATGTTTTAAGCAATAATCAAGTTCTCTTTTTGTTAAATCCACACATAATTCTTTTACATTTACAAATTTCTCATCCATTTCTGAATCATCTACATCGAATTCCCATGTTGCCCGTACTATCATAATTATTTAACCTCTCTTTCTATAACAGCCGTATAACATTCAGGATGATCTTCTAAATATTTTTCATTTTCCATATCAGAATAATCACTACAATATCTCTTAATAGCTCCACATTCATCTACTATTACGCTCCGTAGTTTCATTATTTCACCTCCACTAAGTTATTCTCTTTAATCAATCGTAACTGCACCATCTTATTCAAATCCTTGTTTACTGTAATCTGATTCTTTCCGTTCCCATAAATAAAATGACTACCACGACTTCTGATTTCGTGATAGCCATTTGCCTTGAGAATCGGTTCAAATTCTCGCAATCTTTTCGGTTTATGTTTGCACATTTTTAATCATCCTCCTCAATCTCTACAATATCCCATACTTCCCATTCGTTTCCTGTATCAATTACATTATGACAAACATCTTCAGGGGAAACCTCATATCCTTCAATTGTATTATCCATGTCCTCTTTCATTTTCAATTTACATTCTTCATACGTTCCTTGAAATCTAACTTCAAAATCAACACCTTCATATCCATGATGCCATACAAGAAGATGCGTTCCTTGAGTCGTAGCAATTTGTTTAATTTCCGTTACAAAGAAGTTATCACCTTGACTTGAAGATATTCTGAAGCCTTCGTTATCTGTTTCTACTTCACAATCTCCATCGAATTGTTCAACACAATCTACGATTGCTTCAATTTTTGCTTCTTCGTATGTCTTGTGAAATGTATAACTTGCGTCTGTATAATTCTCATCGTTTAATTCACATAATAAATATTTTTCCATACTAATCACTCTCCTTTAAACAAAATCTCTTGCAATATCTTCTCGACTTCCACAATTTGAACAACCTTCAGTGTCATGTTTTTCAAGTATCTTCCATATTGCATTTTCCTCTTCTTCTGAAAGATTAAAACCTTCCCAATATTCTATATTTCCATTCTTATGTGTCTGAAGAATTCCGCTAATGCATGTATCATTTGTCATTTTTCTTACATAATCTTCAGGATTTTTAAGTGAGATATAATCTGGCTTAATCATTACAACCGCACCGTATCCATTGACACATAATCCAAATGCTACATCTTCTGCATAAGACTTACTATTAAATACCTTTGCTTCCTTGTCTGATTCCCACTTTGCAATATTAGTATTTGTATCAATACTTGTTACATATTTAATTGTATTTACATTCTCATTGCCACTAATAATTCCTATCACATATTTGATTTTCTTTGCCATAATTCTTACCTTCCTTTTTTAATACAAAGAAGCGGTTCTTTCATTGGATTTCATTCTGCAAAGAATGTTCCATCTTCTAAGAATCTCCATTTATTTGCTTCACATGCCTCATTTACAACTTCATCATCTGCATTGTAAAAATAATCATATCCATATTTTTCGTATGTAGCAGATAAATTCTCAAACATCATTCCAACCAGTTTTTCCATTTTTCTGATAGTGTCAATTTGAATATTTTTGTATCTGCAATATTTTAATATTTCAATCCACTCATTAGCAAAATCAACTCTATCATCTACGCAATAATAATAATGTCTGTTGTATGGTAGTTCAACCTCTCTTCCGCAAACCTCCATATATGCTTCAATAGTTTTCTGCTCGTGTTCTGAAAATAAATCTTTATACTGTTTAAACTGTTCTCCACTATGATCTGTATCCCTTATAGCTGCAAACACATCCATTAAATCAAGTTTTCCATAGATATTTAATCCATCACCCTGACAGTAAGATAATGAAAACTGCATCTTCAAATCACTATTATTAAATAGATAATGCAAATCTTCAGTATAGATATTTTCAAATTCCCGTGGTCTAAAATCGTCATCTAAATACCACTGTTTTGCTTTTTCTTTTGCATCTTCTGACAATTCAGAAAAGTTATATACTTTGTATTCTCTTGTAACAATTTCCATATCAATCAACCTCACTTTCTTCCCATAAATCAATCAAACCAGGTAATACATAACCTAAGTCTATCCAGCTAAATTCATCAAACTCTTCAAGTTCTTTAAGTTCGTCTTCTGTTGGAATTTCCGCACCCATAATTCGCTTTACATCATTTTCTGTTCCACCAGATTCAAGTATTCTATGTAATGTCATTTCTAATGCACCAGAAATATCATCATTTCCTTTTACTGTGATTGCATTCCGTGACCAATATTCATTGCAAAGATGAAATGTTACAAGTGTTTCATTTTCTTCCAATAAATCTTTTAACTCAATCATTTCGCTTACCTCCTAATTTTTTTATATTTCTCAAACACTTCTTCGCATCTCGCTTTATCACTGCTCCAAAATACCAAATACCAGGAATAAATCCATTCCCCATTCTCAAAATATTTATATTTCTCTTGAATTTCCCATCGTTTATTCCAATGACTTCCAACTCCTTCAACCATTCTATATTGCCGTAACCGTACCATTTCAATTCGCTCCTTTCATTACAAAAGGCAGACACAATAATTTGCATCTGCCTTTATATATTCTCTATTTCTAATCAATCTCATCACACTCTAAACTATCAACGTCCCAATCAAGTTCATCAATCGGCTTATCCCACAATCCATTATTATCCGCAATATAGTTCATAATCTTTGCAAAACTACTTGCTTTTACCTTTTCCATTTCCTCTGTAAATTTATAAGTCGGTTGCATAGCATCGTCTGTTTCAAAGATATACACATCAACTGTATTATCACTATTTACATTAGCCTTAATAAATCCAATCTCATTTTTATGGAAAATGAAAAATTCACATAACCTGTTATTGCAATTCCAATCAAACGGTGTACTGTCGTTCCCGTTCATATAATAAATAGCTCCGTTTGTATCCAACATATCATCCGTTACATTGGGATACATGCTTCGTGCCACCTTAAAAATTCTTTCGATTTCTCTTTTAAATTCATGTCCATTCATATTTTTTCCTCCTTAACTTCTAAAATCTCGTATTCAACATCTCCATTGTCAAGTCCGTAAATTCGCTTACATTCTTCAACAGATGATACTGTACAGCTTTGTGTTCTCCATTCCCAATTACTCATTGCATCTTTATATTTAAATGTTATATTAAGCATCTGCATTTTCCTCCCTTGGTGTAATTAAACTCATAAGATTATCTCTAATATAGTTACAGAAAGTATCAATACTTCCATTTCCGATTGTCCAACAACTGTCACCATCATAGTTCCAATGAATAATTACTTCATGCCCTGCTGTGATATTAGGTAAATCAACATCTTCCTTTCTTGCATATGAATTATTTGAAAGAGCTTTAAGATATACATATCTTCTAATATTCTCAATATCTCTTTCTGTTTCTACGTTGAAAATCTCTACCAGATACTCGTCAGAACATTCATCATAAATATCATATTCAGAAGCTCCATTTTTCTTATTATCAAGTCTCTTTAACTCTTTACTAATTGCAAACAGTGCTGATTCCTCATATTTCTTACACTCTTCTTCATTTCTAAATACAGTTCCATCCTCTGCAATGTACTCTGTTCTTACTACTACTTCTCTTGTTTCCTTTACTTCGTTTGTTCTCATGATTTTAATCTCCTTTTTATTTGTTATATTGTTTTATTCTCTGTTTTATTGCACTAAAAAAGCAGATACCGTTTTGATATCTGCCCGTTTGGTCAATCTTCAGTCCAACATTCAAGTATTTTCTCATATTCAATGTTTTCCCGTTTCAATACATCTTTTGGTTTTTCATCATATCTCATACCAGAAAAATAACACCTCTTCTCATTGCCTTCTTTATCAATATAATAGATTACACCCTGCATTTAGTGTCATCTCCTTTCAAATTCTAATTTTAATTATACCAGTATATTCAGTCAGAGTAAATTACAATTTCCTTTGCTTTATGGCTGCTGGTAAATCCAGTTTCCGTGTCTTACCTTATCACTATTTTTATTCCAAAAGCCTAACTTAACCATGCCTTTGACACTCCCTGTTCTATGTATGCAACTGCAATTAGTTGTAAATCTTTTTCCAGTTGCGTTTTCATACTTTCGTGGACTACTGTAATATGCCATATAACCACACTCCTATCTGCTCCATTGACCAACTTTATTTCCGTTTATGTCAATGATGCTTCCGCTTGTTGCACCATCTTCAAGTTCTCTACAAATACCTTCAAGTAATCTTTTGCATTCTATAGCTTCATTAAATTCGCTTGGCTCACCTGTAAACGGATCACAGAATGCCGCATTGCCTGTTTTAATTTCAATTTTCAGCATATCAATATTCCTCCTCATTCCCATTTATATTTCTTATTTTCACTTCAATTTGTTCCTTTAAACTTTTAATACTATCGGTTGCCTCTTTTACAGTGCTAAATTTATTTTGGGTAACTTTATTCTCGAATTTCTCTATATCGCTTACCATCCATACAAAACGATAATCAAATATGTTCTCAATATTTTTATATTCTTTGCTAGTTTTTGCTTCACTTAACTTAACAAGAAGTTTTTCTTTTAATATCTGAAACATTTCCTTAATTTCTTTCAGATCCGCTTCATAGCTAATGGCATCAACCTCTTTTTTTCTCTTATCATCCTTGTATTTATTGAGACGATATTTTAATGCTTGTCTTGTTTCTGTGATATTACAACCACTTTTATCAAATTCATCTGAGTTGCTATTACTATGATAATAGTAAGAACTAGAAGTTCTTTCTACTTCCCTTTTATATTCTGCATCTTGCTGAATGATAAACACTCCAAGTTTTCCACTTTTTCTATCTGTTTCAAAGTCACATTTTGTATAATATTCATCAATTGAATATTTATATTTATCTCTTGGTATTTCTACTTCAAAAACCCCTCCGTTTAATTCAACACAACGAACTTCTGTTCTTTTACAAACCAATAATATTCCGTCATAACTTCCTGTCATCTTTTGAATACTATTAGCTGTGAATTTTCCAAGTAGACCAGTTACCTTGAAAGGCTTTTGAAAATTGTAACCATAACAACAAGCGAGAAATTGTAATGCCTTTCTTCTGCACTGTAATAACTCTTTCAAAGCATTGTCAAAAACAATATTAAGTTCATCTATATGCTCTTTGTTACCACTATGTAACAAATTCTCTTTCATCGCTCTTGTCAATAAAGTTCCCTTACTAATTTGATTTCTCTCATTAAAAAGTTTGATTACTTTTTTATCATGAAAATCAAGAACGCAAAGATTATCATAATCAGTATTCACATAATATCTTCCGTTATCTGCAAATCTTACTCCGTTTTTACTATCAAGAACAAAGTTGCCAAAATACACATTTTCAACTTCCGTGAAATATTTTAGATAAACTCCGTTTATTTTAGTAATGTCTCTATAATAGGTTTTATTCTTATTAAGAGAAGCTATGTTATAATATCCAAGCACCTTTGCCTGTAATCCAGGAACTAACAAATCCAGATTATTATTAAGTGTACTATCACATTCACTTACAGTGTGATTATAGCGATTCTTAATAGACATATGGCTTCCATTCTTTGCTATCTGAATATTAAGAATAGATGTACCATATTCATCTTCCCTTTGCGGTGTTTTACTTCTCTGTATTTTATCAATATCTTTCTTTATTGCAACCAACATATGATACTGACTCATACGACCAGAAAGATTATTATAAGTACAAATTACTTCTCCTGCTGCATAATACTTTTTGCATTCTGCTATTTTATCTTCATCGTCAAAAATTACAGTGTCATATCCAGCTTTCTTAAAATCTTCAATGATTTCTTCCTGCGTAGTTTCCCTTATTATTCCAAAGGTATCATTTGCACTTATTTCGGCACAAATTGATTTTATTTGGAACTCGTCTAATTCAGAAAACACATTCCTTGCATTCTGCGGTGTTACTAATGCATGTCTTAATTTATCTTGGTCAACTGCAATATTTTTAATATAAGAATAAGCATAATCGCCTACAAATTTTTTCAAGCTGCTCATTTTCATCACCCTCTTCTAATTTCTTTCAACATGTTCTCTCTGCACATCATCAAATTCTCTCCCATTTCCTCAGTTCTTAGTTCCATAAGCTTAATGATTTCTTTATTGATATGTGCTTCCGTTACATCGTGACCACAATTTGCAATCACTAAATCCATTATTTCTCTATAAGTGAATCCATTAAATAACATATCATTCTCATGTATTGGTGAGTTATATTCAAACTCTTTTCCATTCCGTGAATCCGTTTCAGGATCATATAACCATCTGCTCATAATTCGTTTCCTCGCTTTCTTGTAATAAAATAGGCAGCTAGGTATTTATTCTCCTAACTGCCTTTGCGGTTACTATAAATTTATTGCTTTTCCGTTCTCATCATATTCAATCGGTGCAATGTGAACTGCATACCCGATTTCTTTTTCTTTATCATAAATCTCCATTGTGCCACCTGCACAAAATTCAAATGAGAACCGCTTGTCATCCGATTCAAGTAATTTAATCAAATGATCCGTGAGTTCATTTAAGTTTCGTGCGTCCTCTTTTGACTTTTCAATGCTTGTCATTTCACTTCACTCCTTTCCATAAATCTCTAATTTATGTAACAAATCAAACATTGCTACATATCTACCCTGATTCCGTTCTTTGAGTTTATCATTGTCGTTCTGCATTGCATCATCATAATCTTTATTTACTTTTCTAAATTCCTCTGCAATAATTTCAAGAATTTCATCCTTTGTCTTGCTACATGTATATTTTGCCATTTCTCCTCACTCCTTCCTAAGAAATCTTAGTTTCAAGTCCATATAGGTTTTGCGTTTATATAATTATCATCATGTTTAAAATTGCTTTCTTCAATATCAATCACTCTCAACTGATTAGCAAACTTTAGCATTTTATCCGTTGAACCTTTAATACAACTTTCATATCTGTCTCTGTTTTCTTCAATTTGTCTTTTTATCAAAGAAATATGATGTTCTGCTTCTTCGATTGTCCTATAGCTACTTGCACAATCATTGTAAAAGTGGAATAGTCTATTTGAATAACATGATTCAGGATTTTCAATCATTTGCCACATAGTAGCATTTGATTTAACCGGTAATCCATTAAATTCAAAATCATTTAATGCTCTATTACTTTTGCCTTTAACAATTACATAACTCATTTAATCGCCTCCAATTCCAAAGTAAATGCGAATTTACTCTGCACATCCAGTAATTACAATATAATTTCCGTTACCCTTGAGATAAAGTAACTCATATACCTCTCCATCATAACCACCATCATTTGCTTCGTAATCTTCTTTTGTCTCATATTTTTCATAGTTGATTATGAAATCGCACATATCCCATAATCCAGTTTCTCTTGCTTCTTTCTTTCTATATTCTATTTCGTGTTTGTCTTTGTATTTATGACTATTCACACTATCATAACTACATTTTACAAATGGAACTTTTAAATATTCGGCTAAATCTTTTTCGATTTCAAGAAGTTCCTTTTCGTTTTGCTTTAATTCATATCTATTTCCAATCATTTTTTATCTCCTTAAATTTTACATACTCTGTATTTATAACCACCATATATATCTTCAAATCTTACAAGTGTAAATTCGCTTCTATCATAATCTTCATTATTCACAAGATTAGGAATTTCACTTAAAGGATAATAATCCCAATGATTAGGAAGTTCATTATCAAGTCCACCATTTAACTGAAGATTTTTTGCAATTTCATCGAGTTCTTCTAAAGTAATAACATTGTCAACAGGTCTATAACCAGTAATTTCTTCTATCCAATCAGCACTATCAATACATTCATTATAAAATTTAATCATAATATTTACCTTTTACCTTTCTAATGAAACACGCATTGTTTACTTTTCATAAGCTCTTGTATTCCAATAATCAATAGTTTTTTCTATCGGATTTTTAGCTTTATTAGTAAAATTCTTATATCCACTTAGTCCACAATCAGCACATTGTATCTTTACAGAAAACATCAAACCATAATTCGGTTCGTCCATATAAATCCTTTTTGAGCCACACATCGGACATGGTTTTGCCTTACTTGATATATCTCTTGTCATATAATCACCTTTCCTTTCCTATGATATGTTGCTTTACTGTTCTATGGGTACTATTTCTAATATCTCGCCCTCATCTCCATTATGTGCCATATCAAACCATGTTGCTACATCTTGACAAGTTGCGTCATCATTAGTTGTCGCATGATGGTCTTTTCGTTTTCCGTTTTTAAATGTAACTATATTCCATTCTTTCATATCACTCACCATCTCCTATTCACTATGAAATATCCATTTACTCTTCTATGCTGTTTGCTCCATCTGCAAATCCGTCATCGTAACCCTTGTTATACATAGGATTCTCAAATTTAGTATTTGCAATAGGTGAATCTTCTTCAATACCAAAGAAAGATTTCTCTTCCTCTGACATCTCGCAATATTCATCAAAATATTCCATTGCACTTTCTCTGTCGTCTTCAATAAGTCCATCCTTGAACTGCGTTGCAAGTTCTTCAAGTCGGCATCGTGGGATATAATTTTTACTGACTTTTTCTCGTAACTTTTCAACTGCCTTACTCAGACAGCTTAATTTCTCTTTGTCATTTGAGAACATAAAATATATTCCATGTTCCCACTGCTGTCCCCATCTCCGTGATGAATCATAACCACAAGCAACAACATAATTATCGCTTGTTTCTATAAGTGCAAACTTCTTTCCGTTTGCGTTTGTTACGCTTAATATCTCATTGTGAAATTCTTTCATTTCTTTTTACCTGCCTTTCATTTACCCGTATAGCCTGATAGTTCAGCTTTATGTAATTATTCTCGTTAAGCTGTAATTATCTTTGCTAAAATGTCATACATCTCTGCATTGCTTTTTACTGGTGCAATTTTATTTTCAAAATATGAAGCTCCCTTGCAATTCATAAGAAGTTCATCATCAACCATATTTTCCCCATAATTTGCATATAATTTCTTAAATACCTGGAACATTCTAAGTGCAAATGGCGACTTTTCGCTTCCTGTCCAATTAAGCAACTTGATAATTCTAATAATATTTTCAAGTGTTTCAGTATCATTCTTAACCATTCTTAACAAGGTTCTTGATGGTGCTACTTTTCCTATTGGATTATCAAGTTTATTATCATCTGTAACAATCTGAATATTGTAGTTTTCAAATAAATTCTTAAAGTCAATATATTCTCTTATATTTGCCTTTACACCTGCTCTATATGTATCTGCAATACTCATTGCTTTTCGTGCTGATTGCTGACCTAAAAATGTCAAGATTGCTTCATGTTCATTGCAATTAAGCACTTCAACAAGCATTTTTATTTCTCCATTTATAACAAATGCTACAATTCTATGAGCACCATCAGCTACAAATAGCTTTCCGTTTATCACATAAACCTTAACAGGATCGTATTTGTCTTCATTAAAATCCTGTGCAATTTCCTGCACCTTTGCCATATCTGTATCTCGCTGCCAATCTGGAATATGTATAAATGTTGGATTGATAAGAATATATTTCTTTGAAGCAATACTAAACGAGTTCTTTAAGGCACATTTCACTTCTCGAAGTTCTACATCCTCAGATGTTTCTGAATGTTCCTGAATAAACTTTTCAGTTTCGCTTGGTGTAGAATATCTAATAAAGCCTTTACTCTTTCTTATCTTTTCTGTAATTTTACCTTCGCCTGATGTAAAATTATATCCTACATCAGCAATTTCAATATCATTTTTGTTTATCTTTAATAACAAACATATCTTATCTACAGTTGCGTCTGCCGGATTATGAATTCCATTTTCATATTTGGATATTGTAGAATATGAGACACCACACACCTTTGCAACATCTTCTAACGTTAACCCTTCTCTTTCTCTAAATTTTTTTAATTTTCTTCCATTAATTTTACACATAATTAACTACCTCTTTTCTTTTAATATGTATTTTGTGTATAAAAATAACGGCTTGCTTTCGCTTGCCGTTTAGTCGCTAAACTTCTCAAATACACCTGACTTGAGCATATCTGCTTTCCAACACTCAAAATCTGGATATTCTGTTTTGTTTGCTAAGTCTCTGTAGACTTCGTGCATTTGCTTTTCTGTAAAGCATTTGCCTTTAAACGGTTCTTCATATGTTATATACATCAGATTTCACCTCTTTCTCTTAAATAGTTCCTATTTCTTAATACTGCCTTGATTCTATGTAATATAGTATTGCCTGTATCTGCCTTTTGAGCATTTACCTTTGCTTTCCTTTCCATTGCAAACAATGAATCCTCGACATTGATATAATCCACCATCTGTATTGGAGTTAATGAATTGTATGGAGTTGACAGATTGCTGTCTATAATATCAGCTCCATTTGCACACTTGATGATTCTAAAATTAAATTGCTCCATTGATTTAATCCTCCTACACATAATCTATGAGATTTCATATTTCATTTTTTGCATTTGCTATTGCCTTTATAACAGAATCGTTGTAATGAAACTGTTTTGCGATTGCAGTTGCCTTACGTGAATAGTTGTACATATCCTTACTCATAATTATTCTCCCTTCTTACTTTATCATTGTGAAATCATAGCAATTTGTATCTGTGTAGATGGTTATATTATTCCCATTTTGCGTTACTGACGTTACTTTGTTTAAATTTAAGTAACCGTATTTGCTAGGCATATTTTTGCCTATTAAAAAAGCACTCAATATGAGTGCTAAAGTAATGAGTATATATGCTATTTTGCGTTTCATTTTGTGTTTACCTCCTTAATTTTGGATATAAAAATAGCACCTAACAGATTTTCATTTCCATTAGATGCTATATAAATATGACACTTTATGAGATTATTTTTTTACAAGTTCCATTTTATAACCAAGTGCATCAATAATTTTCACAAATAAAACTAATGATGGACTATGTGTTTTCTTTTCAAACCGTGAGATACTTTGCTGTTTGCTTTCCGTTAAATCGGCTAATTCCTTTTGAGAAATATTAGACTCTTTCCGTAATTTAACAACATTATCAATTAAGTTGTTCTCTATATCCTCTGCACGAAAAGTAGTGGCTGGTAAACCACTTACTTCTCGAACTGCAATTTGCTTTTGGTCGATTGCAACAGCTTCTAATAACCCTTGCATTGTATCATCAAAAAATTTGCTCATGATTATTCCTCCTTTAAAATTTTTACTACTGCCTTTAGAGCTTTCTTTTCATCAGGTGTTAAGTCTGCCTTTTCATCTTTTGAGTAGACATTAACAAGATATACAGTTTCTTTTATATCAACATCTACATAAATTACTCTTGCACCACTTCGTTTCCCTTTTCCTTTATTCTCCATTGGGATACGGATTTTTCTTAATCCACCTGTATGAGAAATAGTATCTCCTAATTTCGGATTTTCTAATAAAATTTCTTGTAAGTCTTTTAAATTTTTATCAGTTAATCCTAAATCTTGCCATTTAGCGGTAAAAATTGGTGTTTCAATAAAGGTTCGTGTCATATTTTTATTTCCTCCTTTGTTTATACACCTATAATACATCAAATTTGTTGTATTTGTCAAGTCAAAAATAGCACCCGATGTGGTTTGCGTTTGGGTGCTTAGTGGTTTGATTATTATATTTGACGCAGTTAGTCTTCAAAACTATAATTTGCGTCTATGTCTGCAATTTGCTCATCATAATAAGCTCTTGCATTTTCACAACGGAGTTCATAATTACTTCCGTTGGATGGATAGCCTTCAGCTTCGCATTGTTCAGCTATCTCCTGGCATTCTTCTCTGTACTGCTTTTCAAGTTCGCAGATTTTATCTATATCTGCTTTTGTGTAAACGTTTGCTTGCGTCATGTGCTTTGACGCATTTCTTAGATTGATGGCATAATAATTCTTCCTTTTTTACATCTGATTTAATTTTGCCTGAAGCTCGGCTATTTGAGCTTCAATAGCTTGTTTCTCAATTTCTTTTGCATTCCATTCCGCATCTGGAATCCATTCCATGATTTCAAATGGTTGGACACAAAGATATTCACATACTTTATTTATTGTATCAGAACTTATATTTTCGTTTTTTGAAAATCTTGTTGGCATATTTTGAGACAAACCTGCATTACATAAGTCTTTCCATGTCATATTGCGTATTTTTAAAAGTTGCCCTAATTTATTAAAAACTATCATATATTATACCTCCATCAATTATTTGCACCTCCTATTCTATCACATTATTTTGTAATTTTCAATATGTGTAAAATCCACACTATAAAAGCGGTAAAGTTTCCCTTACCGCCTCTAACTATAGATTTTTATTACTTTTCTGCAAAGTAGTGCTTGATTACAATATTACTGATAGTGCTTGCAAGCCCAGAATAATCATATTCTATCTTGCCTGTCTTACGATTCTTTTTTGCCTTTACTAATGTATTAACCTGACGCTCTTTGAAAGAAATTGTATCTTTTTTGTCGTCAATGTCAAATTTATTAGTGAATCCCTTTACATAACAATCATTAAGAAGCTTCTTGTCCTCTGCTGTCAATTTTACTCTTGTTTTGCTTGTGTATGGAGTTTCAAAAGGCAGACTAAAAGTTGTCTTGATAATGGTTTCAAGTTCTGTACTTGCCTTCTTATAAGCCTCTTTTACCTCATTAGACATTGTAATATTACCATTTTCTCCTGCCTTAGAATTGATATGAATTGCCTCTAAAGCATTATATAATTCTGGTGACTGAAAAGCAGGAATGATTGAATATTTTACCAATTTAGAGTTATCCCATGAAGCAAGCACCCTAAGAACTGTACGGACTACGTCCTTATTATTGCCAAAATGGTCTTTGTTCTTATGGGTCAATGAAGCAAATACCTTATTGTAAACCTCAAGAGTTTCTTCTTTAGATGTTTCAAGGTCAGACTTTTCCTGCTTAACATCCTCAAGTTTCTGGTTAAGGTCATCAAGCTTAACCTTCTTTTTATCCTCAGACATATCCTCATTTTTCTCAAGGTTTACTATCTGAGTGTTTAACCGTGAAATATCAGCTTCAGCCATCTGAATGAGCATTGCACACTTTTCATGTTCAACTGCTGTCATTAATTCCTGTTTCTTCTCATCCGTGATTTTTTCTGCGTAAAAATTGATTGATAAAGTTCTCATAATATACCTCTTTCTCCGACTTAACGCAATCAGTGCAATATAATATTTTATTGTGTTTATAATTGTAGTGTTATGCACACTATAAAAGGGTAGACTAATTGTGTATAGTCCACCCTTCTAACTATGTATAACTTTGTAGGGAACGCCTCACCTACTAGCGTAATGAGCATATTTAATATTAAATCCAGTTAAGAGGATAGATACTCTATGAGTATATTTATTGCAGGCATTACCCTACTAATAAATAAATGCTTGTAGGTTTTACCCTGCAAGCTATGTTATATCTATTATTAACCTTTTATATTCAGATTTCATATAAGTTTGATTATTGAATTTTGAAATCCTTAACCGTGATTTAATCGGTTAAGATTTTTTATTGACCGTCAACTACTACCTTGTAAACACTCACACCCTGGAATATAAGCTGAAGGGTTCGCACTTGAGCCTTATGTCTTTTCTGACATCTTCCTCCCATTACTGGCAGGGTAAAGGCACACCATTTTAATATGATGCAAAGATTATTAATCTTAGGGCATGTATACCTATTTCAAGGTATAGTTTAAGCCGTCCTCATAGGGTTTTAAAGTAAACCCATCAAACCTATTATTCAATTTGTATAAGGTTAAACTCGTTGAGATACAACCTTAGAATCTTATATTCTGCTATAGTCTTTTGTATCTATTTCAGGGAATAAATACAGTGCCTATATAAGAAATATAAAATTGTTTTTTCCTTGGGATTTACTAATATACTGAATCGTGATAAAATAGACTTGTTCAGGGACTATTTACACAATTACTTGTAATTAGTCGGCTATATATTCAAGATAATCTTGTTCAGTCGCAAAAAGCATATAACTTTTTGTGGCTGAAATATAGCCATAATACCCATTAGATACATTGTATCCTTTTGGACTATTCATTTTTCAAATATATAACACCTCCTATTCTGGTTTTAACGACTTATTCCTTGTCAAGCTATTGTTTTATTGTGATTGCAGTATATCACAATATATTGTGTTTGTCAATATGTTGTGTTAAGTTTTCCCGACCTTGCGAGGAAGGTTCGTTTTACGGTACTTTCTTAACTTGGCTATATCTTATCACAATTAATTGTGATTGTCAACAGATGATTTGAAAGTTTTCTAAAAAACTTTTTTGTTATTATCAACTTCTTGACATCGAATACTTTATCACTATTTATTGTGATTGTCAATAATAAAATTAATTTTTTTCGATAAAGTTTTATTCACATAAAACCACATAACATAATATTTCACACCACAACACATAGTTTTTAATACTACTTACAAATTGCTCTGCTCCAGATGAAAAAAGAATGGTTAATATATATCTATTAGCCATTGTTTTTATATGTTGGGGGTGTTTAAAACTAAAATGATAGTCGCATTTTGGCAGCATCCACTTAGCTGGTTATTCTACACACCAACTCAAAAATCTAACCCTTCCCCAATATTCAAAATTCCCAACAAAATCAAGCAAAATCCCAAATTTCATCCTCCAAACCACTTATCGTACCCCATATCGCTTAAACCTACCAATCAAGCCACTTTCAGCCACTTCACAACCAAAAAATTAAACTTCCATCTTATCAAAAATTCACTCACAAATCCAAAATCTTCCTTATTTATAAGTACTTTTACCGATAATCATTTTTAATCCAAAATCTATCATTAATAATTAATCACACAAATCACAACTCTCTCATCTACAATACAAAGGGCGCTACATAAAAACCACATCAGAAAAACCTAAAATCGCCTATATGCATCACAAAAACAACCAAAAATATAATACAAACCATCAAAAAATCCTACTATAATAATACCAAAAATTCCATTTCTCATCTAAACCATCTATCTCGCCAATACACAGCGTTTTCATTTTACCCTACCAATAACACCTAAAATCATTTTTACCCACCCAAATGCTCAAAATACAAGGTCAATTTTTTACATCACCCAAAATTACATTAACTATCTATATACATTCACATACATTTACTATAAATAATATTGTCAATTCTCACGCCTATACAAAAATCCACTCTCACAGCTCAAATTTCAATTTTTATCCTCTACCCTAACAACTAACCACCTGACATATAAAAATCCAAAATAGACTCTAAATCATTAATTTTTCGCCTTATATCCAATGTAAAGAATTTTACATTAACTCTCTTTGTTAATTAACATATCCATACAATGCTAAAAAATCATAAATTCAAATTCATATAAGAGAATAATCTATTGTAAATAATCATCACACCACTCTTGCCAAACAAAAAATTAATAAATTTAAAGGAGGACTCGTTATGAGCAATTTAACACATTACAATTAGGAACATTTAATAACTTACCATGAACTTTTATAGAAATATATTTGATGAATTAGCCGACAGAATTGCATCTTAATCTATTTAGGGAGAAAATCACACCTCACAGAAAAATTAGACACTTTTATCTCATACCCTTATAAGTTATCACCTAAGATATAAAAATTTAAAATCACTATCTAAAACTCATTTTTAACCCACAGATAGGGGTATGAGAAAACTATATACAAGCTCAAAAAAATGTAGTATGTGCGTAAGCACAAGATGTAGCCCTTTGATAAGGGCGGTCTTTTCGCAGCGTTAGAAGAAAAGAACATCTCTGGTTAGACAATTGAAAAGAATAATTCAAAAGGAGAATGATATTATGAAGAAATCAATTTTATTTAAGAGAACAAGAAAATCCGTTGCCAAGAAATTATCTAATCATATTTATATAGATATCATTAATAGCCATGATACAAAATTAATAATAGATAACTTCACATTATTAGAACTTATTTATATTGAAAGAGCGTTAAAGAAATTGGATTCTATGTCAGAAGAAGAAATTCAAGAATTAAATGGAGAATAATTTCACATAGGTACATCATATATGTACCCAAATAAAAAATATCAATCCAAAACATTATGTACCTAAATCAACCAATAACAATTAAACAAAAGAAAGAAGGAATTATTATAATCGGAGTATATTCTATAACAAATTTAAAAACGAATAAATTATATATTGGAGAAAGCCTTGATATTGATAAAAGATGGATTAATCATAAAAACGATCTTTTGAATAATCAACACGCCAATTATTATCTTCAACAAGATTTTAATAAGTTTGGGAAGTCATTTTTTAAATTTGAAGTTTTGCAAGAAGTTGAAAGAGATAGTGTCACTATTACTCAATCAAAATTATTAATGTTGGAAAATGCTTATATAGAAAAATATAAAAAAGAAAATTATGAATTATATAACATAGAAAACACATTAAAAGATGTTTTATCAAATAAAAGAAAATTACTGGTTTGTGAAGAGATTGCAAATTCTGTTGTAGTATCTCAATTTTTAAAAAATAAATACGTATTTGATAGCACAACGAATACTTTTGATTATCGTCAAAGAGATACCATTGAAAATTTAATATTATCTAATTCATCTATTAGAGGGAAGGAAAAAGCAAAACAGGTCGCAAATATAATATTAAAAGAGTTAACTGAACAAAATTTATACAAAAAATATGTAATTGAAAATATTTATTGTGTTTATTTGTGCTATAAACTTCAGGAACAAAAGATTATAGAAGTTAATTCTGAAGGTCGAGAATATATTTTAAATCATTATGATTTTGATTCTTTCTTATTAAGGAAAAAAGTATCTATTTCTGAGATTCATATTCAACAATATCCAATTGAGAAAAATATTAAGATAGAAGATCAAAATAAAATCCAGGATGTTTGGCATAAGCTTAAGGATGAACATATCTTGCCTTCCGAAAATAGATATAATGATTTTCGAGATATTCTTATAAAACTTAATTTAATTACCATTGATAAGAATAAAAGAACAAAAGCAACTGAATTTGCAATTAAGAATAAATATTTTCTAGTTTTTAAATATAACAACGTCAAAGATACTTATCAATATTTCATATCCAAAAATGGTTTAAAGTATATTTCAACCAATATTCAATAAAAGTTTTTTTATTTACAGAGTAATTTGTGAAACAAATTGCGCTGTAAATATTCTTCTCTTGATAATATGAGTCTATATAGATATTGACCTACACAAATCCACACCTGACATGTACCCAAATGAAGAAAATTTTTACTTTTGGGTACGTCATACATGTACCCAAATGAATTTTTGACAATTTCATAAATGTAAAAGTTCACGATTTTTGAAAGTCAAGATGGAGAATATTTTTAAGAATAGAAAGAAGGTGAAAACAATAATTTGAATTATGTAAAAATACCACGAGAAATCATTTATGATAAAGATCTCTCATCTAAACGAGTGATTATCTTCTCATATCTTTGTGCAAGGCGTTCACTTGATGATACAGTGGCATTTTCTACAACAGAACTTTGTCACTGGTCTAAACTGAAGCCTAATTACAGAGATGGAAAAATCAATCAAAAATATTATGAAGTTCTATTGCTCTTGTCTTATTATGGATACTTTATTGAGTGTCCTGATTTCGAAAAAAGTCTAAAAGAAAACACCAATTCGGTGAAATATCAACAAGTGCAACTGAATATAGAAAAATTTGATGTACCTGATAAGTTTGGGATTATCTATTTTGATGAGTTAGATAAAATATTGAATTTTAAGGAAGAGTTACAGAAGTCAGATGTAGACTTAACACGAATGTCTTCTGCCTATATCTTACTTCTACTTTCCTATATTCGTGTAAATCTTAATCGCATGGAAGATAAACCACTATGCTGCTACAGATATTTCAAAACAATCTCAGAAGATATTGGACTATCTGAAAGATATATTGGGCGTATAGTTGATATTTTAGATACATTGAAAATTATAAAATGCCAACCTATGAAAAGAGAACAATACATTAAGGATGGTGAGAAAAAATTTTTAACTACGCCAAAGGTTTTTGCTGATTATAGACATTTTATACATAATGAAAATGGACAAAAAATTGATGATAAATATAACCCTGAAACAGAAATACAAAAACAGATAGAACTTTTAGAGAATATTAATATGTAAGAACATAAAGAGATACTATCTCCTACGACAATATCTCTTTACCATAAATTTGCGCAATGAGTGTTACACTAAACGCTCCAATTTGCAGTGATGCTTCTAATTCACTGGTGAATATATTAAATAAGGTTGCAGCATGAGAATGAATAAAATAGTAAATCACGTACCTATTTTATTCTACTTCTCATACGAAATACCGTTTTTCGTAACGGTAACACGTTTCTTGCCTGAAGTTACAAGCAGTTTTAATTCTTTGTATTCTGTGAACTTTCTAACACAATACTTAACAAGATTTATAACAGCTATGGTAATCCCAGGTGTCAAAATTAAATTAATTATCCTAACCAGACCTCCCTTCTGTGAAAACATGTGCAGTCACACAAGAAAACTCTGATAGGACATATCAATTTTATGTGCATAATCACGCCTTTCGTACCTGATATAAAATCAGTTGTGACCTTGGTTTACGAGTTACAATTAAAAATCGTGTATACACATCAAATTGATTATATCACATATCAGTGAATTAGAAAATCCCCACTTTAATTAACATTAAATCAATTCTCATTTAGAGAATATAAATATGTAACAAAAACACGTATCACACTAAAAGGAGCGATGATATGGCTAAAAAAATTTTATTAACAAGGAGACTAAAAATTAATGACAAAGGAAACAGAAAATCATGTAATGACAAGAACTATGGAACTTAAGGCTCGCAACAAGTTAATTTGCTCACCATTGTTATTAAAATCAGGAGCAGATTTTGGTGGAACTGATTTAGATATTGTTGCAAGAATTTTTACTGATTTGAAATTTGATAATGATAGAAAAAGAGAATGTATTATCAGAGACAATAAAGAAAGCGAGGAAATTGCATAATGAGATACGAGATAATTGCTGACACAGCTATAACAGTTGATATGAATAATGGATATTCAATACTTGCTATGAGCAGATGGAATAAGGAAAAGAGTTTATATGATACTACTCTATTTATTAAGAATAATAGTGTTGATGGGTTTAATTTAATAGATGAGCCTTGTGTTATTGAATTTAATGTGCCAGATAAAAAGGTGCTTTGTATGGAAGTGACAAGATATATTGAAAATACTGATTTTACACGTTATATCAATCGTACTAAGTATGAACTTGATTGTTTTGAACGTGGCAATGCATTATATGAGAAAGAAAAGTTAAATGTTAAGTAAAAGTGATTATAAATATTATGAGAAAGCAAAAACGGCTGCGGATTTATCAGACTATAGAAAAACACATATAGGTTGTATAGCCGTTTATCAAGGAAATGTAATAGGAATTGGTTGTAATACAATTAAAACGCATCCTATACAGAAATATTATAACAGATATAGAAAGTCTTGGAATAAGAACGGTATTAAACCAACATTACATGCTGAAATTAATTGTCTTAATTCTATTCGTCATTTGAATATAAATTTTTCCAAAGTAAAATTGTATATTTTCAGAACAAGATTTGATAAAGAGTTTGGCATGTGTCGTCCTTGCTCTAGTTGTATGGCAGCTATTAAAGATTTAGGAATTAAGCATATCTATTACACTACAGATTATGGATTTTGCTATGAGAAAATAAAATGTGAGGTATGAAAATGGCTTGTGAATATTGCGGAAGAGATTCTGGACATGCTGAAAGATGTCCATTACACGAAGATAGGAAAAGTAATTACATATGTTGTTATTGTAAAGAGGGAATATTTAATGGAGATGAATTTATAGTTAATTCTGAAGGTGAGTATCTTCATCGAGATTGCATATTTAGCTATGATTTTTTAGTTAATTGGTTAGGTTATGATTTTAAGGAAATGGGAAAGGAAGGATACTATGATAGTTGATAAATTAAGAATATTTTTTGATATTGATTATAAAACAAGTATTGAATATTGGATTCCTATTAGTGAAATAAAGATTAAGAATATATTCCTTGCTACCCCACCTAGTTATTTTAAGTATAGAAGAAAACTTAATAATTTTGTTAAGTATGGTGAGCTTAGTCCTATTATCATTGATAGGAATTTTGAATTAGTTGATGGGTATATAAGTTATCTAATTATGAAAAGATTTAGTGTTGGAAAAGTACCTGTTTATTTTGAATAATGTGTAAGTAAATAGGTATTTATTCTTAAACTTAAAACTATATGTAATATTTAATTTTGAAAAATAAAGACAAAAAAATATATTATATCACATATTTTTATAAGGAGGCATAATATGATTTTAATTGATACATCAAGAAAAGATATAGAAAGAGATGATACTGGTGAAATAAAGGCTTATACGCTTAGTGTTATGATGTTAGAGCCAGTAGTAGAAAGTAACCTGTACTATATTAAAAGAAATATACAGTGGAGAATTGAAAATGGATGCCCAGTAGCTGAAATACCTTCATTTTTTGGACTTAGACAATCTAATAATAATACAGATAAGCTAGTAAATTACCTTTTTGGTACAAATAAAGAACTTGAAAATAAAGGAAAAAGAATAGAATGTTTAAGTGAGGAATTAAGTGTTGAATACACACCTGATGTAGACGAATACTTTGCAACAGCAAGGCATTTATATCTGGATATATCAAAACCATATATGTTAGGCTATTATAAAAGGTAGTCTTTCTGGTAATTATGCAGATACTTATATAGAATTTCTTAAAAATAAAAGATGTATGTATAAAAGGAAATATTATATATGATGTATTAGGTTTAAGCGAATATTATCTATTATAGCAATATTAAAAAATAGAAATTTCATTTGGAGAATATATAAGTGTAAATAAAAAAGGAGGATTCAAAGTGTATTGTTTTCAAAAGAAAGATGGAACAGTAAAGAAATATTACAAAGAAGCCATCGACTACATTCTGACTGCAACAGTTCAAAAACATGAAATAATGGTTGGAAGATCTGATGAAGTTGGAAAAATATATGAATGCTATACAACTAAAAGGAAGAGATTTTTAGAACCTAAACGAAACACAATTCAATCTAAAATCATTGACATATGTGCTGAATTTGATTGTTATACAAATCCGTGGTATAGCGGTTATCAAGAAATTTCAATTGAATTGCATGGAGATAATGTGGAATTTATGCTAAATAAACTTAGAAAATATTAGTAATAAACAAAAGGAGGATTTATGGCTGGTATTAGCGTACCTCAATATGAGATTTTTAAAATTGGAACAAATAAACTAAAGTATTCTAATTGGGATTTACAGATTACCAAAGAAGAGGCTTTTAAATATCAGGAACTCATATCACTGTTTGAAGCCCAAGAGTTCCGCATAATGGCAAATAAGATTTTAGAAAAACCTATTTGGAGTATTGATTTTTCAAAAATATTTATGCAGGTAGTTGTTGATAAAAAATCTGATTTCGCAAGAGTGACTGGTAAAAAAGGTGTTACTATAAATGGTGTTAATTATAAACGCTTTGTTGGAACTACTGGTGGATTAAAAAACAATACTCTTCTCTTCTGCAATTCACAATACATTGACAAATTAAATGAATTATGTGAATGCAAGAGAAATCCAGATACTAAATTAGTTCCTGCAAAATACGAAGCTTACAAAGCATTAACATGCTCTGCATCACAACCGATTTGTGATCCACATGGAATTTTGGTCGTAAAAGATTGTATTACACAATATTTTGCAGATGTTATATCACTCGATGATGGCGGTGATTCAAAAGAACCGACAAGAGAAATTATTAAAGATAAAGTTCTTGAAAACAATGTATCTGACGGTTTTATTCTTTGTACTATACAATATATGCAGCGAGTAGCTGAATCTTTAGGTCTTGATTATATTCCTGGCGGTGTGTGCTTGAGAAACGCATGGCTCAAAGGAATGCTCTATCCGTTCCCTATTTATGAATTTATTGAAAAATATAATAATGGCAATTATATGATTGAAGATATTTGGGGAAACATGCAAGATATTCGTCAATGCGAAATGATTGTTACAGAATCGTCTCTCAAATTATGGGGAGCATATGATAATATTGAACAGTATGTAAATGCATATAAGGAATGTGGATATGGATTTTCTGTAACAAAAATTTCACCACATATTCTTGAAGAACAGAGAGAATTAAATTATCAGTATCTTCAGTCGTATGAATTTACAGATGAAGATATTGAGGAGTTATGTGCGCCAACAATCAAATATTTAAAAGATGCAATGTGTGGAGACTACTCTTCTACCGTTAAGTTTCTTGGTATTAATGAAAATACTGATGTAAATTCATGGCAACGTGCTTTATATACAAGCGAATATATGTTGGGAGATCCATATATAATCGACTCTGTACATAGATATATCAAGAAAAAAATGAATGATGCAAAAATTGGTAAGTTGTTTGTAAATGGTAATTATCAGATTGCAAGTGGCGATCCATTTGCTCTTATGCAGTCTCTTTGTGGTTTGGAAGTTACAGGCTTATTAAAAGCAAATGAATGTTATTCAAAATTCTGGATTGATCGAAATGAGGATGAAATTGTTCTCTTTAGAAGTCCTATGACAAGTCATAACAATATCAGAATGTGTCGTGTTAATTCGTCCGATGAGTGCCAATATTGGTATCAATATATGAATACTATCATGATTATAAACGGTTGGGACTCATTTTGTATGGCTGAGAATGGGGAAGATTGGGACTCCGATCTGAACTTTTCTACTAATAATTCAGTTATGAAAAGACGTTATAGATACCTACCTGCTATTGAATGTGTCCAACGAAATGCGGAAAAAATTGTTGTCACTGAAGCTGCCGTTAAAAAGACAAATAAAGCAGGTATGGGAAATCAAGTTGGAACAATCACTAATTATGTCACATCTATGATGGAAGTTCAATCTCATTTCGAGAAAGATTCACCTGAATATAAAGAATTAGAATACAGAATAGAATGTGGTCAGCTTTATCAACAAAATGAGTTGGACAAAATTAAGGGAATCATTGCAAAACCAATGGAAAGTAGTTGGTATAATCTTGGTGCTTGCGGAGAGAATAAATATTTGCAATCTCTTTGTGCATACAGAAAACCATACTTTATGATTTATGTTTACGATGAGACAAAAAGACAGTACAAGCAATACATTAAAGAAAGTAATGCTAAATGCTATGCTATCTATAAATGTTCTATTGAGGATTTACATAATAAAGATACCCTTACAAAAGAACAAGAAGATTTTCTTTTTTGGTATGAGAGAAAAATGCCAGTTGGTACAGGGAATTGTTCTATGAATCAGATTTGTAAATATGTTGAAAGTCAGTTAGATGGTTACAAATCTCAATTACATAAGGACTCTTCATTTGATTATAATACATTGAAGGTTAAAAGACGTTGTACTGAAGAACACAGACAAGCTCTGCGAGAACTTGAACAATATTATTGTGAATGCATTAAAGAATATAAAAAGAAACAGGGGAAAGAAAAAGGAATACAACTAAATAGAACCGATATCTTTGATAAACAGGATGAATTCGACAAATATTATCAACGTGCAAGTATGGTTGAAATGTTTAAGAAGAAAGCTGAAGAAATATGTCCAAATGATGATGAACGTATGAATATCATTCTTGATATGACTTATGGATATAAAGGTAATAGACAGTTTTGTTGGGATTGTATTGGAGAACTAATTATTAAACGTTTAGAAGAAATGGAGGAAAAAGTTGTATATACTGAATGAAAAAGAATATATTAGAGAGATATTAGCGTCTGGCAACAAACCAGACAATATCTCGAATGGATATCTAATAACATTGATTGCTAAGTATTATTTTGATAGAGGTAAAGATCCAAATATTCTAATTGATACAGTCAAAGCAAAGATGCTTGAATTCAATATTGAAGGATATCAGGAATATAGATATGCCAATAAAATCAAAAAAACATGTATTGATATATATGATTTAGAATCAAAAAATCTCTTTAGGGAACTTGAGTATGTTCCTATCTATGAAAAAGAACTAAAAGTCGTGGAGTCTCTTCCAAATGATCGCCAAAAGAAATTTATGTTTACATTATTTGCTATTGCAAGATATATGAATAGTGAAGGATGGATAAATAAAAAAGACTCAAAAGGTCTTTCAGAAGTATTTAAACTTGCCAATGTTACTCTCTCATCTGATAAAAAGAATGAATTGTTGCATGAGTTATATAGTAATGGTTATATTCATTTTGGGAAAAAGGTGAATAATCTTAATATAAAAATAGATTTAGGAGATACAGATGATGATGTTGCATATAAAGTAACTAAATTTGAAAATATTGGAAACCAGTACATAGGAAATTTTAAAAAAGGCTACAAGCAGTGTGTAAATGGATGTGGAAGAAAAATTAGGATAAAAGGCACAAATGATAAGTATTGTAAATATTGTGCAAGAGAAAAACAACTCGAATGGCAAAGAAATAGTATGAGGAAATCAAGAGAAACTTCAATGTGTGAAGTTTCTTAAAACTCTGAAAACCCTTGATTTATAAGGTTTTTTGGTATATTTTCACAAAAAATTCGTTTTTCTTAAATGTAGATATAGTGAAATATTTACAAAAATATGATACAAAAACGATTGTCATGGAAGAAACAAACCGACAATCTTTGTATGTCTGCTCTGCTGCTCTTCTGAGTGGCATTGCAGATTTAGAATGAAATCAGCTTTTCTTAATATCCTGCCCTATGTGGCATTACATAATATTAAAAGTTTATTTTATAAATTAACCTCTCTTTCTTATATCGGTGGTTGCATTATTTAAAAAATCGTGTAATCACTGATACTCTTCCCATATAGTTCAATGGTAGAGCAACGAACTGTTAATTCGTAAGTTACAGGTTCGAATCCTGTTGTGGGAGTTATCCTATTTTTTATAGGACTGGTCGGTTTCGGATCGGAGGATGTTGAATCTTAAAATAAGCGTGGCGACACGTATAAAGTGGTTCTTATCGTATTATAAGGCTGCGACTGTATAATACAGTTTAACGGAAAACACATAAAATCTACGCCATATCTAAGGTCAGAGGTCAACTGATAATGACTATTTATGAGTTTATGTAATCAATTGCATTGCATGAGATTCTTAAACAAATTGATTTGGTGGGTGTCTCGAAATAGGCACTGTATTAACACAGAAATGTGGGGGATGATTTGTGTACTATTGACGGGAATACCGCAAGTATAACTGTTGATAGGATTTTGATAATATCTCTTAAGTTGAAAAACAGGGATGGAATCAAAAAGCAAGGAGATCGCAATCCGAGCAGGATGGTGATGATTGGGCGGTACTCAAAAGGTACTGATGGTCAAATGTACACCTCATCGTCCATAATAAGTACATACTTTTGAAAGAAATCAAAATATTTTAGGTAAAAATATTTAAAAGAAAATTACAAAACAGCAAAAGTGTGTGCGACCGCAAAGAGAAAAACAACTTATTCACCTGTAATATGGTGACATATAGCACTCGCAAGGTGTTATATGAGAAAGTACAAGTACGTACAACTCTAATAGGCTGCAACCTATGAATCTCGCAAGGAAGAATGTGCAGAAAGAAAATCTATAATACTTTGTGGTAAGAGTTTGCCGATTATGTCAAAATCGGTGTTGTTGCTAACTACAAGTTAATCGCTTGTGTGATAAACTGTGTCCAACCACAGTAGATGTTAGTGTATTGAGTCAAATATCTCAGCTCATATTAGGTAAGAATCTCATACTTCGGTATGGGATTTTTTATTTTGGGAATTAGTTCAGTTTGGTTAGGACGCCTGATTTGGGTTCAGGAGGTCGTAGGTTCAAATCCTACATTTCCAACTACTATCCTGCTTATGTAGGAAATAAATCAAGAAAGAAGTGAAAATTATTAAGTACATTTCAAAAAATGAAATTGAAAAATTATTATCTGAAGGTGTAATTAGAAACACAAGACGAGGATATGTAGATCGGAATGGCGAACACATAGGTTATTACAAGACTTGTAGTGGAAAGCGTTACATCGAAGATAAATTCGTCAAGTAGGTGCTGGCTATGAAAAATCGAATAGAATATAAAGATTTTTATATTGACAAGACCGAAAATGGCTATCGTATCTGTAGACAAGAAGATACAGAAAAGCATACCCATCTCTCGAATCTTAATCCATCATACAAACTTATTGACAATGTATTATCAAATAAAATTCCTACTCATTGTGGATGTTACTATTTGGAGTCACATATTCATTTAAGTTATGATGAAGATTATATCAGAAAGATTCGTGAGTATATCAAAGTAAAACAGAATAAAACGAAACAAATGTATTATAATCCTGGCAGAAAGCGTTCTGGTGGGAATTTTTAATGTTATGGACCAAAAGGAGAAAACAAAATGGCAGCTAGTAAATTAAAGTTTACAAGAACAACTACAGATAAGTTAACAGTAAAGGCAGGTACACTCTCAGAGGATTGTACTTCTATTACATATACAGATGAAAATGAAATGGAGCAGGAAATAAAGGTAACAGATCTGCTTACTTCATTTAAGAATCAGGTAATTGATTTTACTGTTGCATTAAAGACAGATGAGGAATTGGATGTTCCGTCTGATGAAGAGTAAGAAGGGATGTGATTACTATAACTTCTTATAAACGCTTTGAAAATGAAACAGACGAGGAGCTTATATATAGAATATGTGAGGATAAAGAGCAGATAGGCTCTTGGCAGAATGTTGCTAATATAATCAATGAGCTTACTGGAAATGATTTTGGTGAAAGCACTTATCGAAAAAAGTATCAGGCTTTTAAAAAAATGTTAGAAGCAAATCAGTCTAAATTTGTTGATTCAGAAGCTCAGTTAAAGGAAATCGAAATCCAAAAACGTGAATTGCAAAAAGAAAGAAATAAATTATATGCTACAAAAACAGAATATTCACGTCAAATAAGACAACAGAGTAGGTTTGAATTATTTTACGAGAATGTAGCGAATGAAATATCTTTATATGACGTTCCAAATTTTAGATATATTAATACTTTAAATCAGAAAAATGAATATATTTTATCTATTGCAGATATTCACGCAGGTGCAAATTTTGTAACTGAGACAAATGATTACTCTTTTGAAGAAATTACAAAGAGATTTGAAAAACTCTATACTGATGTTGTGAATTTTGTTTTAGATAAAAACATTTCCAATTTAAAAGTTTTATGTATGGGCGATGACATTCAAGGAATTCTCAGATTAAGCGATTTACAATTGAACGAATCTTCTGTTGTAAAAGCTACTGTTTTTGTAGCGAAAACAATTGCAAGATTTTTAAATGATTTATCGGAATATTGTTTTATTGATTATTATCACTGTCCTACTTCTAATCACTCTCAGACACGTCCACTCGGAACAAAAGCAAGTGAAATTGCATCTGAGGATGTCGAATATGTTATTTGTAACTACATTAAAGATGTATTAGTAAATAATTCTCGAATTATTCCACATATGAATTTTGGATATGAATATATTGAAATTCCTATTTTTGATTTTAAGACAATTGCAATGCATGGACATACGATTAATAATATTGATAATGTATTGAAGGATCTTACGTATCACAAAAAGACATTTTATACCACTGTATTTTTAGCACATTACCATGCTGCCAAAATGGGTACTGTAGGTGAAATGTCTGATACTGATTGTGAAGTGATTGTATGCCCAAGTTTTGTTGGCAGTTGTCCATATAGTGAAAAACTTATGAAAGGTGCAAAACCTTCTTGTTGTATATATGGATATGATAAAAAATATGGACATTTAGAGACTTACAAATTTATTTTAAATTAAAAAATAATAGTTTAACGATTATGAGGATAGTTTTATACTACCCTCTTTTATTTTTATTTATTTTGTATAGGAGGAATATAAAATGGCTACATATAATGTACATGCAGGTCACTGTCAACAGGATCAGGGTGCTTATGGTGCAGTTGGTATTTTACAGGAGTCTGTTGAAGACAGAATCGTCAAGAATGCTGTAATTGTAAAGTTAGAAGCACTTGGACATACTGTTTACGATTGCACTTGTGATGAAAATACATCACAGAATGGTTGTTTGGCAACAATTGTTGGCAAGTGTAATTCACATAATGTTGATTTAGATATATCTATACACCTTAACTCTGGTAGAGATGATTACGAAGGTGATGATTCTACTGGCGGTACAGAAGTGTATGGATATGATAACGGAACAGAAGAAATAGGTTCAAAGATATGTCAGGCAATATCCGAGAAGCTTGATATAAGAAATAGAGGTTTTAAAACCAATCCAGGACTTTATGTTCTTAGAAACACAAATGCCCCTGCTATTTTGATCGAATGTTGTTTCGTGGATGACAGAGATGATGCAAACAGATGGGATGCTGAAGCCTGTGCGGATGCTATAGTCGAAGCCTTAACAGGCGAAGTAGTATCAGAAGATTCAAGTGAAGATTATTCTGACAATGATAGTTCGGATAATAATGAAACTACAGGTGGTAGAACTAATGATTTAGGTCATGTTGATGTTTATTATAGGGCTAAGTCAAATAATCGTTGGTGGGATGAAGTTCATGATAGAGATGATTGGGCTGGTGCTAGTGATGATCAGGCAATTACAGGTATTGCCATTGGTGTTAGTGAAGGTTATGTAAGATATCAGGTTCACTTACTTAACGGCGATTGGCTTCCAGAAGTTGATGGCTATGACATTAATGATGACGAAAATGGTTACGCAGGTAACGGTAAAACACCTATTGACGCATTAAAAGCAGTATTCTATACACCTGATGGTTATGAATACAAGTGTCTATATATACAGGTATCGCCACAGGGTATGGACGAATATTATCCTGTTCAAATAGATGATCAGACTGTAAATGGACAGGACGGATATGCTGGTTGCTTTGGTAGATATATTGATAAGGTTCAGCTTTGGGTTGAATAAGATTTTTTGAGGGAGTAGACCGAATTGGCTACTACCCTCTTTTATTATTAAATTGGCACTTATTATTAAAAGTGCCAAAATATTATTTATTAAAAGGAGATTTTTTTTATTTATGAATAAGACAGAATTAGTTGCAAAGACGCAGGAAAATATTGATATAAATGTATCAAAGAAGGATTTAACTACTATTGTTGATGGTGTAATAAAATCAATAACTGATGAACTTATAGCAGGTGGCAAGGTTCAGTTAGTTGGTTTTGGTACATTTGAAGTAGTTGAAAGAGCTGCTAGAGAAGGTAGAAACCCACTTACAGGTGAGTCACTTCACATAGAAGCTTCAAAAGCACCTAAGTTTAAAGCAGGTAAGGCACTTAAAGATGCCGTAAAGAACGCTTAATTTGAAAGGTTGTGATTATTATAAAAACATTACATTTTGAAGACTATGAAGATTTTACCTGTACTGTTTCAGACGTATACAATAAAGTAAGATCTGATGATGAATATAATTCAATAGATGTTGTTGCTAAATATGAAGATGCAAAAGAGATTATTCATAAACTTATTAAAATTGGATATGGTATTGCATTTATTAATGAGTTAGCAGATCCTGAATGGGATGGTTATGATGACTCTTTCGTTATCAGCTTATTAGATGGCGAAATTTGGTGTGAACCAGTTAAGAGAGATAATGGATATATCTTTATTGAAGCCGATGTTGTATACATCTTTGATGATTGTAATTCTAAGATTATTCCAAAGATTGAATCTGATGAGATATATGAAGTAGAAATTGGCAATGAATATGATGACTGCGATGGCGATTGTGAGAACTGTAATTGTCATAATGAAACTTATTTACGTACTTCTGAAGACGAAGACGAAGATGAAAATACTCACGGATTTACTGCCAGTAGGTCAGATGGTAACTCTTATGTGAGTTATTCTTACTACTCTAGTGATGAATTGAGTTATGAAGATATTCAGAAGATGTTAAAAGCTTTTGGGTTTTAGATTATTTGGAGTGTGCGGTGTATGCTGCACACTCTTTTTGTATGACTTTATAGCTTAATGGTTAAAGCATCCAAGGTAAAACCGCAGACACCAGTGTGAAAGCCACTGACGGAATGGATATAGGTTCGAATCCTATTAAAGTCACTATTGCCAGAAAGAGAAATCTTTCTCCTATTAAGGACATCCATATAAGGAGCATATGGCGATGAGTTGACATCGTTAACAACTTGCGTGAACCTCAAGAGTGGTCAAGAGTGATAAAAACTCTCATAAAAGTGTAAGGCTTTTGTATAATGGGCAAGCATTTAAAATCAATTACATAGTAAATAAATTAGAGAAGCGATTTAGTCCACTACTATCTCGCTTCTTTTTGTATACGAAAGGAAGTGAGATTTAATGGGTAGAAAAATACAACATAACAATATTGTTACTGATGAGTTATTGGCTCAGTGTAATAAAGAGAATATAGAGTTAGGAAATGACTTTTTGGATTATCTTCGTTCAGTTGATAGATCCCCAAATACAATCAATGCATATAGACGTGACCTTTTTATTTTTTGGGTTTATCTACTTCAGCATTGTGACAACAAATTCTTTATTGATTTATCCAAGAGGGATATTGCTCGTTATCAGAGTTTTTGCCTTACTGAATATAAATGGTCGCCAGCTAGAATGCGTAGAGTAAAATCTACTCTCTCATCGCTTTCAAATTATGTCGAAGCTATATTAGATGATGAGTATGAGAACTTTAAACCGATTATACGCAAAATTGAAAATCCTGCAAATGAGAAAGTATTCACTAAAACTGTGTTATCTGATGAACAAGTACAGGGAATGCTTGATTATTGGGTTGAAAAAGGTAAGTATGACAAGGCTTGTATTTTAGCATTAGCTGCATTTAGTGGCAGACGTAAGAGTGAGTTACCACGATTTAAAGTATCTTATTTCGATGATGAAAATATCATATATGGTTCTTTATATAAAACACCTGAAAAGATCCAAACAAAGGGAAGAGGCTCTAGGGGCAAAATGTTGACGGTGTATACACTTGCAAAACCGTTTAAGCCATATTTTGATTTATGGATGAATTATAGAAAAGAACACGGAATTGAATCAGAATGGTTATTTCCAAAGAAAGTAAATGGAGAATATATAGATGAACCTATGGATTCAAGTACTCTTGATAGCTGGGCTGATACATTCAGTAAACATTTAGGAGAAGACTTCTATTTTCACAGCCTTCGTCACTTCTTTTGTACCTCATGTTCCAGAAGTGGACTTCCTGATGATGTAATCCAAATGCTAGTCGGTTGGAATTCGCTTGATATGGTTGCGGTGTACAAGGACATTGATGCAGATGAGCAATTTGCAAAATATTTTGCTGATGGAGAAATTAAAAAGGTTGAACAAAAATCACTTTCTGATCTTTAGTTTTATCTAAAACCACTTTTTCTTATTCCAACACTTCTTCACATAACAACCAAATTTAATAATTCTAACCCCTAGAATACCTATTCCTTTAATTATAATCTTAATAAGAAAAATAACTAAGAATACCCCTCCGCATACAAATGCATATTTGTAGACCACATCTTCATTATTAAATAAAACTGCAATTATAAACGATATATAAATAATTAGCCCATCTACTCCACAGGAAAATATAAACTTATCGTCTTTAGATAAATACATAACACTCTGTATAAAATTAGGTTCAAGATATCCTAATCTTCTGCGTAGATATGAGTTTCTATCATATATGTTGTTTTTAAAATTATTGTAGTTATATTTATTGGGATTATCTTTTAATATTATATATGATTCATATGTGGATCTATCAATAAATTTGATATTATAATCATTCATATAAGTTGATACATTGTTTATAACATCATCAAAATCTTTTTTATTATATTTCTTATTATTGTTTATAATCTTATACAAAGGATAATATATTCTATTATATGCAATTTTCATATTATCTAAAGGAACATTTTTATTATAATTATATTTGGTCACAATAAAGGTAAATATACCTGTTATAAGTGTAGGAAGAATTATTTTTAATATTTCTATAAATGATTCCATATACAAAACCTCCGTTGTTTCTAAGTAATATTTTTCTTGCACTCCATCTTCGTATGTGTTACAATATAAGGGAATTAAAGATAATTCAAAAAGATGCCACCGTAAAGCAAGACGGTTGCTCTGAAATTAATAAATTATTTTGACTAAGCAAAAGTAACCGTTATTCCATTGGCAGTGGACGATTACTTTTTTGCTTTCTGTATATCTCTACCGAGCATATATCCTGCACCACCGCATAATGCGACAAGTGCAATCAATGCTTCGTATGAAAAAGTTATCATTGGCAAAATCCCCTTTCTGAACTACGGCACAATTACCATCTATGTAGACTGGGCTTGTACTCCCAGATTGGAGAGAACCGTCCTACCGTTTTTAGTAGCACCTTAAGATACATTATATCATATCAGACAATTTCTGTCAAAAATCTCCAAATAACAGAGAATAATAAAATATAACAAGCTGCTCACTTCCTTTTGGAAGTGAGGGCGGTCTGTCAATTCATTGATAGATTTTTAAAAGTGAGCTGTCGCTGACCGATATGCGACACAAATATAAAGGTCGGTTTGCAGAAATATTTGACATTGGAATGGTCTAAAACTTCCCACTACTACTGCTCATTGGCGGTGTTATGGAGAGGTCTTACCTTAGTAGACAATTAACAAATGCGGTTGCCACCACCGTTAAGTGTGGAACGATGAAGTTTGGTGTACCTCTACCAAAGATGTGAAACGAGGAATATTTCTTGGCATTTCTACGTCTTGTAGATTGTAAGTCCTACTATCTCGCTAGGTAGAGCCGACAGTTAAGTGACTCTAGTGCGCACGAAACCTTAATGCGGTATATCTATCGTGCTTCTCTGCGTTAATGAGAACCCTTAATTGACGGATAAGAGTCATTAAATCTTATCAATTGGTCTTTGCTCCGAAGACTGAAAATATGTGGAGAATAATCAGTAAGCATGAACGGATTGTACCAACTTTCTGTTCTAAATAACTGCATGTATACACTGCAATATCAGCTAGTTAGTGCTTTATGCTGAACATTGAGGTATCGTCAAGCGGTAAGACATAGCACTTTGACTGCTAAATTCGTAGGTTCGAATCCTACTACCTCAGTTCGATTAAAAGGAAAACGAAAATAAAAGAAAGGAGTGTTTATATGGCAAATAGACTTGTAATTGAACAAACCCCGTTAAAGGTCGGACAAGTACGAAAAGTTACTTCTAGTAATGGTGAGAAAATAGATTCAATTACATTACAGTTAAATAACAATGTAGAAATTTTATTTGTACCTAGGGATAATGGAACATTAGATTTTACAGTATATAATCCAAAATTTGAAACATCAAATCTTGATTGCTCGATTGATAAAGATGTATTACGAGATTTCTTTATTTCAATTAAAGATGTTTACAGACAAGTTATTTACAATGAAAGCGAGGAGGCAAATTCATGAAATTAAATATTAGCAAAACTATTGATGAAAATATTATTGGTGTAGATATTTCTGTCGCAGAATTAGGTACATCGGATACTGATGCTGCTACTGAAAAAGATATGTTACATAATTTTGTCAGAACAATCGAATATTCTAAAATATCATTTAAATCTAATATGAAAGCTGACTCTAATGGCGATCCAGTTACAACTGATAGCGAAGTTGATGATTCAACTATTATCTCTGTTGAATTAAAAGATATTATCAACCAGTCATTTGTTGTAGATGAAAACCTTCACATTACATTCTCTATAGATGTTACAAAGATTCCAGAATCAGAAGTCAAAGCACCTTTTGATAGTGTTGAGAAACTTGGTAAGGCAAAAGTTGAACTTTTCGCTACTAAGATTCAGGAAGAAATCGGTAAGAAGCTTGCTGAGATTCGTGCCTTGAACACTAAGTTTGAAGGTAAAACAGAAGTTATTCTGTAAAAAATAATGGGTGGTACTCTTCCACCCTAAATATGCTCGGTTAGTCAAGTGGTCAAAGACCTCCGACTTTCTATCGGATAACATGGGTTCGAATCCCATACCGAGTATTATTATGCGGTAAACCTGATGCCAAAACCTATTTTTTGGATGCATACGAAACTTAGGTGTGTAAGCTCAACACTTACTACCGCTCTATGTCTATTGCGGTTTTCGAACAGATACTGTTGTAACAATAGGATATGTTCTATACAGTTTAAATGAAAGTTCGGAGTTTGAGAACTCAATGAGAAAAACAATAAATTTTCAATAAATAGCTGATACTTAAATGGACAGCGAGGCTATATGGTATTTATATAGTAACAGAGAGTTGCTTCATGAGGCGACTCTCTTTATCTGTAGCATTGGCAGAGTTGGTATTGCACAAGATTGCTAATCTTAGGTCATCGTTTATTCGGTGCATTGGTTCGAGTCCAATATGCTACGTTTATGCCGTGTGTCCGATTGGTCGAGGGTGCTGTCTTGAAAACAGTCTGGATGTAAAAGTCTTTGGGGTTCGAATCCCTAACACGGCGTTCTAAATAAATTGCACTTTCATGGTGTTTTATAAGTTGAATTTTTATGAGAAGTGGTATTGCTACTGCTTCTCTTTTTTATATTGGAATAAAAGGAAAGAAGGTGAAACAATGGCTAAAGTTTTAGAGCCAATTTCAGACGCTGAGTTGAAGAAAATTACAGTTGTGAATTTGCGTAATGAATACAAAAAGCTTGCAAATTTCTATCAGCGCATTATGAACAATGAGCTAATATATTGTAGTCATTGTGGACAATGGAAAAGTGCAGTGACATTCTATTCTTCTAAGGCAAGTCCTGATGGTATTGAACATTATGCTTGTAAGGAATGTGTATTAAATGAATGTACTGATTACGACAAAAAAAATAATATACGAACTGACAATCGTGAGAAAACCATAGAAACATTTAGAAGACTTAATTGGTATTTTGATGAAAATGTTTACAATGAACAGTTACAAAAACTCTCTGAACAAACAGGAGAAAAAATAAGAAGCACTGCTGTTCAACAGTGGATAGTGATTTGTAGAAGCCTAAATGATTATAGTCAAAAAACTTATAAAGATTCGGTATTCTCGATAGATGATGAATCAATGCCTGAAACAAATACGAAAATTGTCCAAAAAACTCTCAAATCTGCAAAAAAGCGATTTGGAAACAATTATAACAACGAAGAACTTATGTATCTTGAGACGGAATACCAAGATTGGACGACACGTTACCCCTGTGAAAATAAATCTCAGGAACTTTTATTTAAACGAGTGTGTTGTAAGGAACTTGAGATAGATAATGCTCAGAAAAATGGAAAAGATACAAAAGATTTAGATGCTACTTTACAGAATTTATTAGGAAGTTTAAATATCAAACCTAATCAGAAAACTGCATCTGAATTAACTGACAATCTTACATTTGGACAGCTTATTGATAAATGGGAACAAGAAAAACCAATTCCAGAACCAGAAGGTGAATTTAAAGATCCTGATAAAATTGGACTCTTAATTGATGTATTCTTTAAGGGACATCTCTCTAAAATGATGGGATTGAAAAATGCATTTTCTTCTACTTATGAGAAGTTCATTTCTAAATATACTGTCAAAAAGCCTGAGTATGATGAAGATACTGATTCAGAAGCATTATTTGATAAAATCTTTGGTCAGAAAGCTGAAGAGGAGGTATAATTTATGCCTCAATTAAAAACTCAGACTGAGATAGAAAAAGATAAACAACAAAAGATAATGGAAACTGTTGCTTGGAGAGCAGGATATTATCGTAACAACCCACATAGGTATGTCATTGATGTACTGGGATTATCTCTTAAATGGTTTCAGCAAATTCTCTTGTGGTGCATGATGCATTACAATTTTGTTATGTATCTCGCAGCAAGAGGTCAAGGAAAAACCTATCTTACTGCTCTCTTCTGTTGTGTAAGGTGTATTTTATTTCCTGGTACAAAAATAGTTGTTAGTTCTGGAACTCTAAAACAGGCTAACGAAGTCTTGTTAAAAATACAAGATGATTTCATGAAACAATCTTCCATATTACGTTCTGAAATAGAAAAATGTAATATTGGTCAAAATGACGCTTCTATTTATTTCAAAAATGGTTCATGGATAAAAACAAGAACCAGTTCAGAAAATTCAAGATCAGCCAGAGCAAATTGCATAGTCGTGGATGAATTTCGTATGGTCGATGAAACAGTTATCAATACTGTATTGCGTAAATTCTTAACAAGCCCAAGACAGCCCAAATATTTACAAAAACCCGAATATGCTCATATGCAGGAAAGAAACAAAGAAATATATATGTCCAGTGCATATTTTAAAAGTTCATGGGCTTATAAAAAAGCACAAAGTTACACTCTTAATTTCTTTGATGATACAAAAAAATATTTCATATGTGGATTACCTTATCAGGTATCGGTGCGTGAAGGATTACTTTCTCGTTCTCAGCTTGAAGATGAAATGAGTGAAGCTGATTACAATGAACTTGTTCAGCAGATGGAAATGGAATGTCTGTGGTTTGGTGATACAGATGGTAGTTTGTTTAAATTTGATGAATTAACCGCTCGTAGAAGACTTCGCAAAGCATTTCCACCATTGAGTTTTTGCAATGACAAAATAGCAATTCCGAAATTAACAACTACTGGTAAAAGAATACTATCTATTGACGTTGCTCTTATGAAATCTACAAAAAAGAAAAAGAATGATGCTTCGGCTATTTACATTAATGATTTAATTCAAGTAAATGATACAGCTTATCAGTCAAATTTTGTTTATGGTGAAACTTTTGAAGGTTTAAAAACAGATGAGTTAGGAATGATTGTTATGAAGTATTTTTATGAATATCAATGTACAGATTTAGTTTTAGATACTAACGGTATCGGCTTGGGTGTATATGATTTCATAACAAAGGATCAAATTTGCCAAGAAAACGGCAAAAGATATAAAGCCATGACATGTATAAATGATAAGGATATGGCTGAACGATGTAAGGTTCGTGATGCAAATAAAGTTGTTTGGTCTGTAAAGGCTAATGCTAATTTTAACAATGAAATATGTGTATTACTTAGAAACGGAATACAAAATGGAAAAATCAATTTTCTTATTCCTGAACAAGATGCTGATAGTTCATTAAAAGAAACTTATAAAGGATATTTTAAGATGTCTCCAACAGAACAGGCTAAATTGAAAATGTCATACATACAAACAACTTTTGCTGTTTATGAATTAATAAAATTAGATCATGAAGTTAAAAATGGAAATATTAAGGTAAAAGAGGTTGAAGGTATGCGTAAAGATAGATATTCTTCCATCGCCTATTCTTACTGGTGTGCTTGTCAGTTAGAACTTAAATTGAAACCCCAAACACAAAATACACAATCTTTAATTAATAAACTCCCTATCCGTCAACCATCACATTCATCATCGTTCTCAAAACGATTCTAATTAAATCACAAAAATTCACACATAAAAATTAAATAAAAAATCTCAAAGAAAAGGAGGTGTTTACTACATAAATGGCACGACCAAAAAAAGAGATGTCAGAAACATCTCCTAAAACAACTACTACCAAGCGACAACCTACGGCTGCTGAACGAAAACAGTATATGGAAAAGCTTGAAGCACAGAAACAAAAATTTGCCGAAAGTAAACAGGCATTTAAACAAGTTCGTGATGTAACTAAGACAGTTCGACAGACAACTATTAGTTCTTATAGTAAAGATGATGTCATTAGATATTTACAGAACATAGACAGTTATGAATCTGAATTACGTGGATTATCACGTTATCTCTTCTATCGTTCTCAGGTCTATTTCAGATTGATTATGTATAACGCTACAATGTTCGATTTGAATTCAAGATATGTTGTTCCTACATATAGTCCCATTGAAGATAATGATAAAGAAGCAATTCTAAAAGATTATTATGAAACATTACAAGTCTTAGACAGGATGGATTTACAGAACAGCCTACTTCCTATGTTAATCAATAATTTTATCGAAGATGTTTATTATGGTTGTTGTTGGATAGATGAGACAGGTATTTTCATATTAAAAATACCACCTGAATATTGTAGGATTTCAGGAAAATATTTCACAGGTGATTTTTCATTCAGTGTGGATATGAGTAATTATAAAAAATTTGAAGATATTCTTGATTTTCTTGGAGAACCATTAAGTTCAATGTATAAAGCTTATGGTGGAGATAGTAAAAACAAATGGCAACCTATGCCAGACGAATATGCTTTGTGTACAAAGTCAAGAATGGAGTCTTGGGAAACAATTGTACCAATTTACAGTGGACTATTCATCGACTTAATTGGGTTGCTTAATTTAGCTGATGTACAAGCTGTGGCAGATGAACAACAGATTTATAAATTGATTACTGCTACCATCCCAACATTATCAGGTGCAACAGATCCCGATGCATGGTCAGTTAATATTGACTTAGCTGTGGATTATTATAACAAGATGGTTGCAAGTTTACCTGATTATGTAGGTGCTGCAATTACCCCTATCCCACTTGACACTATTTCATTCTCTGACGATCAATCTACTGATACAACAAAAGTTCAAAAAGCTACAAAGGAAGTTTTAAATACTTCTGGTGGAGCACAGATTTTGAACTCTTCTACTATTAGTGGAGCTGAGGCATTCCGTTCAGCAACTCGTGCTGATACAGAATTTGCAATTTCAGCGTTACTTGGTCAGATTCAAGGTTGGACAAATCGTATGCTTGGTTATCAAGTTTCTAATCCTGCTAAAGTGAAATTCTTTGAAGTATCAGCATATACCAAAGACGCTTTTAAGGAATCATTACAGAAAGATTTACAGTATGATGCAACAAAAATTCTTGCGATCAACGCACTTAATGGTATTAGCGAATTAGATACATTATCACTTGCATTTTTAGGTAATGACATTCTTGATTTACCAAACAGATTTAAGGTTCTTACTTCTGCTAATACAGTTTCAAATAGCTCTGATGGAACAAAACCAGAAGTTTCTGATACACAGATTTCAGATGAAGGAAGTAAAACTCGTGACCAGAATAAGAATGATAATTAGGAGATAAAAGGATGAAACAGAATTTTATAAAAACTACAGATACTTCTACTGCTGAGAAATTATCTTCTCTTGGTTTTCAGAAGATTGATGTTACTAATGGTATTTATACCTTTTTGAATTCTGGAAAAATTCAGTTTTCAAATGATGATATAGATAAAAGAAAAATTCAGTATAGTAATATGCTGAGTATTTAGCACTCTCCTATCTGAGTGCTTATTAATAATTCAGAAAGGAGGAAATAATGCAAAAGAAATATTTTACAATTGAAGATTTAATTAGTTTCTGTAAGCATAAGAAAATGTATAATTTTTCTTCAAAGGAATCTGGTAAACCACTTTATGTACAAGCAATTCAAGATTTTTCTTCTACTGATATAGAAAAAGCAGAAGATAATAAATTATATGCTAAAGTGCGTGTTTGCCATACATTACTTAATCGTAATGGTAGTTACATATCTGAAGATTCTATGAAGGCTGCAATGCCAAGTCTAAAATATTCTCCACTGCTTGCAAACATTCATCAATTGGATGACGGTTCTTGGGATTTCCATTCTCACGATTATCATATAGAAACAGACGAAAACGGTAATGAAATAACTGTATATGATGAAAAACAGGTTGGTACTTTTACATCAGATGAACCTTATCTCGAATATGACAAAGATATGGATAAAACATATGTCGTTGCTCGTGTAGCAATTCCAGAATCATATACTCGTTGTGCAGACATCATTCGTGAAAAAAATGGAACAAAGGTGAGCTGTGAGCTGATTGTATACGAGTGTTCATACAATGCAAAAGAAAAATATCTACAATTAGATGATTTTGAATTTGCAGGATGCACTTGCTTGGGAGCTGAGAAAGATGGAACACCTATTGGTGAGGGGATGCTTGGAAGCAAAATTACGCTCGAAGATTTCAGTGAAGAAAATAACAGTCTAATTAAATTTAACGAAAAAATGGTTGAATTACAAGCACGACTTGAAAAATTAGAGACTGCTTGTTTTGACAATAAAAATAATTCTAAGGAAGGAGGAAACAACGTCAATATGAATAAATTTGAAGAGTTATGTCAGAAGTATGGAAAGACAGTTGATGATATTACATTCGATTATGAAAATATGTCAGACGAAGAATTAGTTGAAGCATTTGCAAAAGCATTTGATGATACTGATACTACTGGTGGCACTACAGATAATACTTCAACGGAAGATACTCCTTCTACAGACGAGGGTGTAGAACCAACTAATGATGAATCAACTGAATCTACTAAAGATGATAGCAAGGAGGATTCAACTACAGATGAATCAACTACTACTCCATCAGATGATGATGAAGTCAAGAAAAAAGTAGATAATTCTGTATCTAATAATACTGTCGAATATTCATTTGTGAAAGATGGAGAAATTAAAAAGTTTGCTGTATCTTTACAGGATAAAATCTATGCTATTCAGGATTTAGTAAACGCTACATATGCAGAGGCAGATAATACATATTATGGTGTCACTGTTTATGATGATTATGTAATCATGTGTGATTGGTGGTCAGGAAGATATTATAAGCAGACTTATGATTCTAAGGAAGACAACTATTCTCTTACTGGTGATAGAGTTGAAGTATATGTTGAGTTTGTTACTGCTGATGAGCAGAAAGAACTTGATGATATGCGTTCAAATTATACTGAATTAAAAGCATTTAAGGAAACTGTAGAGAAGAATGAGCTTCATGAAAAGCGTGAAAAAATTCTTGCAGACGAGAGATACGAATCTATTTCTACAAAAGATAAAGAAGGAAATTTTGTGAATAAAGATTTTGCTGAACTTTATAAGAATATGGATAACTATTCTCTTGCTGAACTTGGAACACAGGTTAAGGTAATCCATTCTGATTTTATTGCAGAACATTCAACTTTTTCTGCATCGACAGAGGAGAAGAAATCAACTTCTAAGAAACAGTTCGCTAACCCATCTAAAGTTGTTAAATCAAGTAGATATGGAAAATTGTTTCAGAACAAATAAATAGAAAATTAAATAATCATTTTTTTGTTAGGTCGCTTTTATAAAGCGGTCTTTTTTATTTTATCAAATTTAAGGAGGAAAAAATAATGGCTTTACGTTATTCAATTGAACAGCATCATGTTTGCTTCCCTACTAAAGTCCTTTCTGAGCGTGTAGGTAGAACATTAAACATGGTAATTAAGACAGATACAGACAATGGTACTGTATGCGGAAAAGGTAAATATGTATCTTTTGATCAGTATGAGGTCGCTGATGCACCTACTACTTTTGAGGGGGAAATTCTTGAACAGGCTGCTGATGGAAACTGGTATGTAGAAGTTAAGAAGATTGATCCTAATGCACCAGCAATTTTAATTTATGAAGTTCCTACTATTGCAGAAAATTATAATTCTAAGTTTACAGCTACTTCTAATTTCTTCAACGAAGCAAGTGCAAGCAGAACAAAGACCGTTAGAGGTTTTGTTCTCGGTGTAACAGATGTATATGAACTTAGTGCAGATGCATTTGATGGTACACCAGTAGCAGGTAAAAAGGTAACAATCGAAGCTGGTAGCCAGAAACACAAGGTCACTATTGCGTAAGAAGGGAGGATAAAATATAATGAGTAGAATGAATTTTAGCACACATGTAATGAATGTGTTTAATGATATGAATACATCTTATGATGAAATTAAGAACCTTATGTTTGATTTATATAAGGGAGAACTCGATGAGGGTATTTCTAAGAAGGATGCAGAGGATAAACTTCGTGAAATGTCTCTCAAAATCTTTGGTTTAACAAAGGATGCCAAGAAGAGAGAACGTATTCGTGCGTATGAAGAATTCGGTAGACAGTTCTTCAATGTTATCGAGGAGGTAACAGACTGGACAGTATCTACAGGTCTTAAAGAGAATGAGTGGTTTAATGAGCTTGTAAACTATAGAAATCTTAACGATGGTGATGAGAACTTATTCAAGAATGAGCATGAGGAAGTAATTCTTTCTGTAGCAAGAATGGGTAAGAGACACCACGATACAATGCTCCAGAGATTACCAGAAGGTGAGACATATTCTGTTGAAACTGATCTTTATGGTGCCGCTGTTGGTGCTGATATTGATAAGTACTTAATTGGACAGGAAGATTGGACAAAACTTATTGATGCTATTACAAAGGCATTTGTTGTTATGGTTCAGGATCTTATCTTCGCAGAAGTTCTTAATGCTCCTAAAAAGCTTCCTGTGCAGACAGGCTTCGTTGAAACTGGTGCTTTAAATACACAGAACAGAGGCAAGTTCAACAAGGTACTTCAGAATGTATCTGTTGCAAATGACAATGCGGAAGTTGTAATTATGGGTACTATGGTAGGTCTTCAGGAACTTGAAAATCTTGTAAATGTAAACTGGATTGCTGCTTCTCAGAAGGAAGCTGTTGCTTCTATGGGTAGACTTGGTAACTATGGTCGCTATCGTCTTGTTGAGATTCCTCAGAGATTCGCAAGAAATGATGTAACAAAGACTATGTATGATGATAATACACTTTGGATTTTCGCTTCTGGTGATAACAAGATGGTTGATATGGTCGATGTTGGTGAGACAATCATTGATGAAATTACCGACAGAGGTGAAGCTAATAGCAACATTGCAGACCTTATGAAGTACGAAGTACAGAGAGAGCTTGGTGTTGCTACTCGTCTTGGTCGTTACTTTGGTCAGTGGAAGATTTCTCAGGACTAATATAATACAACACTTATATAGGAGGGTATGAAAATACTCTCCTATTTTATATGGAAAGAAAGGAAACAAATATGGCTTATACAAAGAAAACTGTTACTAAGACAGAAGAAACAATTGAAACAAAAGCAACTGAAAAGCCAAAGAAAACTTTTACTGATTCTGACTTTATTTTATGTCGTTCAGTATGTTTTGGCGGTTTAAATATTACATGTCCATCTGGTAATACATATGAATTTAAGGATTATGGAAAGACTTGCGAAATTAACTACAGAGATTTAGTTACTTTGATTCGTAAGGGTTCTGACCATATTTTCTTGCCTAGATTCATTATTGAAGATGATGATTTGTTAGCTGATTTCCCTTCAGTTACAAAAGTGTATGACAATATGTATACAGCAGAGGATTTATTAGAAATTTTAGATTTACCTAATAGCAGAATGAGAACGGAAATTGAAAAACTTCCTATCGGTGCAAAGGATGTACTTTGTCAGATGGTTGCAGGTGAAATCGCAAATGGACATCTTGATAGTATTTCAAAGGTAAGAACCTTAAGTGAGATTTTTGATTCTGATTTTGATTTGATTAGTAAGTTATTCGTTAAGTAAAGGAGGCTCACAATGACGCTTCCATACGAAACAATTTTTTCACGAACAAGAGGACGAATTTCAGATATGAAAGAACTTTCTCTTGACGAAAATGATCTTAATGAAACATGGACTGAACGCTTACATATGGTTGCAGGTGATGAACGAGTTATTAGAAAATTCGCTTCATTTAATATGGATGACGAAATGGAACAGATTGAATTTAAGATGCAATATCCTGTTAGCGATTTTGCAGATAAAGAATATGTTATAGGATTGTTCACTCTTGGAATGACAATTGAATGGTTAAAACCACAGGTTGACTCTGCAAAATTTACTGCTAGAGCTTTAGGAACAAAAGAAGAAAAAAACATGCAGAATCCATATAAAGATATGCAAAGTAGATTGGATACATTACAGCATGAATTTAGTAGAAAACTTGCAAGTCATGGATATATTAATAATTCATATGTGCGAGGTGAATAACTATGGAATATATATATGGTTCATTCACTAAAAGACAAATTAAAGAAGCTGCACATGCAATGCACAACGATGTCCATAAGTTATTACTTTATAAGGATAATCGAATAGAAGAAAAAATATTTGAGAATGATGAAGCTTTTCTTATATTTTTCCAGAATGTCATGTTTAAATTTAGTGGAACAAAAACTCTATTTAATAATAATGGAATTATGGTCACACTAATGGCTACTTTGCAAGCCGCTTATGACGAAGTTACATCCGATGAGTTTGATTACAGGACATTTCGTAGGGCTATTTTAGATAGTCACAATTACATTAAGCAGATGTTTGAAGGAGGTATTGGTGATGCCAAGCTTACAGACAGCACGGCGAATCGCTAACGCCAAAACAAATAATGCGAAAACTTTAGGTCAGATTTATAAAGAAGAATCTGATTTTTTGATGGAAGAAACTTGGGATAACAGTATTGCTTCCAAGACTTGTTACATTTATGACTATTTTCATGATGACTTCTTCACAGATGAACATGGAATCACACGTTCACTTGCTGAAGGTATGAGTTATGAACATACCAATAAGACAAAGATTGATGCAAAGTTTATTATTAAATCATATCAGTCAATGGATAAGGATCAAGTGGAATACTATCTTATGTTTCGTCCAAGTCAACCTGTGAGATTCGATAAAGGTGATGACCTTTATTATTATGAGATTGATTTTAGGAAACGCTATGGAGCGACATTTCCGATAGGACTTTTCGTGGATGTTCCAGATAATAGAGGAATTTATCATAAGTGGATTGTCTGTCGTGATGAACCTGCAAATCAGTTTCCAAAGTATCTGATTTTACCAGTAAATTACGAACTTACATGGATTGAAAAATCTAATGATAAGCGCATCAAGAGACGTATGTGGTGTTGTTTAAGGCAGCAAAACTCCTACACGATTGGAACTTACACAGACCGATATTTTACACATACAGATAATCAGGATAAGATATGGTTGCCAATGAACTCTATTACAGAGAAGTTTTGGTACACTTCTGAAGATTCTAAAAATATGCGAGTTGTAGTAAGTGCTTTAACAGAACATCCTACCGTATGGACAGTGACTAAGGTTGAAAATTCAATGCCATTTGGTATTCAAAAACTTACTATATATACGGCATTTTGGAATGAGCATACTGATTATGTTAATCTTGAAACAGGTGAAATGTATGCGAACTATTTCGATTCAGAAATCGCCCCAACAGATCCATCTACTCCAACCACTCCCCCATCTTCTATCACAGCAAGAATTTCAGCGTCCACCTCAACAATCAAGGTCGGTGGCTCTTATAAAAATCTTACAGTAAATCTATTCAATGATTCCAATGAAGATATTACAACTGAATATGCTGATGCAACCTTTACATGGACTTGCTCTATTGATAATGAAGATTGGACAGATGAAGTAACATGGCGAGCTGGTACAGAGTACAACCAAAAGAAAGTAAAGTTTCCTAATAACGCCTCTACTATCGGTAAAATATTGTCGATTAAGTGTGAAATTGTTAAGGATAACTTGCCGATTGAATCTGAATTTTTACCGTTAGAATTAACTGAATAGGAGGTGTTTTATGGCAGAAAAATTAGTTACAAAAAATGATTTGTTAAATAAGCTTCGTGCATATAAGACTACTCCTGATGATGATGTAATTCTATACAAGCAAAAAATCAAAAATGCTTTGTTATCAAATCCATGTTTGTTATACGCTCTCAATGATAAAAAGTTAGAATCTGAATTGTTCGACAAAAATGGAAACATCAATTGGGAATGGAATGAAGATACCAAGCAATATGAACCTCTTGGTGAATGGGATAGATATTTTGGAAGTGATTCTCTTATTCGTCCATTTTTATTTATTCCAGATACACAGACAACAGTTAAATGTTATGTGTGTTATCAAGTAGGGTTTAGAGATACGGTTAGATATCAGTCAGGATTAAAAGAAACACAAGTTACTTTTACTATTTTTGCTCATGGAGATGACCGTATGGATAAATTGACTGGAATTCCAAGGCATGACCTTATTGCTTCCATTATAAGAGAACGATTCGCATGGTCTAATATATTTGGTATGCAGACATATCTTACACAGGATTATGAATCTACAGTTGATAACAATTATGTGGCTCGCACTCTTGTATTTGAACTTACGGACTTAAATAGTAAAGTTCGTACACCTTATTGTGGAAAACCATCTATTATGAATTACGGTATAAGGCGGTGATTGTTTGGATGTATTAGAAACATTGGATAGTCTTCAATCTGCCGCAGAAAAAGATGAAGCCAAAAAACAAGAAGTGAGTAAAAAGCCAGAATATCATTTCGACAAACTTAAAATGTATTTTGGTGAGGATTATACAATAAATGGTATAACTATTTCAATTCCAACCATAGGAGATATTTTAAATATTGGCGAATCAAAATTCTACCAAGCAATCTCTCCTTTTCTTAGTAATTCTACTTCTATTCGAGTTCTTCTTTATGATGTATTTAAAAAGGATTGGAACAAAACAAAAGATATTGAAGTGTTTTATATCTTATATCAATTGCTCGAAGATAAAGAGCCGTTAAAGCTACTATTCAAAGATTTTAGTTTTGATGGATTTGAATTAATTCAAGCAAGAAAAAATGTTGACGATCCAGAATACAATCATCTTGCGCTTTTAAATCAAGATAAAAATATGATTATTTATGATGATGAATATATGGAAATTGCTGAATTTATTCGAGCGATGATGAATGTTCATCCAAAGGTTGAAAAGGCAAAAGGTAAAACAACAAAACAATGGATTTTACAAGAAGATAGAATGAAAGCAGAACAGGATGATAAAAAGAAAGGCGCATCGACTCTTTTACCACTTGTTTCGAGTTGTATAAATCATCCTGGGTTTAAATATAAGTTGGAAGAATTAAAACAAGTGAATATATGTCAGTTTATGGATTCTGTAAACAGAATTCAAAAATACGAACAGGGAACGGCTGCTTTACACGGAATTTACGGTGGTATGGTGTCAGCCAAAGACATTCCTGAAGATTTAATCAATTTTATGGGCGATATTTAATCGCTCATTTTTATTGCATAAAAATAACAATTTTAAAGGAGGAAAATAATTATGGCATTTAAATTAGGTGACGTAATCGTAGATAGACTTCAGTTTGGTTACGGTGCAAAGTCTAATGGTACACCTCTGTATGCTTTAACACAGCTTACACAGGCAAATATTGATATTACGGCTGACTCAACAGATATCAATGATAAGGATGGAAACCTTGTATATCGTAAGTATACAGGTAAGAAAGGTGAGGTTACTGCAACTAACGCATTCCTTAACCTTGCTGTTGTAGAGACTATTTCTGCTACTGATGCTGAGATTGCAACCGCAGATAAGGGTATTGTTATGCCGATGATTCAGATCGTAAAAGCTGGCGAAACATTAGATGTTACGGGATTTGTTGAAGGTTCTATCCATGTAAATGCTCTTTCTACAAAGGGTTCTATGGGTAAGGACGAATTTAAGAAAGGATCTGCCGCTTCTGCTACTGAATATGCAATTAAGCACACCGAAGCTTCGGGTGAACCAGACAATACACCTGCGAGTGATGTATTAACACCGCCTATCGCAGATGGTGAAACTCAGTATATTGTCAAGTATAAGAAGACAATTAAGAGCGGAGCAAAGATTACTAATTCTGGTAAAAAGTTCCCAAAATCTCATGAGTTGTTCTTCAAGGCACTTGTAGTAGACAAGTGTGAGACTGATGTATTAAAAGCAGCTATCATTCACATCCCTTCATTTATGCCAAGTCCTGAGTTTTCACTTGCATTACAGGGTGGTGATTCTCAGACGATGGATTATAAGGGTTCTATGATGCTAAATGCTTGCTCTACAGATGGAGAACTTTTCTCTATTTATTACATTGACGAGGAAGAGGACGATATCGAATTATAAGAACACGTAGGGCAGTTAAACTACTGCCCTATTCTTACAAGGAGGAATAATGTCAAAGAAAGAATTGAGAACTTGTGTGCTTTGCGGTAAGACTTATTCATTTTGTCCAGTTTGTAATCCAGAAGATCGTTTGAAACCAACATGGTATTTTTGTTGGTGTTCAGATAATTGCCATGAAATTGATGAAGTGACTTCTGCATTTGAAGATGGACGCACGACAGATATTGAAGCAAAACCAAAATTAGAAAAATTAGATTTGAGCAGAAAAGAATACTTTGGCGAAAGTTATAAGAATTCTATTACCTCTATCATGAAGGCAAAAGCACAAGTTATTAAGAAAGAAAATAAAAAGACAGAGGCTAAATCTGTCAAAAAGGATATTGTTACAAAAGTCGAAAATGAGGCTGAAAGTAATGTTGAATAGTGATTTTTAAATAAGGGATTATAACATATTACTATTCAATGTTGTAATCCCTATTTTTTACGCTATTACGGATTGAAAGGAAAATATATGATAGAAACTAATCTACATAACGCACGAAACTATTCAGAGCATGAAGTGAATAGAATCTGCAATGTAAAACAGCAAATTTTTTATATGAGTTCTGGTGCATATCCTATCGACATTTATCCTAGCTATGATAATAAGAATGACAGGAAAATTATTGTGATGATATTTGATCGAAAAGATACTAAAGAATTATATCAAAGATGGAAAAATTATGATACGGAGGACTAAATATAATGGATTTATCATTTTTAACAAATTTTACAGTACCGATTATTGTTGGGATTTGCTTATGCGTAGGATATGTATTAAAAAATATTGTTACAACAGATGTGGTTAATAAGTATATTCCACTGATTATGGCAGTGCTTGGTGTTACATTAAACACATGGATGAATATGAGCTTTACACCTGAAATTTTACTTGGTGGACTTGTATCTGGTCTTGCTTCTACTGGTTTATATGAAGCCTTCAAGAATTTTTTAAAAAAGTAAAGAAGGGATGGTACATATGAGTGCAGGAGATACAGAATTTAGCACAGATTGATTATGTGCTTGTCATACTTGGTTTATTTGCCATTTTGTTTGCAGTTAAAAAAGTTATCGAAATATTCGGTTATTTTAAAAAGAAATTTCGATTAAAGACAGGCATTGACGAAGATAGAGAAACTGTTGAAAATCGTATTAAAACGCTTGAAAAACATGACAATTGGCAGTATCAGGAAATCCAAAAAATATCTAAAGGTATTGATGACATTAAGGACAATCTTGTACAAAAAGAGATATCTGATATTCGATGGGAGCTTCTTAATTTTTGTTCTGCTCTTACGGGTGGGCAGGATTATAATAGAGAAGCTTTTGAACATATTTTTCGGACTTATGAGCAATATGAAAAAATACTTGCTGATAATCATATGACTAATGGATATATTGTAGAATCAATGAAAGCTGTTAGAGAAATATATCATAATAAACTTGTTAGTGGTGATTTTAGGTAATTTAGCCATAATCTTCATTATATCACATATTGTATAAACCAATGTTTATTAAATTTCAGTTATTCTATGTATAACAAAATTTTTCTTGAGAATACTTATGATATGAAGAATAAAGTTGGCGAATATAGATATAAGCAAAATATAACATTAAAGGAACTATCTCAGAGAAGTGGTATTTCTGCAACCACCCTGTCAAAAATTGAAAACAATCAAACTAATGATATTCTACTTAGTCACGCTATTACTTTATCTCATATACTAAAAGTTGACTTGTACGAATTATTTTGTATAAAGAGATAGGAGGAATCTAACATGAGGATGTACTTTAATTTAATTTGTGAAGAAGTTGAACTAACAGGTGGAAAAATTATCCATATTGATATTAATATTGGCAATATGGAAGAAGTACACAAAGTCGTACTTGATAATATTGATAAATATCCCAACGCTAAGTGGGAGCTATACCCAATGTTTGTTTGTGCGTAATTACATATTTTATTTTATGAAAGAGCGATTTCATACAAGATCGCTCTTTTGTTATATCTTTATATTAATAAGGAAGAAACTCATAGAAAATTAAAGTGCTTTTACCATTATCTAGTCATATGGTAAGGGCATTTTTTAGTTAGGGCAGATGACTAGACTGCCTGCCCTTAATCAAGAAAGGAATGAATAGTTATAGCAAAAAATATAGGCAAAATTTTTGAACAGAACTTCAAAAATTCATGTCCAGAAGATGTATTAATTTATAGACCGCCTGATGCTGCTCAATCATTTGATATGAGTTCAAAGTTAAGATTTAGTCAACATAGTCCATGTGACTTTATGATTTTTAGTGGCAATAGAAATACATTTTGGACATTGGAATTAAAAACTTTTGAAGGATCTTGTTCATTTGAACGAACCAAGGAAGATAAAGGAATTATACACTACTATCAAGTAGAATCGTTAAAGAAGTTTTCTACTTATAAAAATGTATGTAGTGGTTTTATTTTGGATTTCAGAAAAACAAGTAATACATATTTTCTTATGATAGATGAATGGGATGGATTAATAAACTCTCTTTCAAAAAAAAGTTTTAATGAAAATGATTTATTGAAATACTGCAATCCTATTCTCATTAATAAGAAAAAATTAAAAGTAAATTATCGTTATGATATCAATGGTTTTCTTAACGATACAAGATTATAAAGGAGAATAACATAATATGAACAAAACATTAAAGGTTTATCAGGTAAACAACATCTATTCAAGAATTAAGAATGTGATTGAGAATAAAGATATTGATATTAAAGCGAAATTTAAGTTCAAATTACTTAGATTATATTCAGAAGTACAGAGTATTGTAAAGGATTTTGAGATGACTAAGGATGGTCTTATAAACAAGTATGGTACAGATGTTCTTGATTCTGAGGGTAATGTAACTCAGAAGAGGGTTTCACCTGATGATAAGACATGGACAGATTTTGTCAAGGAAATTAATACTGTCGCAGAATCTGATGTTGATATAGATATTACACCTATTACTGTTGATGAGCTGTTTGAGATGGAACTTGATACAGATGCGCTCGCTGACTTAGTACCTATTGTTGTTGAGGAATAAGATATAAAGGAGATAAAAGGATTATGACAATTAAAGAATTTTGTGAAAAGTATAATAATATTGCAACTAAGCAGTCAAAGGATCAGTATATTAAAGATAATCTTGAGATTACACCTTATGTGCCATTTGTTAAGAAGGATGCGCTTATTGCTAATTTACTGAAAATAACTATGATTGATAAAGAGACAGGAAATATAAAAGTAAACTCTTCTGCTGAATATTTGTTAATTACAAGAATTTTTATTGAGAACTACACAAACCTTACTGTAGAGACTAAAGGATTCTTTGAGGAATATGATGAGTTAAAGAAATCTGGACTGTTTAATATTCTTCTTATTGGAGATGACGCTACTTATCCACTTATTCCATATGAGGAAATTGCAGAGTTTAAACATTTGTTATCAATTAAGAAATCGGATATTTTGCAGAATAAATACGAGATCCACAGCTTTATCACAGAGCAGGTGGAAAGATTTAAGGCTCTTGGCGAAGCTACTCTCACACCGCTTATGGATGTTGTTAGTAAGAAACTTGATGAGATTCCAAAGGAAGAACTGGATAAGATTATTGAGTTTGCTAAGAAGGGCGAATTTAAAGAGATATAGAAATTCAAATTTCTTTGGAGGATTTATATGATTGAAGGAATAATTTATGGACTTATTGGTGCATGGTTTCTCAGTCTATTTGGAGTTGATAATATCTTTGTAGAAGCGTTGCAGTCGTTTGTGAATTTCACATTAACAACAAGTCATTATTATTTCGTATTTGGATTTGTAGGGTTAATATACGGAATTATACATAATTATTAAATATTAGGCTCTATACGTGTCAAAGCGTATAGGGCTTTTCTTATGGAGAGTGGTTACTACTGCTCTCCTATTTTAGTTTTAGTGTAAAAATAGTGAAATTTTTGGAGGTGAGATGAATGGGATTAAATAAAGACACTATTAAATATTTGGGAAAACAGGCTCAGAAAAAAGCTTCTGAATTAGCACATGAAGCTCAACAGAGATTAACAGATGGTTACGTGTCATTTATTGATTTATATTATAGCGATTACACGCCACAACAATATGTAAGAACGCATAACTTATATAGATCTTATAACAAATTTTATAAAAATAGCCACGGTACTATTTTTTATGGTGGTGTAGAAGTAACACCTGAAAGAATGTTTGATAACTATGATCAAATCACACCTTCAGATCTTATGTCAGATTTTATTTACAATCCAAAAGGTACTTATCATGGTTGGTATAACATTCCTGCTAGTTTCAGTGTGTATAGAGAAATGCATAAATATCATGAACGATTAAAGGATGAGTATAGAAAACGTTGCACAATTTAGAAAGGATGTGAATTATGGCAAGTTCAGATATTATCAAGATTGGTTTTGATTACAGATCCAGTCTTGCACAATTTGAAAAAGATACAAATGGTGTATTTGACGGAATTAGTTCTAAGGCTGGTAAACAGAAAATTACAATTCAGTTAGATGCAAAAGATGATAAGGTAATTGATAAAATTAAGGAATTACAGAAACTTAAATTAGATAAATTCACATTCGAGTTTGGTAATTCTGGATTAAAAGAACAGTTACAAACATTTGACAAATTAGAGAATAAGATAAATGAGATTATTAATTTATCAAAAGGAATTGGAAACTCTTCTGCTCCTATTGTTGATGTTAATAAATCGTCAAAGGAAATTGATAAACTAGAGAATAAAATCTCAGAATTAAATAAGAAATATGACGAATTACAAAAGAAATCTGCTACTGGCGGTATTTCTGGTAAAGAAGTTAATCTTGTTGACAATGATGAATTTAAGAAATTATCACAAGAAGTATCTGAATTAAAAGATCAGTTTGATGATTTAAAAACTCATATGAGTTTACTTGACGATTATACTGTTCCTACTGATAGATTCTTTGAACTTCAAACGCAAGTTGAGGCTACATCTGTCAAGGTTTCTAATTTAGTTGATGAAATGACCAGATTATCCAATGTTCAGAAAAATATTGGGGTTGAAACGAATATTTCTTTGGCTTCTGATTCTACTGTTGAACAGCAAATCAAATCTGAATCAGAGTTGAATGCTGAAATTGAAAAAAGAGAGAATATTATCAAAGAGCTTCAACAGTTACAAGAGAAATTAACTGTTCATGAAGACTTTCATGGTAACGACAGGTATTTTGCAGACCAATTACCTACAGAGGAAGAAATCCGTGAAGCAGATAAGAGAATTAAACAATTAACTGGTACTAATAATATCTTTAATGTTGACAAACTTATACAAGACAGAAACGAATGGTTATCTGAAGTAAAATATAGTCTTGAAGAGTATGATGATTTAATTAAGGCAAATGATCAAAAAGCACTTGATGAATATACAACAAGAGGTTTATCACGTATCGGTGGAGCTGAATCATTTTTTGGATATGAAGATAATAGTTTTTCTATAGCGTCAAAATTTGTTGAGGAAAAAGAAAAAATCCAAAATGAGATAAATGATCTCTATATAGATTTAGATAAGTTGGATGAAAAAATGAATTTAGATTCCAACAATTCTTCAGTTGATAATACAATTCAATCTCAAGAAAAGCTTCGATCTGAATTAAAGGAAACTCAGAAACAAGCAGAGAAAACTGCTCAAGCTGTCAAGAAATCTACTGCTACTGCTTCTACAGAGCAAAAGAAAGACGCATTTCCTTCTACTGGAACAAAGCTAGATGAAGCTGTTGCATCAGCAAAAGATTTAGATAAAACACTTGAGCAGGTAGATATACCAACGGATAGTTTTAATGAAGTATTGAAGAAACTGAATTTAACCAAGTCTGAATTGGTTGATATTGTAAAGATTACAGAAAAGTCATCGGCTGATAAAGATGGAAAATTTCACACATCATACACATTAAAAGATAGCCGTGGTTCTACTGAAATATATGGTATAAATTCAAAAACAGATAAAGGACAATTATTAGATCACAATATTGTTCGTTATGATGTTAAAAAAGATACTGTTGATAATTCTAAAGAACTATTAGAGATTGAAAAACAGTTACAAAAAGAAATTGAATCGTCAGATAAAGCGAATCAGAAAAAGTTTCAAGATTTTCAAAAAGAACAAGCCAATTATGAGGAATCTGTTAATAAGGTTAATTCTGCTATTCAAAAAACAGACCAGATATTAGATACTCTTCCACTTCATGATAAACTTGATATTCAATTTTTGGATATGATTGACTCTATAGATAATTTGAATTCTAAATTAAAATCAGGGGAACTTACATTATCAGAGTATAAGAATGAAGTAAAGTCTGTTACATCTGAATATTCTAAGATGGTTGACATTCAACAGAAACGTGATGTTGATGAATACAATGCAAATGCTAAAGCGAATGCAGAAGCTGCAAAGCTTGCAGAAGCTAAAGCAAAATCCAGACAAGCAGATAAGGATTCTACTCAATCTTCCGTAGACAAAGCTCTCAAGGAGCAAGTAGCTGCATGGAAAAATATTCAATCTATTAGAGAGAAGATCTCTAAAACAAATGATTCTAATGAAATTGCCAATTTGCAACAAGTAAAGAAAGAGTATCAACAGAATTACATTGAAGCTGATAAAATTCTCAAGGCTAATTCGTCATTATATGATAAAGAAAACCAGATTGCTAAACTTGAGCAAATTCGCTTAGATACAAATAAGAAAATTGCCGATTATCAAAACAAACAAATTTCTGGTTACGATACTCGTCTTGAAGCATATACCAAGAAAACATCTGGTTACGATGCTACTATTGCAAGGTTTAAAGATGGCGGTTGGACAAGTGATGCGTACTTAAAGAATGTGCAAGCTGTTAAGAATGCAGTTGATGAGTATGAAACTCTGCTCAAAGAATTAAAAGGCAAAGATGCTAGTTTGGTGACAAGTGACGATATTAGCAGATTGGATAACTATGAAAAGAAAATTAAAGATACTATCGCTACTGTTACTAATATGTCGGCTTCTGAAAAGGGATATAATTTTGTATCTGGTCAGAAAGAATTAGATAAGATTCATAAGCTTTTAGCAGAGAATAGTAAGATGTCTTCCGAAGCGAAAGCTAAAATTAGAGCTTACTATGCTGAAATTGAAAGCGGAAATCCTAGCATGAGTTTAGATAAAATTCATGGTGAAATTTTAAAGATTTATAATGCCGAAGTTGAAGCTGGTCGTGCTGGCAAAACATTATGGGATACATTAAAGAACAGTGGATTCCATCAGATTGCTGCACAGATGGCAGGTATGTTTGGTGTGTATGATGTTATTAATCTTGGAAAACAGGCTTTCAGCACTGTAAAAGAACTTGATTATGCTTTAGTTGATTTAAAGAAAACTACAGCAATGAACTCATCTGAACTTGAACAGTTTTACTATGACTCTAATGATGTTGCAAAACAAATGGGTGTAACAACCAAAGAAATCATAGATCAAGCAAGTAGTTGGAGTCGTCTTGGATACAATTCAAAACAAGCTGCTACTGAAATGGCTAAGTTAAGTTCGCAATTTGCTATAATTTCTCCTGGTATGGATACCACAACATCGCAAGAAGGACTCGTCAGCATCATGAAGGCGTGGGATATCGGATATCAAGATGTTAAATCTCAGATAATGGATGATATAAATGCACTTGGCAATGCGATGGCTGAAGACAATCAAGATATAGTAGAAGGTATGGAACGTTCCGCTGCTGCACTTGCCGCTGTTGGAACTTCTACAAAAGATGCTTTTGCTTTATTTTCAGGTATACAAGAAGTCCTTCAGAACTCAGAAAAAAGTGGCACGTCCCTCAGAAGCGTTGCTCTAAGACTACGTTCTTTCGATGAATCTACAGAAGAATACTCTTCTGATTTAGCAAATATTACAGGCGAATTAGCTGATTTAACAAAAACTGCTGAACATGCCCAAGGCGTATCTGTTTTTAAACCTGGTTCTACAACAGAGTTTAAGAGTTTAGTAGATTATTTTAGAGAAATTGCCGACATCTGGGATGAGATGTCACAAAAACAGCAAAATGATTTCCTTCTTAAAGCTTTTGGTCGTACACAGGCTCAAGCTGGTGCTGCTCTTATTCAGAACTTTAAAGGTGTTGAGAAAGCCCTTAATGTTATGGATAATGCTGCTGGTAGTGCAGACAAAGAAATGGAAACAGCAAAACAGTCAATTACCTACAAGCTTAATGAATTAAAACAAACTTGGGTTGGAACTGTTCAGGATATTGCCAATAGAAAAGATTTGTCACTCATAATGAGTGGTTTAATTGGTGTATCAAAAGGATTGGGTTTCGTAATTGGTAAATTAGGATTAATTCCTTCTATTATTGCCCCAATTGCAGTAATTCTTGGTAAAGGTGAATCAACACAACGATTTTGCCCTATATGGTAGTGATACCATATAGCAATCGCCAAGTAAAATTAAAGATGGGTGTCAAAATATATTGTCGAGGATTGTATAATTAACATCATGCAAAAATATATAATAGAGAATATTATATATGATAGAGTTGAAAAACAGGAAAAGTTGATGTTTGTTCATATGCTAACCAATAATGCTAAGTGAACAGTATGATAAAATAGGCATTATTATACAAGATTACATATTCGCAGCCAAGCGAAAGGAATATGGAAAATTCCCCTCCTACTCTTTGAGAGGACGAAGGTTCAACGACTGGAAGGCACGATATCTCTACGAGATATGGAAGTACAGTCTGGTTTCTATTGTATAAACACAATAGTCTATGCTCGTTGGTAATCAGACCAGCTAAAGAAGTAGTATAGAATGAATATTGAATATAATTAATTGATTTGGTGTACATTGCGATTTCGGAATTCAGTAATGTACTTGAGTGTGTGTTTAACTCAACTAGAAAATTCCAAAAAGATAACTTATAAACAAAATGAATTTTACGGAGGTTTTATTATGGTAAAATATGAAGAAAGAAATTGGTAATTTAATATAAAAAAGAGAATAATAAAATAGAGAGTAGAAAAATCTACTCTCCTATATAAAAATGATAATAATATTCCCACCAGATTCAATAATTAAAAACATAACTTAATGACAATAAACAACGCTATAAGCGCAATAACAAAAGATGTGCTCATTCTAATATGGCAATTCATAATGTCGTTCCTCCTTTTTATTAGTTTCCTCTGCCTTGCATACAACAGAAACACTGAAGGGGTTTATTGCCCAAGCAACACCCGTTAGGCGACCGACTATGTTTTTAATTATATATTATCTGGCTCTCCAACATTTATCTTTTGGATAAATGTTCCACCCAAATATATTATACCATCTTATTAATTTTATACAATTCAGAACATAAGTTTTGAACAAAATGTATAATATCAAAAGAGAATTTTTATGTATATTGATATTAATTATAAGATTGGTACTTAACAGCTTAATAATAAAATAGGACTGTCGTGAGACAGCCCTACTGATGAAATAAAGGAGAATAAATATATAAATGAAGAACATTAATGATGAAGATTGATATTGATATCCTTAGAAGTCATTTCTGCTAAACTTCCAGTTTTGGAATCACTGTAGTCTTTGCAGATTTTAGCAATGTAACATTTGCCAACGATTGAAGCTATGTGGCATATTACATAACATATTCCAAGAATTATTGAACCGATTATCTCGGCATATAATATATTCAATATGTATTTTCACCTCTCTTCTTAGTAAGAATATAAATAAGTAGGGAATATTCTTTTAGCCCAGAATGGGCAGATATTTATTCCGAATGCCACAAAAATAGACATTGGGACAACCTTCGGTTATAGAGTGTTATGGCACACATCTATGTTGTTTCTCCAATGTCTATATTTTACCATTGTACAAAATTAAATACAATCCAGAACAGCAGTTTGCATTTTATAAACCAATGTATTTCGATATATATTCTTTTCTTTCAACTTTATTCATTGAGAAAAATTCTTTAAAGTCAATATCGAGTTTTATACAGTTACACTTGCATACTCTACATATATTTGTAAGATAATGTGTATATGTAACTCTGTGACAATTTGGACAATAATGAATTTTTAGCATAATTGACTACTCTTTTATTATATCTATTTATTTGGACGGAATAACCTAAATTATTATGATGTGAGGTAAAAAATAATGACAAATTTAAATATTAAAATTAAAATCAACGAATTAGAGGAATTAAAACCAGCTATTGAATATATAAAGGCTCTTGATCTTAATAAAATACTCGAACTCAATACAGAAGTGATAATTGAATTCGGGTATGGTAATTAATTTTCTTTTACTACTTCTATAACTGAAATTTCTGACCTAGCGATGGTAAATGCATTATTCTCAGAATATAAATGTAAATCATATCCCGTAGAGTATTGATGATTGAATATTTCATCACCTTCAAGAGTATGTTCGGATATACCCTTATGTCCATAATATACTTTTTTGATATGTTCATACTCTTGAACTTTACCATCTTTGTTTTTAATTTTAAATGCGTACATTGTGATACCCCTCCGTAATTTGATAACACTATCATACTACTTTGAGGAATATTTTATCATTCGGAACATTAGTTCCCATTCTTAAAAATTACTCTTAACAAAAACCTTATAATACTCATCATCTAAGCTAATAAGACTCTTCTCACCGTCTTTCCACTCTACGGCAATAAGATATTCTTTCTTCTTTTTGCCATTGACTCCTGCAATTGCACCTAATCCACCAAATAACGCTACGCCTAAAGCACCTTTCCAAAATGAATACTGGTCTTTGTTGGATTCGTCAATTACAGTGTAGGAAGAGATATATCGTTTGTTCAATGGCTGAAGTTCAACATCTATATCCAATGATAAACCACCTAAAATTTTCCTATTTTTATATTTTCCTTCAACGACATAATTTTTATTCATAATCCCACCCCTTATATAATTTATAAAAAATTATATCAAATTAATTAATTATATTCAATATTCATAAATAGAAAATCAAAGATTTCATAAAGCAAATTCAAGAAGCTGAAAAAGTTATAGAAAAACTTACGAATCTTGGAATAGATGGTTCAAAATTATCCATTGGTCAATTAATATCGTTAAAGGATTTTAAACCAGATGAATTAAAATCTCTTACCGAAGAAATTCAATCAATATCTAATGCTGACTATGGTGCATTTGATGTGCTTAAGATTCAGGAATATGCTAACGCTCTTTCTGACCTTGAACCAAAACAAGCAGCGCTTTTATTAAGTACACAGGGATTGTCAAATGCTCAGGTTGAACAGGTATTATCTGCACAGAAATTAACACCTGAATTACAGTATCAGGCAATGCTTGAAGCTGGTTTATTAAGTTCTAAACAAAAGCTTACTACTGCACAAATCGAAGAAAATCTTCAAACAGTTTTAGGTTCTGATGCCGATGTACAAGCAACAATGAGTGCAATGAAATTAAAAGTTGCTACTGATGCACAAGGTAATTCAGTTGCTAAACTTGCAAAGAGAAATATTGAAGCTGCTGTTACTAGTGGTAAATTAACACAAGAACAAGCATTACAACTTGCTAGTATGCTTGGTGTGGATATGGCTGTTAAGAAACAGGCTTCTTCTACTCTTCCTAAATGGATAGCAACATTAAAGTTGAGTGCAAAAGCAATTTGGGAAAATATAACAGCAACATTAACATGGCTTGCCACTACTCCTGCTGGTTGGGCTACATTAGCTACTGTTGCAATAGTTGGTGCAACTGTCGCAATCGCAAAACATACTAAGTCATTAAAAGATTTGCAAGAAACTGCACAAGATTCTAAATCTGCTTATGATAGTACTATTTCTGAAATTAAATCTCTTAACGAAGAATTAAAAACTACACAAGATAGAATAAAGGAATTACAAGCAAAGGATTCACTCACATTTACAGAAGAAGATGAATTAGAAAAATTAAAGAAAACTAATGATGAATTAGAACGTGAATTGCGAATAAAAGAAGCAATTGCACAAACTCAAGGTCAAAAGTCTGCTGATGATGCCAATGCCGCAATTACTAAGAAGTCTGAAAAGTATAATCTTAGTTATAGTGATAACGGAACTTCTTTTGATACTGGTGATAGAATTGATGCTGCACAATGGAATATAGAGCAAGCAATCCAAAATAATAAGGAATTGGAAGATTTATATTCTAAGCGTAAGGAAATTGAGGATAAATTTAATAATGATGCTTCTCAATTTAAAGACGATAAAGAATGGAAACAAAATGAAAAGAACATAGAAAGTAAAAAGGCTTATATTAAGTCGGTTGAGGAACAAGCTGCAACATATATTAAAGCTCTTATGGATGAAGACAATGCCTTATATGATTCTAATGGTAATGTTATTGCTGGTCAAGAAGATTTAGTTAATCGTCTTAAAGCGTTATATGGTAATTATGATGAATATAATCAAGGTGAAACATATTCTGATACTTTTGTAAAACATTTACAAGAAAAAGGCATATCGGAGAATGTTGCAAATGAAATTAAGAGCCAGTTAACTGATAATGAAGTTGAAAAAGCATCAACATTAGACATTTCTCCTTATATTGATGAAAACGCAACTACTGAAACTGTTAGAAAAGCAATTGCAAAAGCTCAAGAAGAAGCTGATAAAAAGCCTATTGAAGAATCTATATCTTATGATGATCCAACAGATTTATTTAGAGATTCAACAGATAAAGACAGACAAAGTTCTACTGCCAACCTCGCTGATCTTAAAAATGGTGCGGATTTATTAAAAACTATTCAAAGTGAAATAAAAGATTCTGGAAATATTGGTATAGATACTATGCAAAAGATTACAAAATTATATCCAGAAGCTAAGAAAGCACTTTCAGATTACCTACAGGGGATAATTACCCAAGAAGAATTGTTTGATAAACTTCAAAGTATATACGAAACTGATAAAGATAATTATATTAAGCATCTTGTTGAAATGTCATCTAAAGATGAAGAATTTTTCAACACAATGAGAACCAATTATCCCGAATTGTTTAATGAGTTAGCCAATATATACGGAAATGATGTTACAAACTGGTCAAATCTTCAGCAGTCTAAAGTAAATATTACAGCGGAAGCTGTTGAACAGATAGCGAGATTATGGAAGGATTTTTATGCTGCTATTGGTGTTGATAATGGTGTTGATTTTCATGCGACTGTTACTCAAAATACAGCAGGAGGTTTTACTAAGGATTTAAATGGTGTACCTAATTCCGTAAAAAAAGGTGCAACGAATCTGTTTAGTGGTGGAAAGCTTTATAAATCAACGGAATTTAAATCTCAAGCCGAAAAACAATATCCTTCTAATTATCCCGATTTAGAAAAAAATATTGAAAATATTCTAAACAAAGCCAATGAAATGAAAGACAAGCTAGATAAAGGTGCTTATGAACAAGTCAAATCTAGTATAGATTTGGATTGGAATACTGTTGGAAAAGATCCATCATCTTCTGGTTCATCATCTTCTTCTGATAAATCTCAAACAAAAGAAGACTTCAACTGGGTAGAACGTCTCTTATCCAAAATCTCTAAAGCCTATGACCGCTTAAAGAATAAAGTAGCAGATACAACACGTACATGGCTTAATCGTAATAATGCCCTCTCTGATTCTATGGAAACATTGTTATCAGAGATTAACGCACAGTCAGATGCTTATGACTTCTATATGGATAGATTCAATTCATATGACCTTGACGGATATTACAAAGATCAGATTGCAAATGGTTCATTTAATATAGAAACTGTCTATGATGAAGACCTCAAGGATGCAATTTCAGATTGCCAGGATTTATATGATAAGGCACAAGACGCTGCCGATGCAGTACAATCATTAAACATTGAGATAAGACAGCTTGCTAAAAGTAGATTCGATAATATTCAATCACAGTTTGAAGAAGTTCTTGGGAAAGTAAATTCTATTAAGGATTTATATAGTAAGGATAATGACCTCTTAGAAGAACAGGGCTGGTTTGCTTCTACTCTGCTTAATAATTCTATGATGGAACAGGAAAAGAAGAATCTTGAAAAACTTGAACAGGAAAGAGATGCACTTACAAAAGCTCTTAATTCTGCTATGGCTTCAGGTAAAATTGAAGCTGAATCTGAGGATTGGTATTCTATGCAGTCTGCCATAGATGATTGTACTTCAAGTATATATGATGCTAAAAAGGCATTAATTGAGTATGACAATGCTATCAGACAGATTAATTGGGATGCTTTTGACCGTACTCGTGATGATGTCAGCAATCTTATAGACGAAACTCAGTTCCTTGTTGACTTACTAAAGGATAAAGATATTACCGATGATAATGGCAATACGAATGATAATGGTAAGGCTGCACAGGCATTAATTGCACAGAAATATCAATTATATCTTAATCAGGCTAAAGCATATAAGGACGAGATACTTAAGATTGATGAAGAATTGGCTAAAGATCCTTATGATAAGGAATTGCTTGACAGAAAGCAAGAACTTATTAAGGCACAACAGGATGCTGTTAATTCAAGTATATCTGAAAAAGAAGCTCTTAAGAATTTAGTTCAAGAAGGTTATGATACATTTCTTGATAAGCTTAATGAAGTTATCCAAAAGTATAAAGACCTTATGAGTCAACAAAAGGATGCTTATGATTATGAAAAATCTATCGCAGAAAAAACAAAAGCTCTTAATGCTTTGGAGAAGCAATACTCTGCTTATCAAGGAGATAATTCTGAGGAAGGTAAGAAGAATATTCAGCAGCTTAAAGACCAAATCAATACTGCAAAAGATGATTTGAAAGATACTGAGTATGAAAAGCTTATAAGCGATACTCAAGCTATTCTTGATAATCTTGCCGATACTACAAAAACGTGGCTCGATGGGCGACTTGATTCGTTTGATATAACTATGCAGGAAATTATCGACCAGTCTAACGAAAATGCTTCTAATATCTCACAGACTATTACATCTACTGCTGAGAATTATGGTTATAAGCTTAGTGAATCTATGTCTTCTATATGGAGTACAAATGCCAACAACATAACAAATGGTATTAATAGTGTATTAGGTGACTTTAGCAACAAGTTTGTTGAAGGCAACAACGCTATTAATAAGGTTTGTGGTGATATTAATGCTGCTGTACAAGGTTTATTGAAGAATAGTAATGATGAAGCACAAAGAGTTGCCGATGAGATTGCAAGACAGCAGGCAGAACAGAATGCTAATACCGATGGTGGTTATTCTGATGGCGGTGGTTCATCTGGTGGTGGTGATGATTGGTCTGATAATTGGGATAACTCTGATAGTGGCTCATCTGATGATGGTGGTGGCTCTTGGGGTGATTGGTTCTATCATTTAGAAGACGATTATCCGAAAGACTTACTTGAAATTGATACGTCAATTGTGGATTATACAATCTAGTCCACGTTAAACACATTAAATTGCGGGGAACTCCCCATAACCCTATTTCGCTACAACGGAACTGGAAACGGTAAATGTGAATGCGGTAAGTGTTAATAACACAACAGTTTTATTTGTATTCAACAAATAAGATAGAAACCATAAAAAGTAAATAGGTTAGGGACTACCGAGTGTGCAAGTCACTCAGACGCAACGAAATTCCTAAGTCGAAAGATATTGTAATGGTGACATTACACTGTAGTAATACAGAGGAGGACGCTCAACGACTATAATATGTGAAATTATATATTAAGCAAATAATGATTTTTTAGAACAGTATTTTTACTGTTCTTTTTTATTGCCCATTTCTAAAAATGGAGAATAAACGAAAGGAGGAAAAGGAGGAAATATGACAGAAAGTAAAAATACATGGACTGTATATGCTCATATAAATAAAATTAACGGGAAGATATATGTTGGTATAACTGGTAGAGATCCTAAGAATAGATGGGGACACAATGGTTACAAATATAAAAAATCAACATATTTTTATAATGCTATTCAAAAATATGGATGGGACAATTTTGATCATATTATCTTAATGACAAATCTTTCAAAAGAGATGGCTAATGAAATTGAAAAAGCATTAATCAAAAAATATGAATTGAATAATAGATCTATTGGATATAACATTGCTAAAGGTGGGAATGGATTTTATATGTCTGAACTCGCTAAAGAAAAAATATCTAAAAGCAACAAAGGTAAGACATCATGGATTAAAGGAAAGCATCACACAGATGAAACTAAAAGAAAAATAGGCGAAGCTAATCTTAAAACACCACGAATTATTCAATATAATCGTTATACAGGAGAGTTCATTGGAGTTTATAATAACGCTACAGAGACTGAAAGCAAAACGAAAGTTCCTAAACATGAAATATATAATATTTGTAATAAAAATGCAAAAGCTACAAAGGGTTATATTTTTCGATACGAGTCTGATACTTATATTCCTTATCAATCATTGCCATATAAAGATATGGAGAATAATAAAAATACCCACATGCGTCCTGTATGTCAGTATGATTTAGAAGGTAATTTTATTAAAGAATTTTCTTCAATAAAGGAAGCAGAAAATTATTTTGGAAAGAAAACAGGAAAAACCTTAATTTGGCATTGTGTTAACCATAAAAAACCATCTGCAATAGGTTATTTATGGGCATATAAAGGTGAAGATCCTATTCCATATAAAACAAAAAAAACTAAAAAAGTTAATCAATATGATCTTTCTTATAATTTTATTCAAACATTTTCTAGTGTAAAAGAAGCTTCTCGTTCAGTAAATGGATGTGATAATTCTATGATAAGTCATTTAAAATCAGAAACAATTACTCCTTATAAAAATTATATATGGAAATACGCTTAATATATATTATTGTATAGTCTAAACCCCTAATAAATATCGGGAATACCGAGGGTATAATTGAGATTAAAATATAACGACATAGACAGTTCGTTTGGTGCAAGAGCTGATTACTACTCTGCTATGGGCGGTGATGGAGACTATTACGGTAGTTCAGATCAGAATATTTGGATGTTAGACCAGCTTAAATCTCACGGCTACCGCAAAGGAACTAAATCGGCAACAAGTGGAGTTCATATTTACGATGAAGACAATCCAGGTTCAGAAGTTATTGTTACAAAGTATGGTACTCTTCGTCAGTTTGATTCAGGTGATACTGTATTTAGTAAGGAACAGGTTCAGAAGTTATGGGATATGTCTAAGGGTATTACAGCTCTTACTCCTAATATGGGATTAAGTAATATCGCAAGTAAACTTCCTGATATTCCTGTTAATTCAAAGAGTATGTCAAATAAGATGGATGTACAATTTGGTGATGTCACATTATCATTACCTAATGTTAAAAATTATGAAGATTTTATGAAACAGATGGTAAGTGATAAGAGGTTTTTAAAAGCAGTACAGGAAGGTACATTGGGTCAAGTGTTAGGACGTAATTCACTTAATATGTTGACATTTAGATAAGGTTTATGGGCGTACTAGCTTTATGTTGGTATGCCCTTATATTGATTAATAAATCAGATTTACAAATATATGTTCTTGTAGTATTCTGTCGATTATTGGTATATAATGGAAATATATTACTGATGAGATGATTGGAGAATATAATTTATGTTAAAGAATATAGATAGATATAATTCTTTAAATTTGAAAACTATAGGATATCTTTTATTTATTAGAATTTTTGGGAATACATCTGTTAATTCATTTATTAATATTGTAATTCCAATAATATTATCAGTATTATTAGCGATACCACAAGAGAATAGAGATAAAAATTTTAATAAATATATTGTTATACTTATAATATTTGTTGTAAGTTTTAATTTATTATCTTGCATTACAATGCATGTAAAAGAAAAAAATGAAAAATGGAAATCGCTTTCAAATAGTGTTACTCAACATATAAGTGCAATTCATATAGAAACAGGCACTAATATTTATAGAATGCACAAACACACTAAGTCTAGTATTATAAAAAATCAACTTGTAGATAAAACACATTTCAATCAAATAGCTGACTTTCAGGAAATGTCATTTTTAGTGTGTAGATCCATATATGATATTATCGAAAGAGAATTGGAATGTTATGAATGTGAAGTGACTGTATATCAAAAATTTCTAAAAGGTAATAATAAGAAAAGTGATAATATAAAAATGATTGCATATGCGACAAAAGGAAGTATAATTCCTTCTACATATTACAAAAGTTATACCATAAATAAAAATGCACCCAATACTGTTTTTATGAAACTTTTTAAAAATAACCAGTCGGATGCTATTATATGTCACAATCAAAAATCAGTAAAAGAAAAATTTATCTGGTTGTCCGAAAGTGAAGAACGAGAGAAAAAGATTCATCAGTATATTGGTATTCCTATAAAGAGCAACTCAAATAATGTAGTTTGTATTTTGCAAATTGATGTTGCACAGAAAAAATTACTTGGTAAAAATTATAAAGAAGTTAAATATTTTGCCGATAGTATACTAAAACCATTTTCTTCAATTCTTTATAATGCCTATGAAAGAGATAATGTATTTAATACTTTTTATGATGTATGGGCAAACTCATATATTCAAAGATAATAGGAGATTTTATATAATGCATGTTAAAAAGATTAAAAAAATTACGAAAAAAGGTGATTATATAATGACAAGTGAATCTACATTTGTTGAAATGAATCAGGAAGAATATATAGATTGCTATAGAAATTATCGTTTCGATAAAGAAGGTATGGAAGAGTTGGCAGAAAAATCTATTCAGATGTTGGAAAACTATTCAATGCAAAGGGAACTTGAAGAATTAGAAGAAGAAAATTATTATGCCCTAAGTGAACGATATAAAAATTATTCAATGTTTGAATTAATAAAAAAATTATTTGAATAATTGCAAATATAACAAAAGGAGCAGGACTAATCTCCTACTCTTTCAATTACAACTAAATACACAAAACACACAAAGACACATTAGTTTAGGCTAGTGTGTCTTTTATTATGTTAGAAATTATTAAGAATATTAAAATTAAGGATAGATTGGAGAATATAAGATGTCAAATAAGTTAGTTAAGAGTAAAAGTAATATGGAAAAGAAGCTGGAATATTATGAAAGACATTGTGCTCTACTGGAAAAGGAAAATGAAGACTTGAAACAGCAAATTATTGACAATGAAATCGGTCTTTCAATCGTTAAAGAAAATGCCTCTGAGTCTTATGATAATCTCTCTATTTTAATTAAAAAAGCAAAAACAGCTAAAAATGTATACGAAATGTTATGTATGAAATATAATGACCGAATTAAGGTTTTAGATGAGCAAAAAGCCGAAGCAGATAAAGCTAAAAAAGAATATATTAAAAAAATGGAAGCATTTGAAAAACAATATCAAAAAATGCTTGATAACTTATTAAAAAAATAAAATTAAAAAGGATGGTGAAAATATGTTTACTGACTTTCAATTTGGGGATAATTTTGCTAGTGATTTTGGATTAATGGTTGCTACTTTTGATTCGTCTGGTGGTAGTGAAACTATTTCTTCTGGCTCTACTCTAACATTTAACACTGTTAAATCAGTCGGACAAGATATTTCTGAATTATATGGAAGTACATATGATGAAGACTACTCTTTCACTATTCAATTATGCCGACTAGACAATCATTGTAATCCTATTCCTCTTATGCCAGAAGAATATGGAGCGATAAATAGATGGTTAAACAGAAAAACTTTTGATCAGTTTAAAATAAACAAAGAAGGTTATGAAAATATAAGATTTTACGGCACATTCAATGTTCAAGCTGTGAAAATTAATGATGATATATATGGAATTGAATGTACGTTCACTTCTAATGCACCATATGGTTTTGCTAAAGAAAGAACTCATACTTTTTCTAATGTAAAATCTTTTTATATATATGATGATTCAGATGAGGTTGGAGAAATATATCCTTATACGATTATAACTTGTAATGAAGCAGGTAATCTTACTATTACTAACTCAGCAGATAACGAATTATGTATTATCAATAATTGTATAAAGGGTGAAGTAATCACTATTGATAATCAACATCGAATAATTACATCTGATAAACTTGCTCACAACATAGCAAATGACTTTAATTATAATTTTCTTAAATTAATAAACACATATAAGAATAGGGATAACTACTACTCTTCTACACTTAATATAAATGTAACTATGAGTTATTCTCCTATTAGAAAGGTAGGAATTTAATTTAATGCAGAAAATTAATGTAAGAAATTTACTTAGAATACAAAAAACTGGACAAACAATTAGACCATTACATATTATTCTAGGTAACAGAAATCTTGAAAAATTCGGTGAAATAGTTAATATTCCTGCCGATTCTATAACATATCATCCACAATTTAACGCCGTGGATGAATTATCTTTTAATGTGTATAATGAACAAAATGGAGAAATTGAAAGACTATGGGATAAAATTATTGATTTTAAAACTGTATACGTTAAGGAATATAACGAATGGTTTGAAATTACAGCAAGTATTGATGAGTCAGAAATAAATACAAAGAAAGTTATAACTGCCAAATCATTATGTGAAGCCGAACTTGGACAGGTGATTTTACACGATGTTGAAATCAATACAGAAGATGATATTACTCGTGAAGAATATACAGAACCAACTATATTCTATAATCCTAGTAAGAAAAATTGTTCATTGCTAAATAGAATTCTTGAAAAAGTCCCTGGTTATACTATTGCCCACGTTGATGAAACTCTTTTAAATATTCAGCGTTCATTCAGTATAGATGGGACAAGTATTTATGATTTTTTAACAACCACTCTATCGCAGGAAATTGGCTGTATATTTTTATTTGATTCAAATACAAGAAGTATCTATGTATATGATATGGAAACCTGTTGTTTGAGCTGCGATTATAGAAGTGAAGATTCATTTACTGTTTGTCCTGAGTGTGGAGGAACAATTATACATGAACCATATGGAAAAGATACATCAATATTTATTGATAAAAATAATCTTGGCTCAGACATTCAGTTGACTTCTGAAACAGACAGTATTAAGAATTGTTTTAGAGTCATCGGTGGAGACGATTTAATCAACGCAACTTTAAAGAATATTAACCCTAATGGCAGCAATTATATTTATTATTTTAATAATGATACCCTATTAGATATGCCAAATGAGTTGCAATCTAAAATAAAATCATATGATGAACTTGTTAATGAATATTCTAATAGCAAATCTTTTTCCTTAGAAGCTTCTCTTGTAAATCAATATAATGATATTATTGAATATATCAAGAAATATTATCCTGATACCACATATTCTTCTATTCAACAGCAGTATATAGGTTGGAGTAATATAACATCTGTATATTATAATATTATTGATTTATACTCGTATCTTAATAGTTCTATGATGCCAACTTGGAAACAGCAAGATAAAACGGCAGCATCTCAATTGGCTTTGCTTACTCCTTCTAATTTGTCTCCTGTAGCAGTAACGGATGTAAGTAAAATATCTGTTTATACTGCTAATAACGCAGTTCTTGCAATGGCGAAAGCAATCATTGATACATCCATTTATAAGGTTGAAATTCTTGACGGTTCAACTCTTAAATCACAAACTTGGACAGGTCGATTTAAATTAACAAGTTATTCAGATAAGGAAGATACGGCTGAAATGAAAACGGCAATAAGTATTGCAATTAACGATGATTATATTGCCTATGTTAATCAGCAGGTTGATAAAGCAATGGGGAAAGTAAATGATCAAGGGTTACAAGAAATATATAAAATTGAATCTTTAGATACATTTAAAATAGAATTGCATAAATATTCTGCACAGAGATTAACTTCTTATCAGTCAGCTTATCAGACTGCTATTAATGTCTTAACTGAACAAGGTGTTGCATCTGAATCTTCTAATTTACACGATTCTATTTATCTTCCATATTATGAACGGTTTATTGCTTTAGAATCAGAATTATCTTATAGAAACTCTCAAATAGATACACTTACAGGTCTTGAGAAATACATTGAGGATTTGATTTCAAAAACCCATAATGATCTTGATTTTGAATCGTATATAGGTGAAAAATATTGGAAGTTATTCACTTATTATAGACGTGAAGATGATTATAGCAATGACAATTATATTTCTGATGGACTAACTAATACTGAATTAATTGACAAGGCAAATGAATTATTGGTGGTTGCCAAGAAGGAATTGGTTAAATCTGGCGAGAAACAATTCACTATTTCAGGAACACTACAAAACCTCCTTCTATTAACAGATAAAGACGGAAATAGAATTTTTGAACCCATTCTTGATGATTTTACTCTTGGTAATTTTATCAGAACTAAAATTGATGGAAAAATTTATGTAATGAGATTGGCTGATATTTCTATCTCATATGGAGATTTAAGCAAATTATCTGTTACCTTTTCCGATGCTTATAGATACGGAAGTCCAGATATTAATATTGTTAAAGACATTCTTACAAAATCACAATCTATGGCATCAAGCTACTCTTCTACTGTTAAACAGGCAAGTCAGGGTGAGAAAGCTAATCTCACATTTGAAAGGTTGCAAAAAGAAGGATTAGACTCTGCTTTGTATAATGTTCATAATACTAATTCAACTGCTATTTTTGATGAACATGGTATTTTAATTAGAAGTTACGATGATGTATTAGATGATTACAAAGACGAACAGGCACGAATTAATGTTAATGAATTTGTTTATACAACAGATAGATGGAGAACTGCTGTTACAGCCTTGGGTAAACAAAAATATACTCTCAATGGTACTATGTATGAGAAGTATGGCTTAAATACAGACTTTGTTATATCAGGTCTTATTATCGCAGGTGATATATATTCTGCTAATTACACAACAGATTCAAAGGGTATATGTACTGCTGGAACACATTTCAATTTGGCAACTGGTGATTGCAATATTGGTGGAGATACTTTTTCTTATAACGCCACAAATAAAAAATTACAAATAAAAAATGTTGATATTGAGTGGTCTACAACAACTTCTCCTGATATATCTGATGTGAATGGTTTGTCAGATAAGATCAACTCAATAAATAATTCTATTGCAGATAATTCTAAAACAATCACTTCTGTCAGTCAAACTGCAGGAAAAATCAATTGGTTAGTTGCTTCGGGTAATTCTCAAGCAAGTATGACCTTAACTGACAAGTTATATGAATTGATGGCAGAAAATATTAATTTAAAAGGAAAAGTAACTTTTGAATGTTTCGACAGCTCTGCTCAGTCTAAAATAACAAATGCCCAAAAAACAGCGGACGACATAGCTTCTAATATATATATGTCAAATTCTACGACTATAAACGGAGGAAAAATTGCGACCAATTCAATAACGGCAAACGCAATAAATATTGATGACCTAAATGCATTTAAGGCTACAATTGGTGGCTGGAATATTAATGATGAAGCAATATATCATGACCAAGGTAATTATCGAGTTTATCTTCAAAAAGCAACATCTCCTGACACATGGACATTTTCATGCCAAGAGAAACGTGATGGTGTATATTATGGAAATTTTTATATTAAACAGAATGGTGAAATGTATGCCTCTAATGCCAGAATAACTGGTGAAATCAACGCTACGAAATTAACTGCTTCGGGTTATGGTTGGTCAGGTGATTCAACGTATAAAATGGTGGCTAGTCTCGTTGGTGGTGAAATGAAGATTTCTAACGAAACAGATGGTTCATATTTTAGTATTCAAGGTCATGGAGTCTTCGCTCGTAATAATCGTAATTTTAACACGTTAACTTTGATATCTAACTCTAAAGATGGTTCTGCTGATGGAATGACAATCACAGGCGAATCAGGTACTGAAGTACAAGTTCTTCGTGACGGAATTAAGATGTGGCATATGCCCAATCGAACAAAAATGACATGGATTGGAAAAGGCGAAATAAGCATTGATACCGGAGGTACTAGAAGTTTTAGTGATGCTGCCTTATCTGTATTTGGTGACATTAAAGCAACAGGAATTTATTGTATGCACGGGACGGAACAAAGGAAAATGGCGATGGTATTAAATAGATTAGAAGCCAGTAATTCAGATATATCTATGTCTTGGGATGGACAATTTCTTCGATTTTGGGTAGACGATACAGTTATCAATACATGGGATAATGACAACAAAACTTGGTGTTAGAATACCATTAATTTTTAAGAAGGGAGAATTATTGTAAATGAGACAACAAACTACAGCAAAAATAACTCTTGATTTGTATACAAAAAATGTAGTTTCTGTAAACGCAAAACAATATGATAATCAGACACGTTATATTGAGATAACTTGTGTTGAAAATGGAATTGTATTTACAGTTGACAAATCAATAATGAGTGCTTTTATTCGTTTTAAAAAACCTGATGATAATGGTGTTTTTAATGAAGTTGAAGTTACTTCCGATGGAAAACTTAAAATAGAATTAACAGAACAAATGCTCTCAGCGCCAGGTAGAGCTATTGCAGATATTTTTCTTTTAAGAAAAGTTTTTACATCCGAAGAAAAACCAACGAATATTAATGATATATATAAAATTAATGCACCTATCATATCTATAATGGATTTCTATATAAATATCACTCCCACGGCTCTTGATCATTCTCAAATAGAATCTTCATACGAGTTCAATGCTTTAACTAACGCTCTTGCACAGATAGATTTTAACAACAAGAAGGTCGTTGAATTAGATAAGACTTTAACTGCAAACGAAGATGTACGAAAGCAAAATGAAACAGAAAGAAAATCTAATGAAGAGTCGAGAATTAACTCTGAACAAAAAAGAGTAAATGAAGAAGATAAAAGACAAAAAGCCGAAGATGCTAGAATTACAAATGAAAACACAAGAATTTCAAACGAGAATACAAGACAAGCACAAGAGACTAAAAGACAAACAGATACTGCGACAGCTATAACCAATGCAAACGCAGCAGCTAAAAATGCAAACGATAAAGCAAATGATTTGCAAAATAAATTAGATAATCATCATTTTGTTCTTACTAACGAACTTGAAGATAGCGTATCTTCTACTTCTACAGTTCACGCTCCTACTGCCAATGCTGTAAAAACAGCTTATGATAAAGCCGCATCAGTTGAAAATACGGTGAATTCAAATAAAAGTAATTGGAACGATAAATACACAAAGAATGAAATCGACAACAAATTTTCCGCTTTAGAGAATAACATTGATTGGAAAGAAGCTGTCGCTACTTTTGCAGATATAACTAAGACATATCCTAACCCTGAAGACGGATGGACGGTTAATGTAAAAGATACTGACTATACTTATCGTTACAGTGGTACATCATGGGTTGCTATTTCGGCAAATGCAATTCCAAAAGCTACACAATCTGTTGATGGTTTACTATCTAAAGAAGATAAAACAAACTATGATGATGCTAATTCTAAGAAGCATACTCACAACAACAAGACTATATTAGATAAGATTGTAAGTGACCCTCTTCTATTGACTGGTGGCACAATGACTGGAAGAATTATCAGAGAAGGTGGTAGCTCTTGGATAAGAGATAGAGAAAATGTAGCTGTTTTTGGCAGTAGATCTTCTTTAGATAGCTACAACACTGTTGTTGGACAAAAAACTCCAAATGGTGCTTGGACTATTGGTAATTTAACCACAAAAGAAGATCTTGTGTTTAATTATACTACCGATGCGAATTTTAATGGAAAAGTCAACAAGTCTGCTCCAATCTATCTTCCCGTTGCTTCTTCTAAAAGTGGAAGTACAATTATAACTACAGATACCATTTCTGAACAAAGTGTTAAATTTGCAACATCCTCGAATAGTGCAACTAAATTAACTTCTTCTGCTGGATCTTCTATTAACCCTATTTATTTTGAAAATGGTGTGCCAAAAGAATGCTCTATTCCACTTGGGGGCACAACTTTAAGCATAGCAAAAGAAATAAATTTAACTGATTCTAAATATAATGAAGATACTTGGTACCCAGTTGTGGCTACTGTATTAATTCCGAGGGGTGGAATGTATCGTCTAAAGTGTGCCGCACAGCTAGATGGTAATTGTATGCCAAATTGGAGTAATCACACTTATAAAAATGGCTTTACTGCTATTCTTGATTTGTTAACCATTCAAAGTGGATATGGAACGACTGATGCAAATGAAATTGTTTTAAGCTATCAACAAAAATTCATCTCTGACTCCAAAAATCCAATTGGTTACAAACAGTTGATCAACTCATCTAAACCTGTTTTGTGGTTGCGAGGTGGTGGTATATATCAAATATACTCTGAGTGGAACACTGAGTGGACGATACTAACAGAATCTACAACTATAACAAATGAAACCATTTCACCAACGACAACTCCTCCTGGAATAGTTTTTAAGAAAAAATCTGATATATATGCTAATCTTCAGGGAAGTTCTACTTACCTCAATGGATTTCAAGGCTCAATCTCCAATACGGCTAATACCTATGTTCTTAGAGATAAAAACAGATATGTAAATCTTAATTATATTAACTCTGATACAGCCAAAAACGAAAATGTTGCGATATCACAGGTTATCGTCACAAATGATTCTGATAATTATTATAGAAAAACAAGTCTTGCTCATCTTAAAACAAGTTTAGGATTGATGCCACCAGAGGCTAATAGCAATAATTATATAAAAGTATATAATGATTATACTGCTAATAAAGGTAAAAATAATGATAAAACCGCCAATGATATTGCCAATGCAGGATTTGCCGTAGGAATGATCCGAGGAGCTACTTCTAATCCTCTTGGTAATAAGCAAGCGTGGTTTCACATTATTAATATGGGCTGGGATACAAGAACAACTAACAGTGCTGGGTTGTGGACATCGCAGCTCGCATTTGGTACAGAAGCAGGTTCTGGTATGTATTATAGAACAACTAATTCAGGTGCACAGATTTCTACAATTGGATGGGCAAGAGTATTAGACAGTTCTTGCTACAAATCTTATTGTCCACCAACTTCACACGCTAGTTCCGCTGTTACTTATGGTAAGTCAACTTCAACTAATTATGGTCATACCAAGCTAAGCGATACTTACACTTCTGCTGTAGGTACTGCCGATTCAGGAATAGCACCTTCTCAGACTGCACTTTATAACGTCTATAAGAAAATACCTAAATTTTCATTATCTGGTACTACACTAACTATTACTACTACTTAGGAGGTGAATATTATATGAGTTTATCTTATAATAATACAGACATTAAAAATATCACATATAATGGAATTGATCTTACTAAGGTAATATACAACGGTGTTGTTGTCTGGGAGAAAGCCCCAGCAGTGTATGATTATAGCGATTTCGGCACGTTCTTAGGGTTGTATGGAACTACACATTTTCTATTTAGACAAAAAAATTCGAATATGATTGACGTAGTAAATATATCTACTTTTAGAAATGAAGGTGAGTTTAACCAATTTGACTTTAAATATGGTGCCGAAAACGAATTCGAGGCAATAAAAAGCGGTGCTTTGTATTGTAATCAGTATAACGGCAGTTATTCTGTGAACGAATTAATGCAATGGACTATTAAAGGTATTTGTAATGCAAACAGCAGCACTCCAGGAACTACAATAAGCCTTCCATTAGGAAAAGATATGGCGAACACAATTGAACTCAATTATATGGAAATAGACGGACTTGATTTTAACACTTTGTATTGTGATATGTACGCAGTAAATTATGCAACAAATAAATTGGTATTAAATATGCATGCAAATTATTACGTTGAAAATGATACTGGTACAGATACTTGGGAAAATTCCTACACTAATGTATTTATAATAGAAATACCTATTATTAACGAAACAGGGTTAGATTCTAACAAAAGTACAATTATTAATAACTTTTATAATTATTACACAATTGAAGAACCAGATAGTTATGAAGATTATAGTGAAGTTTGGTATTACAACACTTACACGCAGGATTTTTATGAGATATGTAGTCATGAAGATAATGATGGCGAAATAATTGAGTTTTTTAGAATTAATAATAAAGACGTTGATAAATGGTGCGGATTATCTGCCACACAAATATCTGATTCTAATATAATAAGAGGTGCTGAATTTAGTTTTAAAGATATTGATGCTACCTTATCTATTCCTCACGCTACCTTAAAGGGTTCATTAAATGTATATGTTTTTAACAAAAATAAATTAGTTAAATCTACGCTGACAGATAATGACCTATTTGCAGCAGGAATAACAACTAATTTATCTGTAAAATATAACGGAGAAGATGTATATATTGCAAATACAACTAAGAAGATAATTAAAAAGCTGAAATTCAATCCAAACACATTTGAGGTAACACTATAAATATAAAGGAGAAAGGATTTATGTATATTCAATTTAACGATTTAAGACAAACTAAATATGAAATTATAAATTATGAATTCGTTGAATTTCCTAATATTGTAAGAATATATTACAGAGATGATAACGTCTTTTGCGATAATATTGGTTTTAAAATATATTCCGATGAAGAAACTTGTGTATATGATTTTTCGGAATATTATTATGTTTACGATTCTACTGACGAATATATTGAGTACAACAAAAAAGATACGGTATATTACATATATTATGAATATAATTGGGAAAAATATGTTACAAGACAATTTTCAAGCGAAAAAGATAATATTTCAGATTGTTATCTTGTTTGCTCAGGAAAGGGTAAGAAATATAGATTTCCTGAGGCTTTAGATATTGTAGACGAAAATGGATTATATAACTATCAATTAGTAGATAATCAAATAGTCAAGATATCTCAAGAAGATAAAGATAAGATTTTAGAAATAAACAGACAAAATGCTTATAATGCTGCGCTTGAAAATAAAATAAAAGAATTAACAAATGCCTGTCAGAGTGTTATTGTTGCAGGAATCGTATACAATGAAGAACACTACTCTTACACTGTTACCGATCAAAATAACATTAGCAATCTTGTGAGTATGGCAAAAACTACAGGTATGAATGTGCCATATCATTCAGATAAAAGTTTGTGTAGACTATATACACCTGAAGATATTTATAATATATATATTATGCAAGAAATCAATGTTACTTCTAACACAACATATTTGAATCAGTTAAAAGCTTATGTATATACCTTAACCGATATTAAAGATGTTCAAGCAGTTCAATATGGGCAAGAATTAACAGATGAATATCTTGATAATTATAAGACTATTATGGAACATTCTCGAAAAATTATAGAGGTGCTAAATGCAGAAACAGCTAAAGTTAATTAATAAGTATTTATTTTTATTTTTAATTGGAGGTCTTATATATGTTAGTATTGAATTGATATATAGAGGACATTCACATTGGACAATGGGTGTGCTTGGCGGCGTGTCTTTCATATCAATTGGGTTAATTAATGAAATATTAAGTTGGGAAACACCGTTATTAATTCAATGTGCCATTGGAGGTTGTTTAATAACCTTCTATGAATTTATTACTGGATTAATATTGAATATTTGGTTACATTTAGGTATATGGGATTATTCTCATATGCCTTTTAATATTTTAGGTCAAATATGCTTGCCATTTACACTAATTTGGTGCATATTGTCTTTAGTGGCAATTATATTAGATGATTATATAAGATTTTGGTTTTTCAACGAAGAAAAGCCGAATTATAAATTGTTTTAACACGATGATTTTATATATAACTATAGGGATACTAGAAATTAATCTGGTATCCCTATTTTTTACGATTCTTATTTGACTTATTTCTTTTTATTTTTATATAATAATCAGAACAGACGTTTTATTATAATGGAGGTATGTTATGAAAGAAGGTATTACTGCTTACATCATAGAAAATAATCTAAAAATAAGAAAAGTTACTGTAGCTCATATAACTGGTAATATGGCTCTTGTTAAGTTCGATGAAGGCGGTGGAATCAAAGTACGCTTAAATAGGTTATTTGAGAGCGAGGTAGCTGCTAGGACGTATTTGGGTATTAAGGGGTTTGTACATGATAAATATAATGGACAATTAATGTAA